CTTGGCGAGCACAGGCAACTGCAAAAAGCCGCGCTTCTCGTTCACACTCTGTTGAGCGCAGACTCCAGATCGCATCATCTAGCCCGTTAGTTTCCAGAATGCGAACCAACGGTAGCGGATCATCGTCTGCTTCGCTCTTACCAAGAGCAGCCAAGAGTAGCCGCCAGCTGTTATCACTGTTCACGTACGGCTCTTGCGCACGGATTTTATTTAGTGTTGTGTAAATCATTTCACTTCACCTCTTGCTCTGATTGCATCAGCACAAAACAATGCACCGTCGCGTTCTCGGTCATACTCATCGTAACTTTCATACTCTGCATCACACACCTTCGCGCACGCCTCACGCTCATCTAGCACCGCCTGTTTCAACCGCTCAATCTCCGCAGCCTGAGCCGCGATCTGGCGTTGCATGTTTGGCACGTCCGCAATTAGGTTGGCAATCTCTTCGTCTGTTTTTCCACTTCCAAGAGTTTGAGCAAGTATGAAAATTTCATCGACGTTGGCTTCGTCTTTTGGGGCATCAGCAATCACAAGAAATCTTGACAGGTCGTCACAGTTTTTATCTGCAACCAACAAAGTACTCCACTTAAGTGAAAGCATGTTCATATACCGCTCCTCCCAATGATCCACTGTTCATAAAATGCCATATTTTGTCTGGATGACAGATTATACATTATTCATTTTAAATATGCAACAGTTTTTTACCACCCAGACCAATCATCATTAAACCCACCACCCATGGATTCCTCCATGATTTCATCATAGGCATCTGTATCGTTTATATCTAGCACCTGATCTTCTGAGAATAAAGCAATTCCTTTGCTATTCTTCTTTCTTGATCTCTCCCCAGCTTGAACCTGAAACCCAATGTTTTTCCACTCTTCATATGTGGCATATTTCATAATTTGTTGCTCGCTATTCATTTATATACCTCGTGTATCCAACAGCCAATTGCAGTTACAGTGATGAACACCGGAAGCATTGCAAAAAGCACATACCCGTTATACATAACGGCTGTAGCGGCTTGCTCCTCTATCTGTTTTTCGTAATCGCCATTCATTCATCACCTCTTGCTTTCAGCATCGCATCAGCAACGTCATATGCCCATCTCGCCAATTTTTCAAAATCAAAGACATGCCCGCCGCTAGCGATATTCCCCTGCATCGCACCAACGGCGATTCGATCTCTAAGATGCTTCACCCGCTTCAACCTCAACCTCTCAATCTCCGCAGCCTGAATTGCGATTTGGCGTTCGTAACATTCTGGCGTTCTCGGCTTTTTACGGTTAGAGCCACAGTCATAATCGTTTGTTCCGACAAAATTTCGTTCAGCCCCGCAGTAGGAGCAAGTTTTATTAGTCATGGCTTGGTTGCCTCCTGAACATTTTCAACGATTTTTTCTATTGCAGTTGCTGTGTATGGCTTGTCCTTGTCAGTCATAGCACCGCCCATTGTTACTACATCAGATACAACTGCAACTGGTAGTTCAACAACAACGCCAACTGCTGCTTTAGTAAGATCGGAAAATAACTTAAACATTTAATTCACCTCAATTTAGTGTGCCGTAAAGGCAATATATAAAAAATGACATACCCACCATGCCCATACCCCAACGAAGAGGCGTTATCTCCACCCGTCAATTCAAATTACTGCAAATCCCAAACCTTACCATCAGCATCACGATAGAAGTCATCGTTAGCATTAACCCAAATCTTTTCATTATCAACTGGGTCAATTACATACCACTGATTGCCTTCCTGCTTGGCGTGAATTGTGCCAACCACAATAAAATTGTGTTCAGAAGTATTATCCTGAGTAGTGGTTGTGGTAGTTGTTGTAGTAACAATTTCTTCTTCATCATCATCGTAAAAATCATCATATCGCATAGTACGAGTCCTCTCAACAATAACGCCAATTAGTATAGCAAATAATAGAATACAAATCAATAGAATAAGCAAATGCACGTTAATCTCCTAACCAACTAATAACAATACGATAACAAGAATAATCACAAAAGCAACCAGTACACCTACAACAATATCATTGTCAGATGAACGAGTTTGAATCACTACTGGTTGTGGTTGTGCAACTTGTTCCCCAGCATCAGCAGGTACGGTTTGTGCTACCATCTGACCATTATCTACTGGAGTAAATTGTCCATTGACATAGGTACCCACTACGTATCCATTTTGGTTAACAACCTGCCCATTAGGGTATAGCAACGCATTGTTATTGTAAATGCCGCCACCAGTGTACATAACTGTACCATATGGATGCAACATACCACCAATAATCAATCCAGTCAATAGACCATTGTTGTAATGGTATCCATATCCCCAGCCACCGCCGTAGTACCCACCAGGACTTGTGTATCTACCAGAATATGATCGATTGATTCTTGTAGACGTAGTAGTGGTAGTTGTGGTTGTACGTGGAGCAGAAACTGTACGTGGAGCAGTACTAAAACTGCCTCTTGACGTAGAGCCTGATGTACTAAAACTACCTCTGCTAGGTGAAGATGCTATCCTTGGTGAACTGAATCCACCGCGAAATGCTGACCCACCACTGAACCCACGACTACCACCGCCGTAACCACCGCCCGGTTTAGCATTGGCTGAACCAACTACCAACAGTGAACACAGTAATACCAATAGAATCTTTCTCATAAAGCCTCTCAAATATTAAAAAACAACCTTACTCAAACTTCTTTTTCAATCTCTCAAGTTCAGCACGTTCACGCTGCTCTTGCCGTTCTTTCATTACCTGTTCCTTTGCTAGTCGTGCCTCTTGTTCAGCATCCGTTTCTTCACGGTACTCAAAAAGATACAACCCCGAATGATCATTATAATCCAACGTATCAAGACCATAACGAACATCACGCCCTTTATAGTATTCTTTTAGCCGTAACATACGGTTGATTACATCGTCAAATGTCTCGCCGTCAAACTTGTCATCTTGGCTATAATTGTCTACTAGCGTTCGAACCATTTTACGCTCGCTCATTACAATCTCCCATTGCCTAACTCTATGTAGCTATTATACGGGAATGGTACCCAAAGTCAATAGTTTTTTACTAAAAATAAACCTAATAGAATCAATAACTTACGAGATCACTGTCTCAGTAGCCATATTACCTGCTCCGGTCCGGTGAATTGATCTTTAAAGAGTTTGTAATAATCTGAAGCCCATTCAGGATTTTGAGCAATCACAGCTTGAACCTGAAACCCAATGTTTTTCCACTCTTCATATGTGGCATATTTCATAATTTGTTGCTCGCTATTCATTTATATACCTCGTGTATCCAACAGCCAATTGCAGTTACAGTGATGAACACCGGAAGCATTGCAAAAAGCACATACCCGTTATACATAACGGCTGTAGCGGCTTGCTCCTCTATCTGTTTTTCGTAATCGCCATTCATTCATCACCTCTTACTTTAACAATTCGTTTTCTTCTGACAGCAAAGTGCCAATTTTATCCAACAAACCCCGCAGCCTTCCAATCTCCGCAGTGTTTACAAACATCAGTCTTGTTCATATTTTCTTTTTGCACCATTAACCTCGTTCATTTGTTTTTCTAGCATATCACTGTGAAATGCTGGATTTGGGTTTTCAATTCTGTAGGCAAACCCACCACTAAAATAAACACAGTATCCATATCCATGTCCACTCTCGATTACGATTGTATATGCTGCTGTTATAGCTTGTCCACCAACTCCACCAAAACCTAACGCAGTTGATCCCCATACCTGCGGAAACATTGCGACCACTGTTAGATCATATTCGCTGTGCTTCCTTTTTCTGGTTATACGAGCATCCTTGTCTTTTGATGCCCAATCTCTGTCTTCGTATTCAATTTCTGGAAACCCAACATGCACAGCATGGCCTAATGCTCTATGCAAAGAATTTAACGGACTATCTATACTCATTTAATTCACCTCAATTTAGTGTGCAGTAAAGGCAATATATAAAAAATGACATACCCACCATGCCCATACCCCAATGAAAAAGCCAATAATATATGCTTTCTGTTTCTCATTCATCTTTTATTCTCTCATTCATACGACAAGACATACCACGAAACCCCTTATCTATATACCTAATATTGATATAAGTGCCGCATTCATAATAATAAAAAACTTGGTCTTTTTCCTTCATAGATGATCCGCAAAATTTACAACATCTTAGGTCATAACTCATGTTTATTCACTCTTGCTCTTATTGATGCTGAAATTTGTTCGCACCCTACGTACCTATCTGCAATTTTCGCACACTCTTCGGACTCAAGAACTGCGGCGTTCCTATATACTTGTGAATACCTTCCTTGTCCAGTAGTGATGAACTGGTAACAAGGAAGGCACATATCACCAACAAACTGCCCTTGGTGAGTATGGTTTTTGCAATTTTTAACAATACATTTATCCTGCCTCCTGTATTCGGATAATGCAAATTTCAACCGTGCAGTTTCCACCTCTAGAGCAGCAACTCTTTTTTGGTAACAATTGTGTTCACCAATAAATGTTATTTCAACTCCACAGTAAGTACAGGTATTGTTGGGCATAATATTTCACCTCAAGAAACAAACTCGTTAAAGAAATTTTCAATGAAAGCCAATCTATCCTGTTCTTCCAAACTTACAAAATGATCTCTGTTGCTGTTGATGTGATCTACCAATGGATAATACTCCTCTGGCAAATTATTCTTGTTTGCAATCAACCATTCCGAAGTAACCTTTTCTGCTCTAATGCGAGCAAACAATTTCTTGGTTAGATAATATGGTGATTTGATCTTCAATACAGTAGTAGCAGTATACACAACAAATCCTTCTTTTTGAGAATTCTTTGCTTCGTTAACCAAATCACTGAATCTACACACACTACATCGTGGAATAAATGCACCAAATTCTCGTAACTTAACTTCTGATAGAGAAGGAATAGCAGGATCAGGAATATCAAGCACTCCAGTAGAAATATTTCTTCTGCCTAGAAAATACGCACCAGTTTTTTCCTTAATGATATGCGGATCACTATGATCAACAATTTCAAACATATAGGTGTATCCCACATCAAGAGCACCTTTCAATGGTGTGATATGCTTTTCTGCCAGTGTTACGAAATCAGAATCTAATGATCCCGTAGTGGATACAATCAACCCATGCACAGGATGCATGGTTGCTGCGCCCATAAATCCATTGATCTTCTCAATCGAAATAACCAAGTTATCCCGTGGAATATCTGTATTATTTTCAAAACGATTAAAGATCTTCTTGAATGGCAGACAGACAATGTTGTAATCTGCATCCACAACCATGCCACGCATTTCCATTAATTCTGGTGTCCAGAGATTATCATAGAATACACGATTGTGGTACTTCAAAACAAATAGATCAGGATAACGCTTTGATTCCTTGCGCAATACTAATCTAGGATTGTTTTCAACAAAATATCTTATTTGAGTTGGAGTCAACATGTTATATCTCAATCAATTTCAAAATGCTTTATATCAACGAAATTCTCAAAATATTTCACAACATCCTCATTGGATACGAAACGATTCTTCATCCTTTCTATAGTATCATATGGGACATTATGCACTGATCCAAAATTATGCTTCATATGGATGATAATCATCGCATACCCATAATCCTTTGTCAATTGGGCATAGGGTGTAATTTCAGAGATCTTAGTAAATGTGTTGGACACGAAAATTTTTTCTGTACCATTAAGCATTTCACATTCAACGGAAAAACGACACCATTTGTGCGCCTTATTTAAATAAGATGCATCAAATTTGTATTCTTCATTGTCCATGAAGTACATATCAGTTTCCCGATGTACGCTATTTGGTGCTGCCTGTGCTGCTGCTTGGGCATAAGTGGACTTACCAGAACCGGGTAGTCCACGAATTATGTATAGTGTTTTCATTTATGCTGCTGCTTTTGTGTCGGTGAGTGTTTTTACTCTGGAGAGAACAGTCTGCTGCTGTCCATTATATTCACGATATCCCTTGATGGTTCCACGGATGCTCAACTTCAAACCCACTTTAGGTGCCCATGCTGACGACATCACAGTGATGCATGCATTGGTAGTACTCTCCACCATTATAGTCAGAGCTGATGCACCATACAGTGTCTGTAATGGGATTGATTTGATCACTGTAACATCAATATCAACACGCTTGCCAGCAACACCATAATGTGCATCTTTACTTGGTGTTGGCAGCAACAGATGCTGATATTTTTCACGAAGGACTTGAGCAACATAATACAGAATAGAATCTTCTTTGAATGCACCAGTGGTCATCATCCATTGCATGTAGGATACATCAATATCTTCGAATTTGTGACCAGTGAAACGACCAATAGGCATGATTCCGGAATTTACTAATTCCTTGTATTCGACCATCAACTTCTCACGGGCAGCAATTTCATCCACAATTCGCTGCTGACGGGCTGCTTCACGTTTTTCCAATTCCTCCTTTGTTGTGCGCTTGATTTCACGCATTTCAATCAAAAGAGTATTTCTGTCGTAACTGATAGGCATACTACGCTTTTCGGCATATTCTGTTGCCTTGGCAATAGCCACATCAATATCCTGAGACAGGTTCTGGATATGATATGAAAGCATCACCTTGCGACGACCAAAGAAGTCAACACTATTTTCCCGCAGGGTATAGAACGCGCAGGTTTCACCAATTCCAATGTAGAGGACAGGTATGAAAGCGTCTGTGTTGCTCATGCCAAACTCCGGTTAACTTTCCAGTTCGCGTATTAAACCACACGAAACATGGAAAGTCAACAGGTTTTTTTTTCGGATTTTGGTTACCTATATAATCTTTCGAGATTTTCTAGGCGCATCAACCCCATTCTTCTGGTTTTATTGTCGATTGGCTTCGGGAATACTGGCACGAAATCAACACCATCTATGTTCTTTCCGGAACACAGAGAACTTCCATATAGAATTTCGCCAGTCAGCTTATTTTTGTACTTGTATATGATCTCATTGTCATTATCTGAGATGATATCATGAGTATTAATTTTCTTCGCTTTGCCAATCATAGGATTCTCCACCATAACCAAAATCATCATCTTCTTCATTATCATCAAAATTGTCTTTTGGATTATATCGCCAACGACTTTCGTTTTTCAGTCTCTTCTGTCGCAATCCATCACTGTTCACATTATAACGATCACTGGACTCATTAAAACTCTTGTTAGACATAGTAGTGTACCATCAATCCTCTATTAAATTTTAATCTCACCTTTTTCAACTCTCAACCAAAACGTTCTATACAATCCGCGCTCTCTACCATAAGCTTCGATTTCAGATGGTGAATCATAATACTCATCCCCAACAAAATCTCCATCTGGTATTGGTTGGTATCGTTTCCCTAAGAATGCATACGTACCATCCACATAATCTCTAAGCTCACCACACAAATATTGTTTTACATGTACAAGCTCATGAGAAAGATCCATCAATATAATACTCAATCTGGCTCTAACACTTTTGTGTCCTAATATTCTATCAGCTTTCAACACAATTGTAAATTTTTTAATATCATTATCATTGCCATCATAAGTACACCAAGCTTTATATTTCATCAAAGACTTTGTATATTCATTCGCCATCAATTCATCATCATCTAATATTCGTATATTCACCCTAGACTTCTTCAAAATGCCTCGTCGGACAAATTTAGTCAATACATAATCAGTAAATTTTCTAATCAAAGGTCTATCACCAACTTTTAAATGTTTACTGGTTATTACTACCATTCTAGTACCTACTCTATTCGTAAGATGATTGTATCCTTATTGATTGAGCCATTCAGTTGCTGTGGTTTAGAGTTGATCTCCCCCATTACTTTGCGAAGAACAACTTTCCCACCATCCAAAACCCTAGATAGAGTTTCTTTTGGTTTTCTCAACGTTTTAGCAATAGACTCCGAATATTTATAATTTTCGATTTTACTACCCTTCACGGATAGACCAGCACCATCTGCTGCGACGTATACACCAAGTTTACGTGTTTTCACGTTAAATACCCACAATTTCTCAGCAGATAGGATCTTAATTGGGTTAATTGATTTCACATTGAATTCAGTGTCTTCCTTTTTATAATTCAATTTAGCGATTCTTTTTTCCAATGAAACTGCCTTCTTCTTTCTTGGCTTTCTGGTTGCTAGTGTATTTGATGCCAGACGATTTGCCGCAGTGACAATATCAGATAGGAATGCAATTGCATTTTTCATGTCTTTATCTGATCTTGGATATGATTCTTTGATGTATGGATCACTTTTTCTTTTATGTATGACATCCGTCAGATTATCAACCAATCCATTAAAATATTCGGCAATCTTATTGGAATGTATTGCCTTTACATTATTATCAATGAGCCACTTGTATGCATCAAATGTTGTGATTGCCTTGTTGAAAAAGAAATCATCAAATACACCTTCAAGTTCCGCAATATATTGATCAGTCTTTCCCTGAATTCGGTCTTGGATATTCACCACATTATCAATGATAACTGGTTCTTCTGCTTTACCTTGTGTGCTGGATATTTCAGATAGGAATGCTTTTAGTTTATTATTGAAACTAAGCATTGTTTTATCGTCCACACGAACACCACGCGAAAGCATTCGCGCCAGCCACCCAAGACTGATGCTTACAGGATTATGAATTTTGATATCAACCACATTCACAGCCGGAATGTTTGATTTGATGTAATCAATCAGATATTGACGCGAATCTGTCGCATCACGATTTAAATTATACCACTGGAATGCCTGTGCAAGATCTGCCTGATTTGCTTGCTGATCTCCCCAGACTGGTTCCAATGGCGTACTCACTACCACTTTACTCATGACCAACCTCTATGTTATGATATTACATTAATAGCGTAATATAATGTGGATAATAACATAAAAACAACTAAAGTCAATAACATTTTTTTCTCCTGTTGAACAACTAACTACATATCTATTTAGCTGCTTATGCAGGAATGTAACAAATATTTAATATATATTTTCGTTCGGGAATTCTTCTGTTGGCACAAAGATGTATTGTGGAGATTTTGGCTTAACGTATGGGAATACTACATCCCCTCTACAGTGTATATTGGTGTAATATGATTTACATGGTGTGCCATCGTCATCGCGTCGCCATTCCCACAACACAGCCGCATCAATATCATAACAATGATCACCAGATTTAAATACGGATGATATCCTGTTGTTTTGTAGTGTTCCCTCAGAAACCTCATTCCATTCTGAATCTTCCCCAGTTAAAGGTGATATCGTTCTAAAATTAACCAATTCATTAAAAATGGTCAATGCATAATCAGCACTAAATCCACTGTGACCCTGTTTAGCGAATACATCTAATAATTCTAATATGTTATCGCATATACTTTTTTGTGCGGCATCCGAATACGCTCCAGATTCATCCATCCAGCCAGCCAGCTTAAATTCTCTCAGTGCATGTTCTTTAATACTCATAATTTCACCAATGCCGTATAACGCCAGCCACAATAAAAATATTTGTTATGAGATATGATATGATTATCAATGTTCTTATCACTGCAATCATATCTGCTTCATTATCCGTCCTACCAGACTTATCACCAAGGGCTTTAGCCCAGATCCGCCAAAACCTCATAGAGACAGATACCACGCCAATGTTATATAAACAAATTGATGCGCCATCTGATCCAATCCTAAATGACTCCAGAACTGAGGGGTTTGTATGTCACGATTACCATAGTTCATTTTGAACCAATCAATATGATAATGTGTAATGAAATCAAAAACACCTATCACACATGCAATGGGTAGTCCAGTAAAAAATAATCCGATAAACGTAGTGAATACTCCATGCTGGAGAGAATGGAGTATTCCATGCGGATTACCATATATCCCTTTACCATTTACCATTTTCATGGTTTGTAGATGGAAGTCTACAAACCAATGCTTAATCTGGCAGAGTAAAAGAAATTCAAACATCATTGCCAATCGTACTTAGAGATGCACACAGCTTTCTTCATGACGGATTCTGGTGAGAATTCTTCAAGATCAGCTTCGAGCACAGCACTCATGATTGATGGTGAGAATCCAGATACCAAACACACTCCACGCTTGTCATATGACACTGGTGTATTGTCGGTTGATCGCAGATTCCAGAACACAATCATAGGTACTTGATATCCAGCACTTTCATACTTTCTTTCAATCATCTTCATTGCAGAATCATCATACATTGCGCATTGATCAAATTGCATATCAGACAAAATCAAAAGGTACTTTGGCATATCAGCCTGTGGTACAGAATTTTTGGTTGCAACATGTAGAATACGATCAAATGCGGCATGCAAATTAGTATTCATGTTCCATTCACTACTATTCATCTGCACCATCTTCTGGCTCAATGTTCCTTGAACTTTAAGAATCTCTGGTTTTTCTGAGAATGTCAGGAACATATCCTTGAATGCGCCACTGTTCTTGTCTGCGCAATATAATCCCAAGGACAACGCAACATCAATACAACTGATGCTGTTATTCTTTCCTACATGGGCACTCATAGAACCAGAAACATCCACCATTGGTAGAACATTAGCATCAGACATGTAATTTGGTAGGCTATCCCACTGTTTATCACATACTGCCTTATCACCACGGTGACGCAATGCTTTGATGATGTCGTATGGATAAACAGCCGAAGCATTTACCTTAATACCTTCATCACCGCGCACTAATGCATTACGATATTCAACAAATCGTTGAGTATCATTCTTATGGAATACAGTCATGTAACGCGACATAGCCAGTGATGGTACATGTGAATAGTTAATAACAGAGTATTCCTTATTACACATATGTGTTTCAACCACATTAGTCAAACCAACCAACAGCTTACGATAAGCCTTTGGCGATAATCCCAAATAGTTGCGAAGTTCAGCAGCCAGCACCCCTTTTCTTTTTTGCCATTTGGCACACAATCCATTCTGATTGTGTAGCGCAGTCTTGATGATATCGAACGCCCTAGACTTTACTTCTGCTGTCTTGAAGATAAGCAAATCATCCCATCGACCAATGTTTGGAACATTGTTCAGAAACTTGGATGTCAGTAAGTCTGGGTGATATGCTTCAAGATGAACAAGCATGTCACGGAACAGCTGACGTTCACCAGCTCCACCACGAACATCACGCGACCACTGAGCAATTCGCATTGCAATATCAGTGTCTGCCTGAATAGCCTTCTCAAAAGCTGCTGTGATGTTCTTTCCACGACTTGCCCCGATGTTATAGAACAAATCTACAACAGAAGACATAGATGATTTCTGAGCTTTCATACCATTTTCGGTACGGGCTACAACTGGGGTTTTTGCTACGGCATCTACGAAACTGTTCATCATTCACCTCTATAATTAAAAACAGGATCCCTTGCTTTTTTTTCCACAAAAAATTTTGGTTTGCTGTACGGATCCTAAACTAACAGAATACATTTTTACGTGTCCTAACCACTAGACGAACACCATTTTCATGGTGTGATGGAATCGAACCACCGTCACGACATTAAGATTGTAATTTGTGTTGCTGTATGTATTCTAAAACCTCTAAATCAAAACAGAATGCCTTTTTTACGTCTTTCAAATGTAAAGTTTGGTTTGCTGCAAGCATTCTTAATTCGTTATGTGTAGTATATAGTCAGAATTTATGAAAGTCAACCATTTTCTACATCTTTTTTTGAATTTTTTTCTGAATCTTTATCCTCAAGCATCTTCTTGGCTTCAATGTAATTAGCCAATCTATCTACTGCCACATCATATTCATGTTCATTTTTAGGTTCTTCCCCAACCCAAAACCCCTCAACTGAGGCTGGATTGATCATCATTGTCCTTATTGCAATATATCGTCTCTGGTTTGCTTCCAGAGCATGAATATCAGTCTCTGTTTTTTCCAAATGACTCCAATCATCACCAGCTGTTGCAAATTCTTCTGGTATGCCAACATATATTTTCTTATCTTCCACGAATATGCTCCTTTGGTGCAAATGATATGACAGTCAAACAGCCAACAATAACACCAGCAAAAAACGAACAAAACACTAAAATTAACCAATCACTAGGATTCATCTTTTCCAATACTCCAAAATTCACCACCAAATTGGACAAAATCATTTCCATCCGGATCGCGGTATACATTATCCGAATTTTTTATGATATGCTCTTTGAGTTCTGTGCAGAATTTATGTAGTTCCTCTTCTGTCATATAATGAATACTATCGGATTTTGATAGAAATTCTTTAGCTCTTTTTTCTCTGAGTCTTGGTGTGATATCGATAATTTGTGCACTCATTTTGTGTTATATCCTCTCATATCCAATTGGTGATTTTTGGGTATATTACCCCTAATAAATTCGTAGGTAGGACCACAATTTTCCATTGCTTTAGTAAACGCACCCACAGTACCATCATGCCAACACTTACCTATCACATTCTTTACTTTTACCCACTTAACATTATTTTCTGGTCTACCACTATACATATTTTTAAAGGAATAACCATCACTTATACCTCCACTCATGGAGCATATTGACATTGGTCTACACCAATCATCTGCATGAAAGATGTCATCTTTTTCCAGAATATATACAGTTAACATTGATCCTGATCCCTCTTTTCCTTCCACTGCTCAAATTCTCTAACTAGTTCTTCATGACGGATCTCGTTGATTTCAAGATACCACTCTCTCAAAACAATACCATCCTCTCTATTAGCAACATAACCGACAATTGTTTGTGGTATGCCATATCTAACTGATCTCTCAACAGAGAACACTTCTATCACATTAAAATCGATAGCTACACCAGCATTTCGACTCATGAACGTAACTTTCTTTTTATATTCTTCGTGTGCCCGTTCCGCATTTTCGGCACGAACTCTTAGATCATCAATTTGTAATTTCAAATCCGCATTGTCTTCAATAAGAGTTTGGATTCTTTGATCATTAAAAAGACACTTCATTTCTATCTCCCACTCAATTTAAAAACAAATATTGGTTCATACTTAAATCCACCACGCACAATACTAGATAATTGATATCTCAGCGTTTCGAGGTGATCAAATCCTTCTTCTACCGCAATTAGAACACAATCATTTTCAAGGTTCTTGTGTGATATGACATTTGCAACATTTATAGCAAGTGTACCACCACTTCGCATACATTGTCTACAGTTTTGTATTGTTTTTCTTAAAAAATTATTGTTCCAGCTATCCACATTTGGATATCGTAAAAAGCTCTGTGTTGATTCATCTGCATACTGTTCGGTATTAAAATATGGTGGTGATGTAAAGCACATATCAACTAACTCATTTGGTACAAAATCCTCACTACCAATCATATGTAAATCAGTTTCCATGCCCATATGGGAGAAGTCATTTGACATAGAAAGCAATCCAGCCATAGTCTTGCTGCTTGGATCAGTTCCTATATATTTCGTTACTGTGCCACTTGCATATGCACCAAGAAGCCTCCCACCAAAACCACACGACATATCCCACACAACACCACCACCATACTTTCTATAGATTGCTGCTGCTGATGATGGTCTGAAATTACTAACAGATTGCACACCCGAATAACTACGCAATGCTTTTCTTATCTGTGAATCTGTCATAGAACCATCTTCACGAAGCATGGATAAGCCACCACGTTTCAACCTACGTTCAACTGCCTTTTTGAGCAATACATCATCATTCCATATATCCATTGGAGTCTTCATTGTTCTGGTTTTTACGTCCCACGCATGAGGGAAGTAACTCCATGCCAACCCCAATGCATGCATTGTCTGTCTAACCAAATCATTTACAATGATAGAGTCCAAGTCAAATCTACACATCTTATCAAATTCACTCAGATCTTTTGTGTAATATGGGAATCCCCTAGAGATAACGTATTGGTATGCAGTCTCTAGGGTATCAGGATCAATGTCTATTGTCGTCATTTAATCCTATCCGATGAATCTGCTTCTGATTTGTCTTCTCTGATTTCCAAGAAAATTGGCAGAAACAAACTATCCCCACCCTGCTTATTTGTAATTCGGGCATTATATTTAATAGTGACGATCTTGCCAATCAAATCACTACTTACTAAATTCTCTCGTTGTGCTTTAGTGAGACCAGAACCGACACTAACCTTCACGATACCATCTGAAGATTCACATACAATAGCACCAATCATTTTATTGTTTTTTCGATGTGGTTCGACATTAACAATTTTGAGATCACAATCCAATTCACCCTTGAATTTGATCTGGTGCTTTGCTCTCTTGTCTTCCCATACACCACGCAAATCTTTTAAGATAATTCCTTCATGACCTGCTTCAAAATATGTCTGAAACATATTCTGTGTTTCTCTCACATCATTAACAATGACTGTTTCAACAACAGAAACCATATGACTCAGATTTCCTAGATGTTCGAATGCAGTAACCACAGTAGCAAGTCGTGTCTGATAATCAACATCACACTTACCAGCCCAAAAAGATTTCACTGGAATAATATCCCACACAACTGCACGAATACCGGATACCTCGTCATCAGATATGGTTCCTTTCACCGCTTTGTTGAGAATACCATTACCTGTCTTTCTGTCTAATGGTTTTCCTGCACTATCCACCACAAGCAATTCACCATCAAACACAACATTTCCGATGTCAACATTTTTTGCCATCTTAATGAATGCAGCATCAAGTACCACATTATTAATTAAAATATATTTACCATTTCGAGACCTATATTCCACAGAATCACCACACACAATGGCATTAAACCGCATACCATCCATTTTCATTTGTGCAATGGTTGGGAATTGAATCCCATCAACCAATTTAATATCAAATGTGGATGCCAACATACATGGATACTCAGACACCAATCCCTTCCAAATCTTATTGGCAGTAGATGCCTGTACACCACAGTTTAGGTCTTTTTTGATAATGCGTTCGATCACTTTAGCATCACTCTCAGTGAGAGATTCTAATAGTTTTGTGAGATATTCAATGGCAGCATGCCCAGTGACCTTGCGATCAGATAAATCCCCAAGTGCACTCATGGCAGAGGATAAATCCATATCTGAATGACCACTTCTGGGTGTATACTCTGGGATTTTGCGCTGGTAGAATTGCGTATTCGGATCTAACGCAAGAAATACCGCTGTTTTTAGATCAGCAAGTAATTGATATCTCGTAAGTATTGCCTCTTTTTCGAGGCGAGATGATACTGCGGAAAGTTGATCAAAAATATGATTAATGTTTTTCATAATGAAATGTTACCATATATTTCATTGGATGTAAAGGGTTATTTGTTTTCTAATACGATCACTGGTTCGACAAATATCCCAGCTGAATTGGATTTAGACCCAACACGTTTAGCCATCCTATATCCCATAACATACGGATTCATGTGGGAATATTTCTCCAGAATTGGTTGTACGATTCTGTTGTATGTATGATTTCCATACATATCACTAATGTTAAGCACCAGATGACCACCAGACTCAAGAACAGATATAGAATTGTCCATCATAGCAAACAAGAACTTATCCATCCATTCATCGAATTTCTTATATAGCGCATGTGATGATTTTTCGCCCTGATATTTTTCAGCCTTCCAATACGGAGGTGAGGTGAAAACCAAATCATATTTACCATCCGGAGGACTGATCTCTGATCCTTCATACTCAAATGATATATTACATGTGTGTTCATACATGTATTGCATAGATGCATACCCAGCAAGTACCAATGGATTAGTATCCCTGCAATGATAATCTATTCCAGAAGCCATGGCAGCAATGAGCCTATCTCCCCAACCACCACATGGATCATATACTCGTGTGGCATTGAACATGCTATATATCGCCATAGCTGCTGTTGGTCTGAATTGTGATGCAATGTACTTACGTAGTGCCATTGCTGTTTTTGGATTAGCATCGAAAAATTTACTATTCTCCAAAGTCTTTCTGTGTTTTTTCTGATACCAATTCCGAATTGGTGATGGTGATGTTAATGAGTCACATGCCATTCTGGTTGCCCAATGATGTCTATTGGACGCTATCATTCCAGTTTTATCTGAATCAATATATTTTGGGATATAGTATTGGTTATCAAATTCTGACCTAGAAAACCAATCACCATCTTTTAATAGAGATGTGTGTTTATTATTTTTATGGAATGCAATTAGATCATTATAATCTGCGAATGCTTCTGTGTCAGAAGGCGGGGGAATTGGAAACAAATTGGTCACTTAGTATCCTCACATAATAAAATCAAAATGCGGTTTATCTCCAAATTGCAAGCTTGGTGATCCTATTAATCCAGTGAATCATATTCACGACACTATACACCAGCAAGGTTTAGTGTGGATTCGTTTTATTTATATTATCCGATAGTTACAGACTTAACCTTATCCACATAAAAAGATTTCCATGCACCAGCATCCACATCCCAGACGGATACTAAATTATCTGGTCTAGCATTCTCCTGCAAGAGAACCTGATCCGGTGCTGGATTATTGGGGAGATATTCCCCAAGAAGAGTACAATTCATTGTACGCTCTGTGCCATCATTCTTAATAAATGAAATGGTTATTATTCCATTTTGGAGTAGACTCACAATATTATGTTTAGTAAATACGTTCACACTTTTCTCCTAAAATAGTCAATAGTTTTATCAAGCCCATCACTCAACATTACTTTAGGCTCCCAACCCAAAATAGTTTTGGCTTTGGTTATGTCTGGTTGTCTCTGTTTTGGGTCATCCAGAACAGCATCCACAAAGGTGATGTTACCAGAACCAATCTTCTTGGTAATTATATCAGATAATTGTGCAATTGTAAACTCCGCTGGATTCCCTATATTTATAGGCGAATTCTCATTGGTAAATGCGTATCTTATAATACCATCAACCAGATCGTCAACATAACAAAATGATCTGGTTTGTGATCCAGTACCGTATATTTTAATGCTTTCATTTTTCAATGCAGCGACAATGAAATTGGATACTACTCTACCATCATTAACAGCCATGTGCGGACCATAAGTGTTGAATATTCTCACTATACCAGAATTGGTATCATATTTCCGATTGTAATCCGAAAATAATGTTTCTGCCCCACGCTTACCTTCATCGTAACATGAACGAATTCCAATAGTATTGACGTTACCAAAATACTCTTCCGTCTGTGGATGTATCAGCGGATCACCATATACCTCTGATGTTGATGCTTGCACAACTCTAACTCGTAATTTGTTCGCCAAATTTAATACGTTTCTAGCACCAATAATGTTGGTCATAAATGTGTATGTTGGATCTTTTTGGTAATGTACTGGGGATGCTGGGCATGCCAAATTTATGATTAAATCAACGCCCATGATGCCAGACATAGTATTATAGAATGAATCACTTGTTATATCCATCTTATACATATCAAAATTTGCATACTTATAACATTCATACAAATTCTGCATACTACCAGTATACATATTATCTACACAAATGACTTCATGTGATTCTTGAAGAAGTCTATTACATAAATGTGATCCAATAAATCCTGCGCCACCAGTTACTATAATTTTCATATCAAACCTCTGTCTCATATTTGTATTTCATATATCTAGCCAAATACCATGCATCGACTATATCTGTGGTAGGATTTCCTAATTTTGTGGTTGGTGATATTATCTTGTGTAAATTCTGTACACCAGAATCTACACAGAATGAATTATACATCAACTGTTTGTCGGCATTACCTTTCCCCGTGGCGAACTTTTTCAGCGTAGATGGTGAAACGGTATCGAAATCATATTCATTTTTATATAGCATGTATTTCATTAAACCGCAATTTTCTGCAATGTGGAAAACTTTCCCCTTAGACCCAAAAGAATAGTCTTCAATCATAATGTATATATCTCTATCATCCAGTCCATTCAATATATCCAAAACCCAAGTTGCTATATTTTCGTATCTCTCTTGTTCTGAATAATATTCATCGTGTAGGATTCCGAGGATATTACACATACCAGTATCAATCTGCCCTGTGAGTTTAATCTTATCTGTTAAATAATATCCCTTACAGTTTGCTTCTATTTTACTACCACATATAACAACTGCTGGACTTGTTAGGGAGTAATCAATCCCAATAAACTTCGCCATCGTCGCTCCCTTCGTCCAAATCTTCATCTTCTGGGAACATCAACTCATTATTGTTGAAATCTAAATCAGCATTTTTGGTATCAAATTCATCCCCACAAAAGGGGCAATATGATGGGCAATCATGGCTAGTATCATTATCATTATAGTGTAATGAGAAAATCGAACTACACTTATCACATACGACCTTTTTTCTTATCATGCATTAACTCCTAGTAATCTCTAATATTTTTTCTATTTGTTTATCTATAATTGGTACTCTATTTGCCCAATGTATATATTCTTTCTCTGGATTCTTTTTCAGGTTATATAGTAGTGGAAGTATCAAACGTTCCAGCTGCTGTAGCTTATCCTTGAATGCCTCTTCTGTTAATTCTGATATCTTAGTGGCTTCTTCCTCACTGGCGAAGGTGAATCCAAAATCATCATCGGATTCCAATATATTCTTATCTGACATCGTTTTCTCCGTAGAATAGGTATATTTCAGGATCAACCACACCAGATATATCACATTGCATTATATCAAGAATTTTATCATCGACCAAATCACCATGCACCCACCAATCCTCAAACGAAGATTGTCCTTCTGGGGATATGTCTCCTGCGACTAATTTATACCCAAGTGATTCAAGATATTTTCTGGATTTATATCTATATGACTTGGTATCATCCAAATAATAATCATGTTCATATGTGATTGTTCTGAATTTATATTTATCGAATGGTATTGATAGTAATATATCAAATGTTGTTTTTGCTGGATCACAATCCACTTGCAAGTAATCAATTACACCATCAACAGCAAGGGTAGATAATAAGGAATCATAATTCACCGTCGTAGCATCACAGCACATAGATGAGTTCTTCCTTGTTGAATTATATTTTTCTACAGCATTAGGATCAATGTCGATGCCCAATCCAATCCAGTGAAAATCTTTCTCCAATAAGAATGTATTGCTGTTGAATGTTGGATCGGACGATCCAATCTCAAAATATCTTCCGTTTTCCTTTCCATTTAGAACAGATAGAACAAACAAATCTTGATATACTTGAGAATATGTTTTTGTTATTTTTTCCGATCCAGCAAACTTAAATTTTAATCTATTGTGCTTGGATTGATCATAGTGCTTGAATGCTTTGCTGCGATTTATACCCAATCTCGACAAATTATCATATACTGCTTTTTTGTGGATGGGATCCATTACGTTATGGTATTGTTCGGATAGTTCACGGAGAAGTGCCCTACTCTCGTCATTCTTGCCCCACCACCAACCACAGATAGCTTTTTCAAAAATTAAATTATATTTACCAGCATAATCAACATTGGATTTTAATGGTGGAAGATTGAAATCACATACCCCTAAACCCATAGATGCAATCATATACCCATCCACATATTGGTGTGTTCTTTCCAGAAGTCTACTGAGTAGGAAATATGCTTCCGGTCTTTTTGGTAAAAGATATATAGCATGTTGCATTATTCTCTTTACTGTATTGTGTCTATTGCCTTGTCTATCATAACACAATGCGCTGCGCAAAAGACATTCATACGATAGAGTTTTGTCTTCGGTTCTTTCTGCTGCCCTATAGAAATATGTGATGGCTGATGCAGTTTGATTCATGCTGTCGTATATAGTGGCTAACGTATAATTTTTAGTCGCATCTTCTGTATCTAATGCCAAATCACGAATAGCACCACGTAGAACATTTACATTTTTCGGTTGATTTATATAAATCATATTATTTTCCATAAACAATACCTTCAATTACTTCACTTGGACACCTGAGTATATATGCAGCATTATCAGTGACACCAAATGTTATGAGATAATCATCACCATATTTACACATACCAGCACAGAATTCAATTTCTGCGTTTAAGAACGAAAACGGATTTGTGCATATTGACACATCCCAATCTTTATCAAATTTGATGATCCTGTGCCTGTATGTGGCATCCTTCTTTCCGTTCTCACTCTGGAAAAGATCAACTTCGTGGGTAATGCAAATATGATCACCATTATCTCCTATTGGAATCACTTGTGATCCACCTCTTTGATCACGTATACCATGTAATAATACATTTCCCATATGGACAGTGGTGGATGTCTTTGTGTCGGGATTAGCCTTAACAATCTCTACAGGTGAACACCACTTAACAAACTGGTAATCCTTATCTATAACTGGCATCCAATTCTTTTCACAATAAGAATTCGCATTCACATCTGTGCCAGCAGTTGGTACAGGAATTCTAAATCGTGATATCTCACGAACAGAATCATCTGTTATTTCAATCTCACTTAATTCCATTCTACCTTGTCCATTTGGTGTTGTGTCACGACGAACACCACATAGGTATAATTTATCGTCCCATCTAAAAACTCTACAATCTTCCAATCCAATAAATTCCCATTTAGGTGGTGAATTCAATTTAGAAAAATCCACTTTTCTCACCCATTTCATTCGCAGATCACTGGGATTCAGTTCAGAAAAGAAATTTGTTGTCGTTAGTGTAATGTCATTTTCTGGGTTGAGATAAGTTAGTGGTCCCCACTCGTGTTCGAATATTCCCTTTTCTGAATGCAGAATAGTGACTTGACAATGACGTATATTCACATACAATCTACCATTATCATTATATATTGATGGATTGAATATCCCAGTGCCATTGGTCATTTCTGCTGGGACTACCAATGGATATATATCACCACCACTATCAAGTACGATCTTCACAAAATTATCAGTCATGCACAACTCCCAATAAATTCTCTATTTTAGTATTATTATCAAAATTCATCCACTTGCTACGTATCCGTTGTTCGGATATATGATGTGGTATCTTACTGACATCCAAGTTATCTTTTTTATCTACATTATTATTTTCGACAAACAAAGGAAAATTATATATCACACCAAGATTCCAATATAAAATATTTTCAACAATTGGCATCATATCATCCACTTCCAATTTGTATATATTATCCGCCATCACATGTCTATCTAGTATTTGCTTAACCCAATCTCTGCGCATTAGTGATAACCCACCCCACCATCTACCATATCGCATATCAAGATTTAATCTTTTTTCTGTTATATCTTTCAGTGGATATTCAATTCTAACCAATTGTATACATCGCCAATTAGATGGCAGATTAGCCATGAAATCATCCCACGTAAAATTCCAATGATCTATACTAAAAAAATCATGATCATCTTCACAGAAGATAGCATATTCATCATTTGTTTCGTGATACCATCTATTCATACATCTCAAATGTGATATTGCTGCTCCCATACCAGCAGCACACAATGAATTTATATATTTACCATATACACATAAATCAGGAAGCATTTCATTAAAGGGTACTGTTATATATGGCGTATATGATATGCCATATTTTTCGAATTGTGAGTTCATAAACTGCTGTCTATGAACTGCACTTTTCAGTGAGATGTAATTTACAGTCGGGAAATTTAATAGTTTATTTTGCCCAGACATCATCCCAGCTTCCGGTCAATGTACCTTTTGCATAATCAGTTGCACGATTTTCAAAGAAGTTCGAATGTCCAGGAGCATTAATCATACCTTCAACCCATGGTAATGGATTCTTCTTTACTTTGAAGATTCCCTTTAGACCCAATGAAATCAAACGGCGATCAGCAATGTAACGGATGTATTGTTTAACATCTTCTGCTGTAAGACCTTCCATTGCGCCCATACTAAATGATAAATCAATAAACTTATCTTCAAGTTCAACCATCTTTTCTGCAATTGAGTAGATTTTTTCCTTGAGTTCATCATTCCAAATTTCACGATTCTCTTCTATATATGTTCTGAATAATTTAATCATTGATTCGGCATGTGTGGTTTCATCCGCAATAGACCACTGAATTATCTGTCCCATTCCCTTCATTAGTCCATGTCGTGGGAAATTCAATAACATTATGAATGAACTGAATAGTTGCAATCCTTCCGTAAATGCAGAGAATGCCGCAATTTGCTGTGCCACATTCTTCTTATCCATGTTGACAAATTGCTCAAAGTATTCGTGTTTATCCTTCATGGCTTGATATTGCAAAAATTCACTATATGTGGATTCTGGCATACCAAGAGTTTCAATTAGATGTGAATATGCCGCAATATGTACAGCTTCTCTAGCAGCAAAGCCAAGCAACATCATTCTTACTTCTGGTTGTGGGAATACGGGAAGATAATTCTTTACATATCCAGAAGCAACATCGATGTCACCTTGTGTGAAAAATCTGAATATGTTCGTCAGGAAGTACTTCTGTTCTTTTGTTAGTTTTTTCTTCCAATCCTTAACATCATCAATCATGGGGACTTCACTAAATAACCAGTGCATTTGCTCATGCTTCAACCATGCTTCATATGCCCATGGGTAGTTCCACGGTTTAAAGTAAGGTCTTTCATCAGTCAATTTCAAAATATGTTTAGTCATTTAGCCATGTCTCCAATTCTTCTTTTGTCGATACTCCTGATGTGCGCTTGATTTCTGTATTAGCATCAAGCATGATCATAGTAGGAACACCCCTGATACCAAACTCTTTAGCATAGTCCATATGTTCGTCTATATCATATTCCTCAATGGGAACTTCCGTATTGACTGTTTCCAAGATTTTAGAGAGCATTTTGCAAGGTGAGCACCAAGACGCTCCGAATTTAATTACTCGTTTCATTTGTCAACCTCAAATTGTTTGAATCTATTTTTTATTTCGGTGGAGAATGCAGCACTCAATCCACTATCTATCTGCCATCCATCTACTATACCAGTTTCACATACCTTTGTACATTCTTCTATTATCAACTTAGCAAATTTCTCTAATTTATCATTATTAGTTAATAATAAATTTATACCAGCATCTTTTGCTCTTTGTCTTATCAATCTATTCATCTACTACCTTTTTTATTTTTTCTATTTTTAAATATTCGACCTTCAACCCAACCAACTCCTGTGTGATCAAATGATCTAATATGACCAATCCCGTTATTATACCAAATTTATACAATACAAGATTTTCAATCTAACCTTCACACGCTAAACATTCCCCTCCTTCAGCCAAAGCCCTCAAATCGATTTCTTTAATAATATCTCGTTCAATCTTCTTGAATACTTTATCTGCTTTACCAATCTTTTCTGAACGACAGTAATACATTGTCTTGAGACCTTTAGCCCAAGCCATGAAATGAACGGCATGCAAATATTTAATGTTGCTATCTGGTCTAAAGAATACATTCAGTGATTGCGCCTGATCAATATACTCCTGTCTGTCTGCTGCATGTTGTATAACCCATCGCTGATCTATTTCCATAGAGGTTTTGAATACTTCTTTTTCTTCATCAGTAAGAATATCCAAATGCGTAACAGAACCATCATTAGCAATGATGCTTGACCATATATCCTGTAGTTTATCAGCATCACTGATTTTTGTTTTTAGTATATCATCCAAAAATCTATTCTTATTCAAGTGTGCCCCAGAAAGGGTATCTTGACGATATGCATTAGCCCTGTATGGTTCTATAGATGGTGAAGTATTATTCATTAGAATACTCGAACTTGCATTAGGTGCAATAGCTGATGTATGTGAAAAACGTCTACCTGTACCAACCGCATCTGGTGCTTCACCACGAATAAGACCTAGCTCCAGATTGGCTTCATCCAATTTCTTTTTTATATGCTTAAATATTTTATGATTTGCTGATGTGGCTAAAGCGGATTCCCATGGTATCATATGTTTTTGTAGATATGCATGGAAGCCCAATGCACCGACACCAATACTACGTTCTCTCATGGCAGAATATTTGGCTCTTTTGATTTCTTTCGGGGCATTATCAATAAAATACTGTAATACATTGTCTAACATCTCAGCAACATCTTTCAAGAACAACTTATCATTTTTCCATGCGTCATAATGCTCAAGATTCACGGATGATAGACAACAAACTGCTGTGCGATCTTTATCCACGCATAGTAGGATTTCAGAACACAAATTAGATTGTCTAATTTTCAATCCTAACTTCTTTTGAAAATCCGGCAACGCCCTATTACTATGGTCGATAAAATGAAGATAAGGTTCACCAGTTTGCATACGCATTTCGATAATACGTTGCCACAGATCTTTAGCTGAAATAGTTTCTCTCACTTCTCCTGAGTGTGGATCTTTCAAATCCCAGCTATCATCAGCATGAGGATCAAGCATACACTTTTCGATGATATGCATAAAATCATCAGTGATATTGATACCATGATGTAGGTTCAGGCAACGCATATTTTGATCACCTGTGGGCTTACGCATTTCCAAGAATAATAAAATATCAGGATGGCTAATATCAAGATAAGCAGCATAAGAACCACGACGAGTTTTTCCTTGTCGATAAGCAAGAGAACTGACATCATACGTTCGCAAGTGTGGCATAACACCAACAGACTTATCATCAGCAGATCGAATACCTACCCCGATACCAACACCACCACCAAGCATAGACAACCAATTTACTTCGGATAGACAATCAACCAATCCATCAGCTGAATCATGCAAGTATGAAAGAAAACATGATATGGGGAGACCACGTTTAGATCTCCCAAATGATAATATGGGTGTAGAGTATGATAACCATTGCTTGGATGAATATTCATATAAGCGTTGTGCATGGTCTCTATCAGTACCAAATGATTTTGCAACAAATGCGAATCTTTCTTGTGGTGAATTTTCACCTTCCATCATATAAGATTCTTTCAGTCGCTTCATCCCCAATTCATCAAACAACGAATCTCTTTTATAATCAACTTCAATGCCATGAACAGTATCTGTCATATCGACTCCAATTATTGTTTTTGTTTTAGTGTGTTGATGATGATATTGGCTGTTGCCTTTGGTGATAGATTATCATCATAGTATTTCTTTATAGAATCACTCCACTCTTGTAATTGCGCTTTAGTGTATCTATTCATTATCACATCAACAAGATTAGTTGCGCACTTCCAACTTTCATTATCTTTTAGTTGAATGATTGGAATATTTTTATAATATTCTCTATCAGGTAAATAATTTGACACTGTGATACATCCTGCTCTCATTGATTCATACAATCTAAATGTTTCAGCATTTGCCCAGCCAGTTGGACAGAAACTAAACTTACTTGACTCTAGTATGTTTATATATGTTTTTTTATCAACACCAGCAGCAAAATCATGAGTAAATTTAATATAATCTTTTGGTCTACTCCACCATATGATATGGTTTATTAGATCCAACATTTTTCGGTGATGTTTTATTCCAAATAAAAGAATCAACCAACGTGGTATTCTTGATAGCACAGATGCCATTTCCATTCTATTGCGATTTAGACATCCCATAAAATTTATATTATGTAGTCTTTCTTCCATGAGTGTTGGTAGGGCACTGGAATGTGAATAATACCCAAGAGGAATTGATGTTACATTTTCGCCATCACGACAATAATTAGTGAAAATGTGGTGATATTTTTTTTCAATTAAATGATATGGTGGATACTTATTTTCTGATCCAGTCCAGATCAAAACTCTTTTCTCACCATACCATGGGTCTGCACTGGTACTATCCGGCACATTTGATGTGTTGTTACAGTGAATGATGAAAGTGTATTCATCAAAATTCGGCATCAATTCAGACAGAATACCAATTACTTCCCCAATATATTCAGTATTTTTAATTGGGTATGTTTCACCACAATCATCAATGACATTATCATATTGTCGTGTATTATTGTCTGTTGGTGGATTGAATAATGCCTCAAGTTCTTTCTTTAATTCCAAATCTTCTTGTGCGAATTGTCTCATGCGGACACCATATCCTTTGTTAATGGGAATATTTTAGAAATAACTTTAGCACATTCTTTAGCAATTTCCATATGTTCTTTCTGTGTACCATTTTCTGATCTTAGCTGGATATAATGTATCCATGACCGCAATGTTCCACTCATATACATCCTAGACATAGTTAATCCTTCTGGGAGGACTGCTCTTGCTTGTTCTTTAGCAATGCCATTGGAAATAGCCCATTCATACGCATCCTTTGCCGTATTGATTATTTCTGCTTGCTTTTTAAGCCAAGCAATAGTCAAATCAGACGAAACACCATCACTGATACTATTCTGTCTATTTGTTGGATCTTGCAATCTTGCCTCACGCACGACAAAATTCAGATCTTTGGTTGGATCAGCATATCTCTGACTGAATTCCTGAAAAGAAAAACTTCTGTGTCGTAAAATCTGTCTTGCAATATCTCTTGTTGTTTCTATTTCAAGAGTCATACTAACCATCTCAAGTGGACTAAAATGTTTATGTTTTAAAAGATAATCAATTAGTTTATCTGCTGTTTGTTTATTTTGTTGATTAGATGGATTAGAAACTCTAGCGCAAAAAGCCACTAAATCATTAATTGACGACATATCAGTTTCTTGAAGAAATTCTTTAGAAGGCTGACTATAACTTATCAATTTCACGTTCATTCAATAACCCCCACAAATTATTTCTTATTAGGTACAGACAATACGAATTTATTCTTCTTGACTAGCTTCTCGAAATATCCGGTGGACTGTAACACTGTTGCTCTAACCGCAGCATCACTATAATTGCTATGTGTGCTATCATCAAACCACCAAAAACTCATGAGATGATTCCACAGATGATTGAACCATCCAGCATCTTTCCCAATGGCTTTTCTGTATTCGACATACCACTTTCCTCTATGGAAAATGACACGTACTTCGGTGATGGGAACATTCTCCACAACATAACCAAGATCATCTACTGCATTCATAACATTACCTCTATAATTACCATCTCTCACAACATCAGTTAATATAGGAACCATTAACATCTTTTCCAAGTGTTAAATCTCATTTTAGCTGTGAGATTCTTGTATGTATTCTTATTGATAAGGTATAACACTTCTTCTGGTGTATTCCCATTCAATACCATTTCGTTGATATCTTTACCAACGATATTATCAGGAAACAGACATACACTGTATCCAAGATCAATAGTCTCTTCAATACGATTTATGATATCCTTATTCCTTCTATCATTATCATAGATAATGACTACATCATCACACATCAAATATGTCGCTACCCCAAGCAAATGGGCATCACCACTGGCTACACAATTTGGTACAAACAAAGAATCGAATTGCCCCTCAACAATGTATATTGTCTCATTTTTATTCAATCTATGCAAACCAAATACCTTTCGTGTATCCAAAATCTTCACCGTCACATATCTTATTTTTGTCTCTGTTGAAAGTGCCCGTCCAGCAATATGAGTCACAACACCCTTCTCGTCGGTGAAAAACATAACAATTCGTTCATCATTTGGTACATTATCTTTACCATGATTGGGGAATTCCTTATCTAGGAAATCTTTGAACTTCGGTGTGAAGAAAATCTCATTCCATGCGGATTGCGGGATCTTTCTATTCTCCATATAGTTGCGAGCAAAATGATCCTTTGGCAATTCATTGATATTAGCCAAAGAAACATCTCTATATGTCTTCTTCGGAGTCGCACCAAATATGGATAGTGCCGTTGGTGTTGGCTGATTGACTTTTGGTTTCTTGTAATTATGATGCCCAGTTTCACCAGACACAAATCTCTCCAGCACATATTGTTTGTGCTGTGATGCATCTATTTCCAATAGGAAATTGGAAAATGTGGTAGATTTGCCACAATTATGGCATCGCATGAAATAATCGTTATTTTTACGATAAACATACCCACGCGCCTTCAATTTGTTCTTTTTACTATCATTACAGAAAGGACATCGGAAATTATACAAATCCGTGTTTTTCTGCTTAAAAAGGCTCAATTTGTGGGAAATCATACCCAAGTATTTTCGATCAATTATTACACTCATTGTGACTGAACACCCATAATTATTTTTCGCATTATATACTATGTATGGTGATCTGTAAACTCAACCAGATTTGACAGATTTTAATATGATCTGTATAATAGACTATGTTGCCGTTAATGAATAATTATATTAATTAATATTTAGTAGTCTTATTGGGGTTTTTAGTGAGCACCAATCGTGTGCCAGCTCTGTTGGGATCATAATCTTTCCCTGTTGCATTTGTATATTTTACATAATTTGATCTGGTTGTTGGCACATATTGATTGTTTCCTTTTGGTGTAAGGATATGTGTTTGTATATCAGGTTCTACACCTTTTTTCAAGCTATTTACATGTTCATCACCTAATCTATTCCATATAGACTGTCCTTTCTTTGTCTGCGACATATCAGATACAAGACTCAATCCATGATATAATACTAGATGTTTATATGCATCTGATGCTCTCACGCTTGATTTAGGGATTGATCCGACAGCATGAATTTGCATCCCTACCTTTTTATTTCTAGCATAACGATCATTTCTTATGATGTCGCTTCCATGGATAGCTAGTTGAACTTTTTTATCACCTTTTTTAGTGAAGTTATAAGTGCTATTATCATTATCCACCTGTTGATGATATACATCATGTGGCTCACCTTCATGATTAAAAAAAGTAGAAACTTTTGTATGTGATGGATCATCATCAATATCATCATCTACAAATGCACCCTTCCGGATAGAGGAAAGGGTGTATATTTCATTCAAAAATTCACGAAAGTTTTTCATTAGCAATCTCTGGTATCAAAATCAAATCCAGTATATTGTTTATACTTGCGTTTCTTTTCATTGATATTTTGTAAGAGACGGAATCTTTCATCTTGATCCATTTCCTTATGTAATCTGGAATTATCTCTACATATCTCAGATGCCCATGCACTAGAGAACACTTCAGTTTGTAATTGTTGCATTGTATTTAATTGTTCGAATACATTATCAACTTTAGTCTTTACGGCTCTTAATTCTGTATCCATTGTGCCTCTTACGATTTCTTGTATGTGGGCATCAGTTATTTGTACATCACTTTCTCTAGCAACCTTACCAAATACAGGAAGTCCGGTAAACAATGCACCAAATGTCACTGGTGCTAATAATAGAAACACTGCTGCCGCTGTTATAATACCAAGCAATGCAACTTTCTTATGTGCATTACGCACCTTCTCTGGCCTAGAGCTTTCATCAGGAATCATGTTAATAATCCAATCTAAGAGTGATGCCATTTATTTTTCTCCTAAAGACATTTTTTTATTGCTGTTTGAGTTATCTATCACTTCTTTGGTTGTCCTAACCCATTCCTGTAAACTTTTTAATTGCTCTTCTGTTTGGTGGCAGATTGCGTAGTTGCTGGTGATTGTTCCGAGGGCAATATTGTCTCTAATTGTCGAGGGGGAACCATCAACTGCGCTGGAGGTGATGGCATCACCGCTATTGGAATCAGCTGCTTTGTCGTGGAGGTACACCCAGCCATTAGACATATAAGACTTACTAGGCATAAGTTTAACCAGTTCTTGTATACCATTATTTTTCTCCTGAACATGAGCTGTTTTAGTAATATATTTTGTCACTACAACTTCCCTAACTTGTGACTGTGCAATAGTCAAATCATTCTGTAATTTTGTCATCGCATCTTGATATTTTTGTATTTCTGCTTCATATTCAATTTTGACTTTTTCTGTGTTCTTCTTCTCATTAGATGAACCAGTATGATACCCATAAGTGAATATGGATAGCATGACAATACATATTGCAAGTAATTTATATTGTAATGGGACTAGCACGACGACACCTCTTAATTAATATATCTATTTAGGTGCCCATTTTTCAGGCACAGTCATGCCCATTCCGGCTATAGATATATACATCATACTATTATAGATGAATTCATCCATCTTCAATCCAAAAAATAGATTACCAAAAAAACCAATAACACATGCTCCAAATGCCGCCATGCTGATTGCTCTTTTCGATGAAACTGTTGCGTTTGCTGATCCATCAGTCAATAGTGATATGAAAAAGTCTTTAACTGTATCCATTGATACTCCAATTTAGGAATTATCACCGAATCATATCAACTATATATTTATAAAATCCAATACTTCAATGATTTAACATATCATTTACACCCAACCATAATATTGTTTAGTTTTATCAATTCTATCCTGCAAACCATTATCACCACCATTTATAATTTTTGTTATATTGGTTATGGTTGAGATAGACACATCAACACATATTGCCCATATACCATGGGAATCGAAGTAATATTTAGCACTCTCAAATGCATAATCTGTGGCAACTAAATTTGGCTGGAACACAATATCCAATTGAGGAAATTTCTCGGCAAAAGATATATAATTACTTTTTCCTGTTAGTTGGATAGCACCTCTACCACGATACATCCAACCATCTCCACTTTTTTCATCTCCGTTTCCCATTCTATTGGCATATACTCTATTTGCTATTTTTTCTGGCTTACGTGCATAATCAATCACATTAGATACACTAAAATATTTTGGAAATTGTTTGAGTAATCCTTCCGCAGAATAATTTAGATTTTCTTCAAATTTAGTAAATGATGCTGTTTCATGTGATGTTTGCCCAAAGAAATGAGCAGCTTGTATGTTATTTAACTTTAAGTAATCCCTGCCCAACTTGAAAGTTGATACATCAAAAACACCAGTCTGGCTGGCACCGATCTTAGCTTGAAACTTCAACAAACTCATTTTATGCTTCCTGTGTCACTGCAATAACATCCCACCTAGAATTTATCGCATTGTATATACATCCAATATATAGCCATTTACCTGCCACACCACTTAAATTGGCTGTAGTTGTGGGTAATGAAACACCCACTGCATTGAATGCTTTGGCTGATCCAAGAACGAATGCTAATGATCTGGCTACACCATTATCTTTTATTCTAAACATCATACGTTGTCCGTCTACTGGAGAACCATTATCTGCGGCGATGTTTAAATTGTTTGCTAATGCGCTTATGGATTGAACATCATAATTAGTACTATCCCAATTCCATGGACCTACCAATGTAGTAATGCTATTTACCCTATTAGTTGATCCATTTGCACCTTGTGTTCCTATAATTCCTTGTGTACCAGTTGCACCTTGAACGGATGAATTTGTTATTGCTAATATAACATTATGATTATTTGGAAATCCTGTAGTACCAGTACCAGAACTCGATACTAAGGTTACAGGAAATACCCAATAACTAGTACTGGTATTTGCATTTGTGTTTATTGGTGATGCGCTTATTTTCCATATTTGATAATTACCACTATTATTGCTATCTTGTATAGTTATATTTTGTCCTATACTCATCACAGATAAAAATATATCAATATCTATGTTATCTGCTGTTAGGTGTGGTACATATAAAGCAGTTGCTGATGTTTGTGTCACATTATTATATGTGATATATCCATCTGATGGGTATGCATTGGCTTGACTTGTTGTTTTTATGTTGTAGTTGAATAATGTGCTGGAATATCCATTTAATCCCGCTGTTCCCTGAGTACCTACGGTGCCTTGTGATCCTGTAGCACCCTGTGCGCCATCTACCCCACCACCTCCACTAGATGCAACTAAGGTGAATTTACCACCACTATACTTCATGTATTTGTTGTCACCTAATGATGCAACATCAAAATCCGTTGCTTCTGTTATAGTGACATGACCAATCCCACCGCCACCACCAGAACTATATTTTATAGATTGTATTCTTTTGTTTAGATCTGATATTGCTTTGTGGACATCAAGATCCGTGGCTGGTAATTCAGCTGGTGTTTTTTGTGCAGTGCTCAAATACTCCGATGATAATTTCACCAGATCTCGTACATGTTCTTTTGGTGTTACAAGTGGTGTCTTTTTAGCTTCTGATAATTGTGGTATCAAAACATTATTTTCTGGTTTTGATGTGGGTTTAATAAAAGCCGACATCATCTCCAGTAATGCTTTTTCCTCATCAGTTGGTGTCATCTGAGCAGTCCGAAAAATGCGGATTCCCTAGATACTTCTTTTGGGGATAGACTCCACATCGCAGTATCGACATACAATCCGCTTACTGTATACACAGGAAGCCATTGCAACATCAGAGATGTATTTGCATGATATCCAAGTGATCCGGAAAACATATATGATGTCAATTCTGTGTAATATGTAGTGGATGCTAATGCGGATAGACTGGCATTATGTATTGTCCCATTAAGAATTCTATCAAATTCACCATAACCATATCCTTCATTGGCAAGTGACATACAGATAGTATAATTATTTGCCCTAGATGCAACATTTGATGTAAATGTACCAGATGGAGCAGATATATGACCGGATGCAAAATTATAATCATATATGTATGACGTATTTTCTCCTTTAACGGAAACAATATTCCATGCAAACTCTGCTCCATCACTAACATAATTAGATAATGCAATACTTAAATTATTTACTCCAGTTGGAGGATTTGTAATGTGTCCCGTGTACACACTATTACTGTTATTTGTATCTATAACAAATGGAATTCCACCGTATGTTAATGATGATATTGGTATGCTTCCTTCAACATATACCATGACGAACATTGATGTCCCGTCAGTATTGGTAAATGATTGCAATACACCATTTATAGGATTACAATTATTTTGATCACCAAAAGAATTAACTACTGTTATACTCATGATACAACCAACTCCCCATTAGTCACGGATACTATTTTTGGTGCGGAATTTAATAAATTTTTCATGATTTTAGGAATGCGTTTATTTGGTATATTATCTATTGTTGCTTGATCTATTGTTATATTAGGTAATTCCCCAGAATACTCATCATGTGAGAATCTAACATAAGCATCACTTGCTAAGTATATAACTACACCATTGGTTGTATTTACTACATCACCAAGCGAATATGTTATATTCCTCATGGTATAACAGCATGCTTTACCACTGATCCAATCAGCACCAGCAATAGACATTGCTGTCTCTGCGCTATCAACCTCAACTTTATTCACAGTATTTCCCGTATCATCTTTTATGATTAACATCATAACTGTAGGTAAACTTTCAATATCTACTAAATTCAACTGCATAATAAACTCCAATTATTGTTCTTGTGATACCGCAACAACATCCCATCTATCATCTGTGATATTGTACATCATACCGACATATAACACTTTACCTGCTGCACCACTCAAATTGGCAGATGTTGTTGGTAATGAAACACCAACTGCTCTATATCCTTTTGATACGCCAGTAGTCCATGCAAGAGTACGTGCAGTTCCACCATCTCTAATTTCAAATACCATACGGGTGCCATTTTGCAGATTTGTTCCTGCTGAATTGGAATCCGCTGCAAACGTTATAGTTCCCGATCCGGATAGAGTAAACTTTCTAGTATCTTTATGTAGTAAACTATTAAATGATGCTGTTGATGTTGGTGTGCTTGAAGTCGATCCAATTGATAATATATTGGTTGTATTAGCGGTAAAGGATACATTCATTAATCCAACTGTTGGTGTTGGATATACACCGACATTTATACTTGGTGTATTAGCCATGTTCAAATAGACATTGGTAAAGAACACCCCATTATTACCAATTGTTATTGTGTTTGCATTTGCAGCTGTTGACAACAAAGTATTCACTATATCTATACCAGTATTAGTTAGATATGTATTTGCGTTTGCTGTTCCGTATATGGTGAGTGATGATGCAGATGAAGTGGTTCCTATTTTAACCGGACCTGCTATGTTGGCACTTCCTGATGTGTCCAATGTACCATATAAATTAAGTGATGATGTGGATGTGCTAGTTCCTATTTGTATAGGACCTGCTAATTTGGAGCTTCCTTCTGTATTTAATTGATACCCATCAATATATTGCATATATGATGTGCCACCATTCACCATACCGGAGTCAGGATCTCCAATAAATGTCGTTGATAGGTGAGCATATGTTAGAGTAATATACGCGTAAATATATAAATCCGTGTAGGACAGAGTTCCTTCGAAATATGCATCTGGATAACTTGGATCCGATTCGTATGGAATTCTGACAGTTTTACCGACAATATGTGATAAATCCCCATATGCCGCATTATAATCAAATTCTATCACAATATCACCACTATGAGCGCCAGGCGTGACATTTCCATATATATAAGCATATCCTGGTACACTATAACCACCAATGGTCACTCCTCCAGCACTATTACGAGTTAATCTCCCAGTATTAGTTGATAATTGATTGACTGACATATCACCGGAACCATGAACAAATGCTGATGATATTTTCATGAATTGATAAGGACCGGAAAAACTAGGTGCATAAACTGCTGGTATTATTTGGTATATCATTTGGGGTATACTAGTAAATGGGGCAACAGAGCCAGCAGCACCACCCGCACCAGATAACCCCTGAATTCCACGTATACCCTGTGCACCAGTAGCACCTTGAGAACCAAAGCCATCCATACCCTGAGTACCATTCGCACCCTGTGCACCAGCACCAGTAGCACCTTGAGCACCAACAGTTCCCTGTGTTCCAGTTGCACCTTGTGATGATCCTGCCATACCTTGTGAACCAGTAATACCCTGTACACTTTGTCCAATTGTACCTTGAGCACCTATGATCGATGGTGTGGCATCAACCCATTGACCACTATCACCATCATTATAAAAAATCTTTAGTGTGCCTTGAGTCGCATCCCACCACAAATCTTGATTTGCTCTTGGTGATGATGGTGCGGTTGATGATATGGTTACATTTGCATTTCCTGATCCGCCACCACCGGATCCCGCAATACCTTGAGTACCTAGTGCACCTTGAGTGCCTAATGTACCTTGTGTTCCTAATGTACCCTGAGTACCAACAGTTCCTTGTGTACCAAGTGTACCTTGTCTTCCTAGTGTACCTTGAGTGCCTAATGAACCTTGAGTTCCGGCTGGACCTTGCGGACCTACAATCTGTCCAGTATCAACCCATCCACTGGTTCCCCAGACATAAAGATGTCCATCAGCAGATACAATATAGGAATCACCAATAGATGCACTACCTGGTAGATTTCCTACTGTAGCAACTGTTCCTTTTGGTGTAATACCACTTCCGATTGGTCCTTGCGCACCCACACCTACTGCACCCTGAGTACCAATTCTTCCTTGTATACCTTGTGCACCATCAATACCTTGTAAACCAATATCACCAGTTCTGCCCTGTGTACCAAATGTTCCCTGTGATCCGGTTCTACCTTGAGCACCAGTGAGACCATCCATACCCTGAGTTCCTAATGCACCTTGAGTACCATTTGCACCCTGTGCACCAGCACCAGTAGCACCTTGTCTACCAATAGCACCTTGTGGTCCGGCAACGTTTCCGGCATCAACCCATTCAGTGCTACTCCATGTCCACAAATGTCCGGTATCAGCTGCAATCCAACCATCCCCAACCGAATTTCCGCTTACAGGAAGTCCGCTTGAATTTGGCACAGTACCTTTTAATTGCAATCCACTACCAATTGCACCCTGAACGCCTAGTGACCCCTGTACACCCTGTCTACCCAAGACACCTTGTGTACCTATCTGACCCTGTACGCCCTGTAATCCTTGTGTACCATCAGCACCCTGTGTTCCGGTATATCCCTGAGTACCATCAAAGCCTTGAGTACCTACACGACCCTGTGTGCCAGTTCTACCCTGTACACCCTGTATACCCATCAAACCATCTAATCCCTGAATACCATCTACACCTTGTGATCCATTATAGCCTTGTGTACCCTGTCTACCTTGAACACCCTGTCTGCCCTGCACACCTTGCATTCCCTGAATGCCCTGTGCACCATCGAATCCTTGAACACCATCAAAACCTTGGGTTCCTTGTACTCCTTGGTTTCCTTGTGTACCTTGAATACCATAATGCCCCTGAATACTTAACCCCTGTGTACCTTGTCTACCTTGTACACCTTGTGTACCTTGAGTACCAGTTGATCCTTGAGGTCCGAAAGCTGGACCTTGCGATCCAACAGTACCCTGCAAACCTTGTGGTCCGCGAATTACTGAGTCTTTTACGACTACTATGCTGCCCGATGTTATTGTTGTTGTCATCTAGTTACTTCCCCATAAACTGCTACGTCGCCATAAAGGAGTTTTGATACTTTGTTATCACTGTCAATCAACTCCAGATCGTACACATATAATGATTTTGGTGGTTTTCCATTGGTTAAATCCACTGGAATATTTGCTGTTCTGTCCGCACTCAATTCGATTTGTAATCCGCCCGTGCTACCAGTAAATGTTATCTCGCCATTTGCGGTTGATAGTGATTCGATGATAACATCTGATCTATAATTTGATCGAAGCTGCATTCTTGCCTGAAATCCATCAATTGGCTGTGGTGTATTATTAGCATATCTAACTTCCACACCTATACCAAATGTGCTACCCTGCCATATATTAAGGTTATATTTGTTAGTTACAATTGCTGACATTATTGCTTACCTGTTTTTAAATACACCATGGCACCACTACTATTTCTGATTACAATTTTTCTATTTGGATTCTTTTTAGCATAATCACTGATATCATCATATTTATATCTATTGTACTTGGATCTTCCGTTAATATTGTTTAGATAGTAGTCATCATCAACATCAAATACCTTATTTCCGGCAAAATCACCATCTAATGGGTTCTTTCGGCGCAACATTTTTCCGGACGTAGTAATTCCTTTGCCAACTGGTGGCTGATTGTCACTGACTCCGGCGTATCCACCAGCACCAATGCTATTTGCAACTTCTTCTCTTATTAATCTGAATGATTTCATTTATATCTTTCTCAGAATCTCCACTAACTTAAAATCTACTGGTATATCACTAGATAATATATTCGCGCCTTTTATGCCTTTCACTACATCTGGCATGGCATTTGTAAATAATAAAAAGGTTTTCAAAGCACTATAATCCTTCTTGTTTATTTTCAGGAATAGTATTCTTGTACTGCCTTCTATACCAAATACGTTCTGGGATATGATTAAATGATTCAATAGAAGCCTTTCTTTTATTGAACCAGTTAATCTATATCTTTGTAATAGTCTCTTGATATATCGTATTCTTTTATAATCTTCATTAAATTCACTCTGTATACAATTTGGGGTTTCGTAACATTTTATTGCATATAGATTGATATTATAGTCATTCAAATCATTAAACATATATTAGTATTCGCTTGTGTCGCCACCATCATCTTCTCTACGGGCATACCACGTAGATGGTCTTGTTGTTATTGGTTCTCTTTCATCAAAGTGCTCTCTTTTATCCATATCCATCAAAGCACCAAGTTCATCACTATTTACAATCTGTGCATATCCATCAACATATCCATCTTCATTTGTATCGTATACAATGTATAGATGGTCATCTGATTCACCCACAACATAAACCATTTCAGAGCTTAATTGCAGGAAATTGTCAGTTGCCTTTGCGGGTAACTGGATACCATAACGCTCTAACACACCACGCATCTGAGCCAGAAATATAGGTGCATTTTGATATGGCTTTTCTGTTAACTTATCCAATTCATCATTCAGCTTGTCCCTATTCTGGGATAGATTTCGAGCATCAATTTCAATCATTTCATCGAAATCTTCCGTGATATAATCTTTAAATTTTAGCATTCTGCTCACCCCCACTCACCCCAATATTAAGAGTATGATCTAATGTTGGTTCTGTATTTATTTCATTAACATTGCTCTTCTGATCTTTCTTTCCCTTACCCTTGCGCACTATAGACAAAACCTTTTCAGCTTTGCTTTTTGCATCTTCGTAGATAGAATCTTCATTGATACCACAATAATGTTTTGCTGTATTATGAGCATCTTCTTTATCTTCATAGTGGTGACTATCTGCATGTGGATTACGTACACCATCCTTATCAAAATATTTCACAATATGATCATTCCATTCAGTATCTTTATATACAACAGCCTTTCTTCCATCTGCTCCAGTATATCCTTGAAGCTTTTTCATTGCTTCAGTTATAGGTGGTGTATTTCCATGTGTTCTTTTTGCTGCTTCATCTGCAACATCACTATCAGAATCATTTGATAATTTAGCTAAAACATCTGGTGGTGTGTTTGGATGTTGCGCAGTAAGATATCTGATATACCAATCAGAATCATCACCTAATGTACGTAGATGATCTTCATTGGCATCTGGATGTGCAGCTGCTTTAGCCCTAACATTCCATGATTTATCATTAACATCCATATCCAAATCTTTATTTGCAACAACTGGAACATCTGTTGTAGGAACATTACCAACAACTCTATCGTGTGCTCTTCCAAGATCAGTTACATTTTTGTTGAATTGATCTGGTGTCACTGGTTCATCATTGTGAGCAATTTGACCCACTTTTGCTTGTGTGTATCTACGTGCCAAATCTTGACTGATTTCTTGTAGAGTTTTTGCCTGTTCTTTTATGTGTTTGATTGGTAGCTTACCATGACCCACTGTTTCTAGGTCATCACGAGTTACTCTACCACCACTTACTTTCTTTAATTGTTGAATGGCAGCAGTATCAACTTCACCTAGATGAGTTTTCATTGCATTCATTACATCAGAGATCGTGAATTCAACAAGATTCTCTGATGATTCTTGCATGCTTGGTCTCTTATTGTAATATCTGTTTGTATACCAATCAGGAAGATGGTACTTACCCAAAGTCCTTGTCAACATTCTATTGCGGAAGCCTAATACGGTCTGTGCATCATTTACTTGATCTAGATACTTTGATTCTGCTGATTCATTTCCAGCATCTTTCATTGCTCTAGCTGCTTCTGCTGCATCTTTACTGATATATCGCAATTCTTCATTGGATTTATTGTGATATGGATGTCCTTCTAATGGATGGCGTGTTGTGTCGTCAGCACTTTCTCCAAGTTTATAGAATGGATAATCACCAACTTTTGTTAGGTGCTTATCTAATTGATGCCAGCCCGGTTGCTTTGCTCCATTCATATCCCTTAGTGTGGCAATTAATTTATCACCAAATTTAGATGACATGATATGATCTACCATGTATGGAGTAGTGTTGTCGTAACCCGCAAGGGAGCTAGTAACAGCATCACCGTGTTTGATTGTTTTTAATTCAGGATCACCATCACCCCATGTACGTCTAGCAAGATCCAATTCCTGCTCTGGCGTTAACATATTATTACCAATTTGATCTGGTTGAATTCTGTTTTTTACTGGTGGATTAACTTTACCATCAGCAACATCACCAAATGTAGGTTCGTATGGCTGGTTATACCAAAATCCTTCTTTATTAAGTCTCTGTGCTGCTAATGTTCCTGCTTGTGGACTTGGTTTGTTATCTTTAGAAAATTTATCAATTTCTTTTCTGGCTTTTGCTCTGGCAATTATACCTCTAATATCAGCTGGTAACTTTTTAGCACCACCATCCGTTTTATCTGCGCATGTATCCATGGAATCACCAGCTTCTTCTGTTACTGGTGTGTCATTTTGAACAGAAATTGTTTCACTTGGTGCTTCTATAGAAGCATCTTCTTGCATGATTGTTGCAGATTGCACATTATAGCCAAGATTTTTGAATTGCTTTGATGCACGATTTATTGCTTCTTCGGCACTAGAAGCCTCAACGATGTGACTTTTTACATGTACACGATTACGCAATGATACGTGTTCGTGGCTTGGAATGGTTACATTTAATTGTACTACGTGTTTCATTTAATTACCTGCTTTCATTTTTGCGGCTATTGCCATTTTTATACGATCTTCTTTGCCCTTTCCTTTGAATTGGGGAGCATCCGAATGTTCAAAATCATTTATAACCTGCTTCATGGTAGATTTGGTTATATTCATTTTCTCATTGATCTTATCTCTCATCTTTGATTTGGCTAATTTATCCATTGCCAAATCAAGATTTTTTTCTCTTTTATTTGTTCTACTGTTTGATTCGGCTTTGTTGTAGATGTCTCCCTTCTTGCCGGAATTAAAGCTCTGTGAGCTAAAATTCTGCACTTGATCTTCTACATTAGCCTTTATATAGCTCTTTAAAGTTTGATCACTAACTTCATCCAATTGATGCTCTTCATGCGCAGTCACACTCATGAGCTTTTTGTTTGCTTCCTTTCTTACTATCCTATCCGGATCATTTGCTAACTTAACCAATGTATCCATTGATGTGTTTGGGTGCCTAACCACATTAAAGCGTATGCCAGCATGACTATCATTGGATAGTTGCTCCAATTGTTCGTGAGATGCACTTGGATGTGTTGCTACCATTTCACGATCAAAGTATTTTGGGGAATTTATTGCAGTATTCAATACTGCACTACCATAAGAAGATTCTTGTACAGGTTCATCTTTTTTTGCTTTTGTGGTGACTGTTCCCCAATTGGGGTATTTGTCCTGTAATTTCTTAGCAATTCTATCATGAGCAGCTATTGCACCTTTATTAGTGCTTGCTTTATGTTTATCTGTCCCAGTATGAAGAACATTCCCTTCTCTATCTAAAACTTCGACATCGACCAATGGTGCTTCTTGCACTAATGAAGATTTGTTTTTTGCTGCTGATATTATTGTTTTGATTATAGACATTCTAGCTTATCCTAAAGATGATGTTAATTGCCAAGCGAGTTTCTTATGATAATTAAATTGATCTTGCAGATAATTAGCCAGACCAACTTGATTTGCTGCTTCTGCCATTTTCTGTGCGGCAAGCAAACCACCTAAGATCTTTTGGTTGTCTGATGATAGTGCCATAAGCATTTCTTCTATGGACAAATCCTTATCATTTTCCATTAATGTTGTATTGTGTATCATATCTGTTATGGAGCGTGGTGCTGGTGATCCAAGCATACGTATGTGTTCAGCTAATGTGTCTACACTATCAAATACGGTTTCATATATATCCCCAAAAAATGCATGGTATTGGGAAAAGCCCAATCCACGAACATTCCAGTGAAATGCATGGGATTTAAAATAAAAGACAAAAGTATCAGCTAAAACTTGCTCCATTGTGTGCACAAGATCCATTGCTGTCTCTGCATCAACAATACTTTCAGCTTCTTTGATGAACTTTTTGATATTATCTTTCATTTTATGACTCCGTGACACCAGATTATTTATATTTTTCATCAATTAGCAAATGGTGCAGATGTCACCAATGGCATCCCTAAATCCCCAGCAAAATTTGCTGGTCTAGTTGTGCTGGATGGTCTGTTGGTGTTAATTTCTGGGTTTGGATTGATTGTGCTTTGTTCACGTTCTATATTTTTTCTGATTTTTCTTAATGATTTTTTAGATGATTCTGTCTGTAAATTATTACAGGATGAGCAATTGCCCCCTGTCATAACTGCGCCACATTCAGGACACATTGCGTCTTGAATGTTTTGAACCTGACCCGGTGTCATAGCTATAGCGTGTTCTCTATATGAATCTGTACCAATTAATTGCATCTCATTGACAGTTAGGGATAGGTTTGATCCGTGATATTGCTGTGTTGATCCATTAGGGAATTTTATTGTGTGGTTTGTGGATGTATTATCAGATGCCACAACTTTACCCACATGACCACTATTTACAACTGAACCAACAACTTGCACTGGAGTACCTATTGCAATGTGTCTTTTTTCAAGATCACCTTTGATATCTTCCTGTACGGCTAGTGTTGCATTATTCAATTCGGCATTTCTTTTATTATAGAGTCTGGCTCTTTGTATCTTTGTGATACCACCGCTTCTTGGTAAATGCTTCACCACACCAGTGAATGGGTCAATTGCCTCATTCTGCTGTTTTTTGAAGAACTGCACCTGACGCTCACGTTTCTTTGCTCCAGAAAGAGTATTATATGTACCCAGATTTTTACCTGTTGATTTTGAAACTAAACGATATTCATCACCAACTTTTACTATATGTTCTTGTATATTTTCTCTTATTTTATTAAAAGTCTTCAGCTCTGGAGTGCTGTGCATGGTCATCCCAAGATCAATAACTCTTTCCAAGAGCTTTTCTATCTGTTTGGTAAATATTATCTTTTCTAAATCCGTGGATTCTTTGAGGTTTATTGAATTGTTGAAAACAAAAATATTATTGTCTTCAGATAGCATCTTTTCTGCCTTCAGAAACCTATCAATTCTTTTACTTTCTTTTATTGGACTTCTTAGTTCAGCATTCCTTTCTCTGCTGATTTTATTGGTGACTGATACGAAAATGGTATCAAATGTGTATCCTTCCATGATACTCTTGGCTAGAAAGATCTTCTCTGAATCCCCGCCAGTGACAACTAGATTTTTGCGTTGTTCTATTAGGTTTGTAGCTGTTCCGGTAAGCACTTGGTCAATTTGAACTTCAACCAAATCGAATCTGGATAATATATTCTTTAAAACATAGTCCTTTCCGCTACCAGGAACACCAGTCAAAAATATACCAATAGATTGTTTCTGCATACCTCAAGCTCCACTCTGTGGGAATTGTTTAATCTATTTAGTATTTTTAAACACTTAGGTATGTATTTTGTGTATTTTATCAAGACTCATGTTAGATTTATTTAATTCTGCTACTCGCATGGCAGCAACGAATCTATAATAGTATGGCTTCTCTGACCCATATCGTTTGATTCTGAATCTGGCTACTACGTCTTTTGGGGAAAATTTGGATGCTCCGATACCAGCAATATCCTCTCCCATATAATACAATCCATAATTTTTTATCTGTATGTAAAATATCCCATTTGCGTTATAATATTCGGTTATTGTTGATGGCTTCAATGGTACAGTAAAACTCCTAAATGTTCTATAATCCTCCACACCATGTTCTTCGGTGAATGTATCTGGTGGTACGGAGAATTTATTGGGTGTCTTTCCTGTCCAATATTGGTTTATCCTTTCCAGTATTGACTGGTTGGATAGTAAGCTTTTCATGTATTTGGACGAATCATTTTTATCTGACCCACCAATAAACCAAGCTTTGTTATTTGTATCATATGACACTGTGCCTTGACCAAAGTCACTTCGCAACCCCAACTTTATTTCCAATTTATAGTTGATCTTCTTATGTGTGAACTCAGAATCATAATCCTTTGGGGTGAAGTTTTCTGACTGTAACCCATACATTTTCATCGCATCATTAATGTACTTCTCGTACACGATGCCATTATTCGACATTATCGCTTCCTGATCGCATCTATTTCAGACAGACACGATTTTACTGATTCTATTATTTCCTTATACGTAGAAGATACTGCTTTAAGATCAATATCCTTTCTTTTGATTGATGTGCCAAGTTTTCGGAGATCGGCTTCTATGGTCTTATTTGTTTCTAATAATTTTGGCTTTACACCACCATCCGTTTCAATCTTTTTCTTTTCTTCCGTGTATTCATTAAATAGATCAATCTCTTCTTTGTTCACTTTGTAATCATGACCACCACTCATATGAACTTTTAGCATCCCTTCACTCAACCACTGTAATCTCTGTTTGAATTCTGTATTATTGGGAGTCTGCATGTACTTGTATTTGTGCATGAGTTCTTTTTTCAGCTTATTGAGTTCTTTTATCTTACTCATTGTATTCACCTAATATTCTTATATACCTTACGCATGAATTTCTTCCACACATCAATATCATTCTCATAAAAATATTTGTTATAGAGAAATATTGCTTCTGATTCTCGCCACGTAATATTACTGGGGCATCGTAGTTTATTTATGTTCAGCTTCCCATACGCGAAGTCAACAATTGTCTCATATGCATGAGCATCTATTTCGTCACTTGACCCAAAATAATACAACTTATCTCGTATGCCCTTATGTACTGTTTTTGGTGGTATATAGTTGTCCCCACAGAAGAATATTTTCTTTCGTTTGTATTGTTCTTTATGTCTCAACTCATGATAGAAGATCTTATGTAATTTCATTATTAGTATGTCAGCACCACGCTTGGATAAGGAAATCTTCTTTATGTATTTCGGGAATGATAGTGATATTATTATGTGTTCTGGTATACCTACTATTTTCGGACAGTATTCAGCTGATACTATGACAGAATGATTCTTATATGATTTACCGACGAATCTGTTGGAGATAAAGTATACCTTATGTGTATTGAATTTAGCATTCAATTTTCTTATCATAGATGGTATATAGATATCCCCAACAAACACATCACTCATTTCATTAATCTTTTTACATAAAATAGATAATTTCACAATCAATCAACTTTAAGCTTATTGAACTTGTTACCAAAAGAATTGTTGTTTCGTTCGAATGCTGGTTTCGATTCTCTTGGTTCTGTAGCCACTACTGGTAATTGCTGTGGCTGGTTTTCTGTGATGTTATACAGCTTCATCTTACTTCTATCCACCCCAACCATAAATTTCCTATAATAATTCGGATCATTATATCTATTTTTCAGCTGCTTTATCATCATTTGATTGAGGTTCTGTAGCTCTTCTGGTGCAACAAGAGCAAACATGAGATCTGCTGTCGCAGGAAGTCCGAAAGATTCACTGGTATCTTCCAAACCAGGATCTTGACTGTTAAATCCGGCTCTGGTGGTTTGTGTGGCAGACATAACTGGTACATCAAATTCAACAGCCAATCCACGAAGTTCTTCTGCAATGGCTTTGATGTATGTGTAGCTGTTTATATTTGATCCGGTTTTGATCCTAGACGATGAACATATATTAAGATAGTCCACGAAGATTATGGAAGGCTTAAAATTCTTCTTCATCGCAAGATCATTCAATAGTGCCCTGAAATGTGCAGCATTTGCTGATGCAGTTGGATATTCCTTTATTATCAGTCTTCCCTTTATACTTTCTGCCAATCTACTCATTCTTCTCTTATATACGTCCTTTGGCATCTTCCTCAGTTCATCCATGGTAACATCAAGGATATTGGCATCGATGCGTTCTGCGATACGTTCTTCCGACATTTCCAGTGTAATGTATAGCACATTATAGTTCTGTAGTAATATTGATGCCGCAACGTGGCACATGAATAGGGATTTACCCGCACCAGTTCCACCCAATGCGATAATCAGAGATTTTGGTGGGAGACCGCCACCAGTTATTTTATTGAATAATTCAATATCGAACGGAATGCGCTTTTCCAGTTTATGATAAAAATCATACCTATCATCACTATTGGTAATATAATCGTGACCAATGCTAGGATCAAAACTAATAGATAAAGCATCAGTAAGTATAGATGGAATGATTCCTTTGCTGCGCGTACCATGTTCATCATCAAGGATTTCAATTGATTCGTATATTGCATTGTGGATTGCCTTTTCTTGACAAAATTTCTCAGCAATATCCAATAGCCAATCAAGCTTTTGTTCTTGCTCAGTCGTGTCGATTCTACCCAAAAGTTCTAAGGAATTATTTAGTTCTGATTCTGATATGTTGTGGCTATCTTCCAGTGATAACTTTATAGCTGTTGTTGTTGGTAATGTGTTATACTTCTCAACATATTTCCTTATCTCATTTACTATCTTTTTCTCGTATCCCTCTAGGAAGTATTCCGCTTTGAGGTACGGAAGAGACTTCCTCATGAAATTCTCGTTCTTGATCAGATTCGTTAATATCACTTCTTCTTTCTTCATTGACAACCTCTTCTGCTGCCGCTATTGCATTTTTCAATACACTCAGCATAATATTGTTTGTATAATTACGGAATGCTAATGATTCCAGATTATAATTATTTGGATTATGTAGTACAGACATAGAGAATGATGTGACACCATCATCATCTATCCTGAAATGAGAGAACTCTACTACCGTATCAGGGTATTTTCTTAGTATTTTTACTGGTATAGATGACTCATTACCGACATTATACATCACCATGTAATGTTTGCCAAGTTGGAAGTCCCTACGTAAAAACCACCACAATACCCTATACGATATATTCCGGATGGAATCAATCATCTTCATCATCCACATAATCCAATACAATTTCATAATCAGAGTTCTTCATAATATCACCAGAAGATAGCTGATATTTTGTCTTAATGAAATCTGTAAATGTTTTCATCTTTAGGATAGGTAACCAGAAATTAGGTGTATTGGTATCCTTTTCTCTGTATTTCTCTGGCTCCACCACACCCTGATCATTTATTCGTGAATACCAACCATTACTTGGCTTAACTACATGACCTGATTCTAGGGCAATATCAAGTAATCCACTCCAACGACTTATTCCGCCATCAAACGTGACTGTTACTGGGATCTTGGATTTTTCCTTTACGTATCTGGACTTTTCCACATTGATAATGAAGTTATATCCACTAACTTCCGTGCCATCCTTTTCTTGTTGTCTACCAAGAATATAAATGTTATCTGCTGATAGATATGATCCTGTACCACCACCCACAACATCCTTGGAATACAGTTCCAGAGTCTTATAGGTATGATTAACAGCTACCATTGGAATGTCTTTTAGGTTCAGGTGTGGTGTGACCAATCTGAACAAGGATTTTATTTGTTTTGGCCTAGACATATCCTGCACCGACTTTTGCTCCATTGCATCATCAACTTCCTTCTTGGAAGCAAGCATACCAATAGAATCCACCACAATGATAACATGATCACCACGATTGATCTCGTTTAATTGAGCCATGATGTCAAACTTTAGGAGTTCGATATCCGTAAGTGGTACGTGTAGGACTCTATCTTTGTCTATATTAAATGAATCGAAATACTTCAATGGAGTACCGAATTCCGAATCATAAAAAATCATAGCAGCATCAGGGTATTTGTCCATATAGGACTTTGCCATCAATAGGGCAAATGCGGTTTTAAAGTGCTTAGATGGTCCGGCAAACATTGTTAGACCTGGTGTTATACCACCATCAATTCTACCGCTTAATGCGATATTAATGACTGGAATGGGTGTCTGCACCATATCCTTTTTAGTGAAGAATTTTGATGTTGATAATACATCCGTCTCTTTAATTGTCGAATTCTTTTTCAACTTATCTATAATAGTCATAGCAAAAACCTCTCAATATACTAAACAAAAAAACCACTTATTGTTGATACTCTTTCGGACTTCCATCCTATACAATCCAGAATAGTTGCTAGTGGTGCTAAGAAACTTTTTTCGAATTGTGTATTATAATCTATCCACTCATAAATGTCGAATTCTGGTGGTATAGTGTTTAGGAATGCAATTGCATTATTGTGGAATGGGTTAGGTGTTTTCAGATAACAAAACTTTATCTTATTACCATCTCTGATTGTCTGATATTTTTTACCCAACTTACCCATAACAATAAACTTATTATATATCAATGCACTCTTTACTTGTATTGGTGCTCCTTTCTTATATACAGATGATGCATCATGATATTGAGCAATACCATTAACGGATCTTGGGAATGATATATCCTCAATCTTTTGTTGTTTGAATTCCTCTCTGAAATCCTCTATGAAATCTAATAGAGCATCTTCATCACCAGTCATAATTGTTCGTATCGCTTCTTTAATCTTCGTCCTACAGATATATGGAGTAGATGATTTAACCGCTTCAATCCCCATTATCTTTAGTTCTGGTGTTTCATACCTAACCCCCTCGATATCATATGCATTCATGATGTATCTCTTCTTGGCTGTCCAAATTGCCTTATCTGCTAGAGTTTCTCTCTTCATATTCATTTTTTGAGCATATGCATTCATGTAATTCGCGAGATTTTGATATGACTTTTTGATCATTGGTTGTATCTTTTTCTCGCATACATTATTCATGAAGTCTATTATTTGGATTTTTGGTACATCCTTCGTATCACCATAGGATTTAATAACTAATGGCTCCAGATTGATATAAACAGAATCTGTGTCCATAGCAATAATATAATCAACATCAGCTGTATCCATTACCTTATTCAGGTAAGAATTTATACTTCTCTCGATCCATTTGATGGATAGTTTTCCGGCTGATGTGATGGCTTCTGCTATTCGAATATCGAAGAACCTGAAATATTGATTACCCATAGACCCATACGCAGAATTCAGAGTAACCTTCAATGCCATGTTCATCCCCTTATATTTGGAGATGTCATTCTTTATTTTTTCTATGACCTCTGGATCATCTGTATCCAGACTCTCCAACTTTTTCTTGGATTCTATTTCCAGAGATTTATATTTTGCTCTATCTTTATACATCGATTCCATTATTTTAGGTAGGAACCCCTGATCATCAATTTTGAAGAATTTACCATTTGGTGTTAATGTTATGGCATAATCCTTTAATATCGATAAATTAATTTGTTGATCCAACAGACTATCTACAGATGCAGCAGATACAATATCTGACATATCATCAGAATAGCTTGTTGGACTTACTAATGTTTCTGGACTTATGTTGTATTGCATCATCAAATGTGGATAGAGACCATCAAGGTCGAATGATACAACATACTTGTACATTCCGGCTATTGGCTCTTTAACGTATGCGCCACCATATTCTTTATCCTTATCATGCACCAATGGCTGTGGCACTACCACATTTATCTTCTTCAATGCATTATATGTAATGGTATCCCACATTCTCACCTGATAGAAAACATCTTCAAAATTTACTTTGTTGTAATAAGCAACATTTAATACGAGATCGAGTAATTTCTTTTTATTGTCAAGCTTCTCCACAAGCAGAATATCTCGAATATTATATTCTATGAATTTCTGATGATCTGATTTATACAACTGGTGTAGTGTTTCGTATTCGGAATAATCTAGTTTCCTTTCGCCCAACTCGTAAAATGCCACGGTATCCAGCTGATAATTCTCTTGTGGGGAGAAACCATATTTCTTATATAGCTCAAGATAATCAATTGTGGCTATTCCGGATATATCATAATAAATTACATCATTAGAATAGCTATCGGTAGTACGTTTTAGGGATATCTTTTTCCATGGGGATAGTTTTTTGGCATGATCTTCCCCCATGATATTGGATATTCTATTCACCAAATAAGGTATATCGAATAGTTTTACATTCCAGCCAGTGATGATATCTGGGCAATTTAAAGTGAAGACATCAATGAACCTTGTTAATAGATCACGTTCGTTTTTACACTTGTGATACTGCACATTAGGATCATCTGTTGTGAAATCACCCACACCAAAACTGTATATGGTGTTTCCTATTTTAACTGAAATAGCAGTAACTTCTTCTGTGGCAGAAATAACATCCGGAAATCCATTCTCAGATCCACACTCAATGTCTATATTGGCAATGAGTATTTTTCTCGGATCGAAATCGATATCATCCGTAAACATATCGGAAATGAATGCATACTTGAATTTAGCATTTCCATAGATGGGGAAGGAATGTACATCCTTGTACTGTTCGATGAAATCTCTACACTCTTTCATGTCTCCGGCTTGCACAGGCTGCACGTATTTACCATCAAGGGTCTTGTATCCACTTTCTTTATCAGTAAGGACATAAAGAAGTGGTTTATATTCTATGCGTTGTGCTACTCTCTTACCGTTTTTAATACCACGATATAGAATATTTTTACCATAAACCTGAACATTAGTGTAGAAATTATCAGACATTATATTATCCTAGAATGAGTTCCTTTGATGGGGTGATTACTCCACCAAAAATACTATTATAGTGGTTTCTCATGGTATCATCAACTTCTTCTGATACAATAGCCTTATCTAATTTGATAGTAATGATTTTATTCTTTCCTAGATATGGCATGAATGGGAAGAAACCCAATCCACGTTGCCCGTCTTCTGTTGCTTGCATACCAACCATAAGAACATTTTTAACTTTTAGTTCTGTTGGTGTAGATTCCACTACTTCTCCAACTAGCTCCTCACCACTAACCAATTTAATTGCATATACTGTCATATCATACCTCGTCATCTTGTTGAAAAAAATCTTTTGCTCTAATCATCTTTGTGTGGGAGTATTTTACTTTAGGTGGATTTTTTGCATATTCCACAATATCCTTATGGGTTACGGGCTGACCATTTTTATAATATACCCCAAGTGCCATTGTCCATGTATCACGATAACATATTAAATACCAACCCAATGATTCAGTTATCACTAGGTTGTATTTTTGAAATAATTCCCGTAATTCTATAATAGAATTCATTAAGTTGTTTCTGTAGATGGTCTCTTATTCTTCGCTGTTATGTAAGATTGCTCTGCCGCCACAAATGCATTCCTGATGTCACCATGTTGGTGTTTAGTGTTGTATCCCAATGCCATACTCATTAGTAATGTACGCTTGATTTCTCTTGGTAATTTAACTGTATCTCTTTTAGTGCTCATTTTGTCTCCACATTTAATATGTCTTTACATTTGTTCCAAAATCTCTCTTGCTGCCCCTCATGGAAGGATTGCCAGCAATGCCAGAATAACGCCATTTCGCCTATATCTTCCCCTATGACACCATAAGTAGTGCCTATACCATATGTGGGCATCCCATCTGCAAGTCTCCAGAATGGCTCTGTATTGGTCTCCCAAGCCATACGTATTGGTGGTGCTTCAAATGACATAGGCATCAACAGCTGAACATGCACATTATTCTCTTCTGCTTTATATGTCAATTCTTCGGCAACATCCCCACGATGTGTTTCCAGACAAGATGGTGCACCTAGTTTGTCATATGTTTCGAGCGAAAATGCGATATTATGCGCACCAGCAAATACGTGCTGGTTATTCTCTATATGATTACTACGTTGAGCATCACCCACCAACATACCACTATACGCACATGCAAACATATAATCTATTGATTGTTCAGTTAATGGTACACAATCAATATCCAAAAACATAACAGCATCATGCCCCTTATTGCGTAGCATTGGAATCAACCCATCCATAGTATACCCATGTCTCATATCACTTAATACCTGATAAAACGCCACATTGGATTTGTTGAATTTATCAACTACCTTTTTCTGGTATACTAGTGTGTTCTCGTTTATATTCCTCATGAAAATAGAAACGATACAAGGATTATTTGTCATATTATTTCACCTTTTCGCATACTGCAACATAATAACCATTCCACCACAATTCCCTGTCTCCATTATAATTAGCGGGTAATTCCCATTCCTTATGCACCTTAACACCAGTCAAATCAATAGCACGTCTGGTTCCTTTTTTCACATCATCTGAATTCCAATCATCTACGATGAAAATGAACACATCATCCAAAAAGAAGTAATAATGGGTTAATGCATACACATGATCCTTTTCAGTATGACCACCATCATATAAATATACATTAAATAGACCACTAGATACATTAGCCTTTTTCATAAACCTCAATTCATCATGCAATGCAAGGAATTGATGATCTGGTAGATTAAAGCAATCCGAATTATACATTGTATAATTATTGATATCATTGGATTTCATATTGGTTTCGAATATGTTTTTGATATCATACGTGCCATGCACATCAGTGCCAAACTGAGAGAAGTTATCAATTGCCAGCGCAAATTGTGGCTTATTCTTATAAAGGGCAGAAACAAAAGTGGATCCCATCCAAACACCAATCTCCAAATATCTTGTGTTTATATCATCGACAATCTCATTAAGAAATATTCTTATTTTAGATGATGACATTCCAACAATATCTAGTTGTGCTTGTTCCAACTTTGTTGAATTATTGTTTGCTTGATTTATCGCATACTCTACCCTTGAGATGTACGACTTTACTGTTTGTTCTTTTTCCAAGGAAGCACCCCATTATACTTTTCTAACATTTTCCTATTACCATTCTCAAAGAATGGTGCTTGAACAGATAATCCCGTATTACCAACACGATATTTTACACTATACCCCCTAGTACAGTCAAATTTCAGCTTATTGTTTTTATGCATCAAAACAGCTGCAAGTGCGCGATCAATCTCCATCTGACCCGGTTCTCTGAATTTCCTATACCAAACAGGAGCAATGCTGGTGGCAATATCTTTGCGCACGAAATAACAATTCACATCAATGAAAAAATCTTCATCATGGAGGCACGAAGCCCACATACCTAGACTTTCACAATCATCCAGACATAAAACATTACCATCTTTATCTATAATCTTTCTTAGAGAATATGCCCAATCCAGCTTATTCGTTTGAACCAAATCAACCAGTGATTGAATATGATTTGGTTCAAGCATATTATCATCATCTAACCATATGTGATAATCGCCCTCCGCAATAAATGTGCATGCACCATAAATTCTATGCCCATTGTATCTATTTTTCCCAATAGAATATGGTAATTGAATAATTGCTTCATTATCTGATGTACTATTGAATCCTAAATCTTGGAATACGGAAGATGCTGCTTCTGATCGTTCATTACCATCAACAGCAACCAAGTGCTGGATATTTTTATATGTCTGTCTACGTACAGATTCAATGCACTCTTTTAGAAGTGGATTTCCTGTGGTAGGTGTTATCACTGATACTCTCATATTTTACTCTCTGGTTTTCTATATCTATTATAAATGGGGATTCTTCTATTGAGGCTGGATATGAATAGTCTACACATTCTCCAGCGCAAACCCTCCATATATCTGATGGACATACCATTTCTTATATTCCATATTTTATATTTGATCATAGGTATCATGATTAATCCCACAAATCTTGGAAATACACACCAAATAATCTAAATCCATTTTGAACACGCTTTTTATGTTTCTTCAATTCTTTCATATATGTCACGTATGTATGATTATCCCCCTCAACCATTTTAAATAATTCCGGATTATCCTCACATCTCTCGAATTTATAATCTATGACACCAGTACTGAATTTTCTCTCTGATTCAGGATCCAGCATATCCTCGAAAGCAAAAATCATTTCATCTAACACCCAATCCCACCGAACATCATGGTGTTCGTCTACATCCCAACGACTTTCTGCTTTTATTTTTCGGCGTAGTTCTTTTGGTACGTCTTTATCATCAACATACGCTGATCCACGTTTGGTTGATTTTAATTGTTTGAGCATTGGTAGTATAATCAACGCCAAAGTATCATTCATTCCCCAAGTATCATAATCATCAATACGGATTTTTACTTTACGCTTCCGTTTGCTATCAAGCCAGATACACGCTTTATATAGCCAACTTTTTTCTCTGCTATGAGTATCATATATCCCCCATGCTAACCAATCACCAAATGCGTCAATTTTTGCCTCGTCTTTAGACCAGAACATTAATTTTCTTGCGATTTGGTAAGGACCAATCCATTCCTTATGTTCACCGATATAAACTTTCATCATTCTACCCCAAAGTGTTTCTTGATCGCATCAGCATACATATTTCCTGTGGGTTCTTCCCATTCTTCAACACCAACACCAACACAAACATCTGCGCATTTTTTCACGATACTTTCTGCGAAATTCATGATTATATCATCCATTTGTTTACTTTCCCGTGCACGAAACCAAAGATTCTCTATCATTTCTTTATTCATAATGAAAACAATCCCAACAAAATAAAATGTCCCCAGTATACTTCTTTTTACATCCATCACAAGTCCAATAAAACCCCAAATCAAGGAATTCCTGTTCTTTCATCTTCATATGTGGCTCAATGCAATTATCATATAATTGCCTCATTTTTCTAATGATAGTTGATTTCTCTTCTTCTGGTAAGAGTCCATAATCATGTCTATATGTTATACACATATCATGAATTATATTTTCTTTATTTTTCATTATACCATATTCCGCAAAATTTTACCAATCTCCAATAAAGCATCTGCTGCGCCAAAAGCGGCTTCTCTATTATCTATAGCAGATTCAGCAACACTTCGTAATTGATTTATTCTATCTGTATGTGCTTTGATTTCATTTAATCCATATCCGGTTTCCCGTGAAACCTCTGTCCTATTCAGGATATCAATATCTCTTTCAGCATCACTTGCCACTCTATGCCAATTTCTAGCTGATCTGACAAAGGAATTGGCGGCAGTATTACATAGCACATCAATTGGTCTCTCAACACCACGATACACATTATCATATGGGATTTCAGTTTCTGTCATTTGTGCTTCCCCTGCATTTAACATATTCATTATAATCCAATTGCAATATATCCTCAATTGCCTTATCCGGATCAATTCCAAAATCTTCCATATCTTTTCTTGCTTGATCAGGGAGATTAACTATTTGCTTGGCTCTCCATTCTTCGTAAGGTATAATTTTGTCCATACTCACCTCCAAAACTCTTTCTTAGCCTGTTCCCAAACTTCCCTTGGGTGCATCAAACACCACAATCCAATATAAAATGGAGCAATAATAATACACAGTATTTTGAAGTTCCATAGTGGTTTAACATCCACAATTTTTTGCATAGGTATAATTAAAGGAAGCGACATAACCGCAACCCACACAATCTGATAGATTGCACAACAAAGGAACAACCACCCACCACCAGTTAGCCGTTTCATTCTTTAATCTCCTCACTGTGTCCACATGCAGGACATTTTAAAACATTGATAAGTTCTAATGTTTCTGCGTTTATCATCGGCGGTCGAATGATAAACGAGACGTTCGATTCTATATCGGGTTTAATCGCTTTACCTAAAATCATTTCAGTTCCACATTTTGGACAAATCATTCTTCAACTCCATAAAAGTGTTCTAAAATCTTTTCATCTAAATGAAGAAAGTACCCGCACGATTCTAATGGCACTTCTTTATATACTTCATTGGTAATAGATCTACATTCTGCCACAATCAACTTAGCAAATTTCTCTAAATGATCTGTGGTACAGCCAATGTTCCATTTAATTCTTTCTGGTATACCAGCATCTGGCATAACCAAATCCATTAAAATAGAGCCAGCATGTTGTTCAGCCAATTCTTTAATTTTTTGATTCATTTAAAGCCTCTCTACATTCAATTAATAAGTCTCTCACCACATCATGATTGGCAAGCTCCGGATTAAATAATCCACCAGTTGATAAATATTCTGTAATCTTATCAACCAATTGTTTGTTCCGTTCATTCATCATTTGGTGCTCGTGTGATAGGTTTGGTATTCATCTCTTTGAGAATTTGTTTAAGAGTGTCGCAAAATTTGTCAACGTCATATTCATCTATTGACCAACGCTCTGTTTTAATAATCAGAAAATGACCAACACCGCTGTTTTGTGTTTGCACAGTTAGATATTGACCACCAACATTTGAGTCGCATGTGTCAGGATCTTGATAATAAATGTGAGTTTTTTCGACAATTTCCATCATTTACTCAATATCCTCATACAATAAAACCAACTATTAGTTAATCTACATTGTTTCCACATATAAATTTCATACCAAATTCCCAGAGCAATAACAGCAACAATTGCTGTTCCCATTACTAAAATCATTATCTTATTTTTCATTAATCTCCCCACTACATGGCTCCCATATTATAGTCACTGTTGGGATTGATTCTACAGTAGGATTGAATCTAACGTCAAATGCTTCGGTAACATCACGACTTACATCGACTATTGAGTCGCCATCATATTGTTTTTCGAATATAGCATTCTTTTCTGACTAATTCATATCTAATTGATCCATGTGTAATAGGCTCAGATACTTTTTCTCGGACAAGTTTGACTCTTCCTTCCGTGTTAGTCCTACCTAGAAATACATTCTTGTAGTAGACTTTCCATTCATACAAATTTTCATCAATCATTTTACCTCTATCAAAGGTTTATAAGCACTACCACCCCACCAAACATCCCGCCATCGGCATATGGAAATTTGTTCATTTTATGGAGCACGAAAGTAAAGATCAAGCTGGAATAGAGTAGAATCCAAATCAGTGTGGTGAATAGCGAATCCACCAGCTGTCTTAAATTCATCGACATTATCCAAATGATCATCTATGAGAATATGATATGCTGCCGCATAATCCTGTTTGTATTTTTTCCCAGCTACAACATTGATTGGGCAATCAAATCCGTTAGATTGTAGCCAATGGATTTTTTGTTCTTTAATGGCATCATAATAATCCTCCCCACCACTAGAAGATAGAATTTCATAAGGAATTCCTGTTTCCTTCACAGCCTGTAGAAGCATTTTACCATCAACGTGCCAATCAAGATGCTTGAATTGCTCAGTCAGCACCCAATGCTCCCAATTCTCTTTCCATTTGGTTTTACTGGTATTACCATATAGTCCGAAATAACGTCCATTAAAGTCCGTCAGTACGCCATCCATATCTAAATAAATTTTGTTAATCACTCAGTTAATCTCCAATCCATCAGTTCTCTCTGCACTAGGGAATACATTAGTAAAAAGGAATTTACCATCAAGAACAATCACTCTCACCAAACGCCCAGCCGAACATCGCAAGTAATCCCTACCACCATCAATCATATATTCTCCCTTCATGACGCAATCATGGCGATATCGGGACACAATAACTTCACCATCATCACACAGAATACCCATGATAGGTTCTGAAAATGCTGATTCGGCATTTGTTATCATCCATCCAAGATCGTGTATTAGTGTATATTGCGTATGAAACAGACCAAAATAATTAGTGTGCCCTTTTGATGTGTCAGGATTCTCCACATAGAAGACATCAACAGGGTGTTCATTCCACCCGCCCCCGCTGTTCTTTGTGCACCAATAACCCATGTATTTGGCATTGTATCGTTCTTCCATTTTTGCTATACCATTTTCGCTAAAATGGAATCCGCATTTAGGGGTGTTTATAAACATACTATACTTTTTGTATCAGTTTAGATACAGAATGCTCCGCTATTTTAGCTTGAATCATTGTTGGGATATCTGTGTATGGTTCTTCAAGATAATAAGAACAACCATTCACCCAGTTATTATACTTTACGAACTTCGCAAAGTCAATCATATGCTTCCTGTTCTTGGGATCAAAGGAAACACGAGGTTTCTGTATCAACACAGATTGTTTGTATATATTGGTCATTTTAGCACCACATCATACCCTTTACTGTTTAAAATTTCAATAGCATCCAACAATTGCAGCCTAACCGCATTATCTTCGTTACGTTTAGCTTGAATTTCTTCCAACTGATTAAGTTTGTTTTTATATAATTTCACCTTATTGGGTAATCCCCCAATCACCCCTGTCTCTTCTATCCGTTTCGAAAGACGAGATGATAGATTTTTTCTGTATTGCGGATCTTTTGCCAATTCTCTAGCAAAAGCCCTTATTTTTCTGGGGGTATTCAAACCCGCAACAGCAAGCACATCATCATCAAAATTATGAAATTCAAAAATATCCTGTTGAGCAAAATATAAAACAATTTTATATGGCACCTTCACATTGATTCCTGTGTCTTTACTCATAACAATCTCCAATCAATATTCATGGTGGATTTTCAAATAATCCACATTAAACAATCTCTCACTTGGACGATATAAGCACATTTCCCCATCCCAACCACCCATAGAAAATAGTGGATCACCTTCCATGACAGCTTTAAACATCACCCTACGACCTGTATGGTGACTATCAACATATAGCTGTCGTGGCATACCAACGAATTCGGACGACAAAACCAAACATTTTTGGGTTTTGTTGTATGAGCATGTTGCCATCTTTACTGTGGGGATATTCATGATATATACTCTAATCTTCGATGTTCATATCATAGAATGCTTCGATTTCATCTTCGATACGATTTTCATCGTCACCATCCATTTTATTACGAAGCCAATCAGCCCTATAACCCTTCCTATCTAAAATGACATATTGGATATCTGTATATCCATAATATTCCATGGCACTTGATGCTCTACGATTATAAGATCCGGCAATATTTTCATATTGTGTGATCATAACCTGACAAGGAATCCCATGGATTCTGGTGGAGAAGTCACCACGCTTTTTCTTTGGGGCTAATGTGTTCGTGTTCACGATATTATTTCCAAGGATAGTAAATTGAATCTAAATCTGCCGCATTATCCGCATATTGCGAATTGTGATTTTCGATAAATTCCAATTCATCATCGTCCGAATACTGGGGAGAATCCACCACTTGATCTTTAGTATCATCAGACATATATCCTCCCAACCACTTAATCTATGGCTACATTATATAGAAATGCGGGGGAAAGTCAACAAATAAAATCGTATTTAAAACAACGACTTACGTGTGATATAGGGTTTTTGAATATAAAATTCCCAGAAAATAGATGATTAATAGTGCCAGAGATACCACCCACAGGCTGGCTTCCTTCATACGCACACCAGCCCAGCACCATCCAGCATTACCAGCAAATGCCAATACAACGTTGTATGGGAATAGGTTGAGGCTGCTCAGTATGGATGCAACTATTAACAATATTGTGGATGACCATTTCAGAATAGTATCAAATTTCATAATAATAACCCATCAGGCATGTTGTAGACTCGCTGTATTACGTTAGCTTCGTTCAGCATTAAATTTGCATGATCTATTGAGTAGTGTGTCCCTGCTCCCTTACCACTAAAAGCTCTGTTTGGTCCTATAATCTCCTTGATGCCAGCTTGTATCAATGCCCTTGTACAATCAGCACAAGGTCTTGGTTCAAAATTCAAATATGCTCTAGCACCACACAATCGTATTCCATGTCTAGCAGCATTGAATATTGCATTTCTTTCGGCATGTTCTACCCAATTATATTTTTCCGGTCTTTCCCACCTAGAAGGTATAGTCTCGTCTATATCACGAGGAAATCCATTGAACCCCATAGACAACACAACATTATCATCACCCACAATCACACAACCAACTTTAGTTGAATCATCTTTACTTTTTTGAGCAATCACTTGCGCTTGTAAAATGAACAATTGATCCCAACTAAGATTCTCACCACTATTCATCATATTAGATTTCATCCAGAAGATTACCATGAATCCATATGGATGTGTTGTTTATTGTGGCTGTCTTAATTTGATCAGCATCAAGAATATAGTTACCATTTCCATCAAACGAGTTGATTGTTATTTCTGATTTTTCTTGTGGTTTTTGAAATGATACACCAGTACTACCAAAACCACCACTGCGTTCTGAGTATTGTGTTGGATGCTCTTTCAATTGGATGATGCTAACCAATTCATTAACGATGACTTCACCCTGTGCAATCCTATCTCCAATATTAATGTTGGTAACATTATTGCTAATATTGGTCAGCATAACAAATACTTCCTGCTGGTAGTCAACATCAATCACACCCTCTGAATTGGCTAGTACCAATCCTTTTTTCAGTGAAAGTCCTGATCGTGGGTGTACGCGAATTGAGAACTGTCGTAGTTCTTCTTTCTCTCTGGTGATATCTGCGAATGTTTCCACACTGTGGTCTTCTCGCAATTTAAATACCAATCCAGTAGGAATCAACAATCTGTCCCCACTGAAAATCGTCACGTTTCCGTGGAGGATGGGGCGAAGCACAGGATTATTCATACTATCGTATCCGTCAACAAAATCCTTTGTTGGGTAGAACCCAAGATCAAAACAAGATGACATACTTGTGCCGTATGAGGGCAAAACAACTTTACTATTCAGAGCAAATACACCCAAACTAATCATAACAAATCCTCCAAAATAATAAAATTACTGTCTTTTCCCAATCTGATATTTTGCTACCAATTGCCAATCTGCCTTTTCTTTGAAAGAGAGAATCTTTATTTGACTTATTGGTGCAACATTATGCTTTGTTTTTTCTGGGTCAACTAGTTTAACCAATCCCCAATCAGAAATCAAATTAGCAATTGAATTTCTACGTGCAATATCGTTTTCACTTAGGTTTGATGTTTTACCATCCAATTCAAACAATTCCTTGAAGTGTACTATATAATATTTTCCTTGTTTATGGAGAATATGACATGACTGATATAGTACGTTTTCTGTCTTTGATGGTACGCCTATTCTCGTTAATGTTTCTCTAATCTTTAAGAAATCATCTTGTTTCTCTAATACCACTTCTACTAATTTTTCAAGCATTTCAATCACCTTTGTATTGTTGTTCTTTTATATTGGTGATTTGTGCATCACTGAGTAATGATAAAGCCTCGTATGCCTTTGCATCAGAATATCCATAATACTCTTTGATAAACATCAAATCATTCAGATCCTTTTTATGCCACTTCGCATATGGTCTTTTGCCAGATCTTATCATATTTAGTAAAAAATCAGCTTTCATTTTATTATCTAAATTTGGATATTTGTTTATCTCATTAGCTATCAATGCTGTATCCCTATAATAGGATAGTGCTCTATTAACCATGAATGATGGGTATGTCCGTTCATCATGATCCGTCAGCATGAACGGTTTTTTGGTTTCTAGGATAGAAGGTATAATTTCACGAAATAAATCAGCCATGATATCACCTAGTCCTACAGAAACTTACATTCGCACATAAGCTCAGTTAGTGCAGCAGTTAGGTTCAATTCCTGATCCGCACAGAAGGCGGCTTGGTATTGATACCGCGCCAGAATAACAACTGCATTGGGAATGGTGGATTTATCCATAACATCATATAGGCTATCATAGATCTTACGATATAACCTAACAGGATCATCATTTCCATTTTCAGCAACCCATTTACGCATCTGAGTAAAGTTCTGATTCTTTAGTGCTGTAACCAATCCAGACAAAGACACATCAACCAGATTACTCAATATACCAATATCAATCGTGCCATTAACAGAGTATCTCTGTAGTTCATTAATAATACGTCGATAATCAGGAAAATGTTTATTCAGAACCTGTGCGACCACTTCCCTATCAAATGTAATATTTTCATTTTTCAGAATAGCAGATATTCTCTTCATGAAAAGAGCAGCCATCTTTGGCCTATCATCGCCTCTCAATTTGAAATCTATTATTGCACATCTACTCTGTAATGGCTCAATGATTCTATTGATATAGTTACATGTTAAGATGAAAGTGCAATTGTTGGCAAATTCCTCCATAGCAGCTCTCATAGCAGGTTGAGTAGAATTCGGATTTAGATAATCCGCTTCATCAATGATGATAACCTTTTTAGAATCACTGAGTAATGATAATGATGATGCATATTCCTTGATCTTCATTCTAAATGTGTCAATACCAGATTCATCTGAACCATTGATTACCATGTAATCACAACCAACCTCATTACACAATGCTTTTGCTACTGTGGTTTTTCCCACACCAGCAGTTCCGGTTAGCAATAGATGTGGAATTTCTTTCCTATTGACATATCCCTGAAATGTTTTTTTGTATTCATCTGGTAGAATGCAGTCAGCAATTATTTGTGGTCTGTATTTTTCTGTCCACAGCGATTCATTTAAATTTGTCACATTAACCTCATTATAAAATAACGATTATTTCTTTCGCCACGTAAAACCCAATACTTTATATATAAACAAAGCAAATATATTAGGTCGTTTTGTTGATGTTATTACAACCGGAACATTATCCATATCAATGTTCAACTGTGTATAAGGTCGTACACAACTACCAAATTGTGCACCAGTAGGTAATACAATAGTATTATTGTGTGCATTAAATTGGATTATATTTGATGTGCTGCTCCTCATTGCATATGTGTTGGATTCAGAGAAATCCAAATCCAACACATTTTGCTCAGTCAGCGGGAAAAAGAATTCAAATTCTAGCTGATACATGATCGTATATTATTCTTTAGGTACGATCTGGCTATAAATATCAGATAATTCCTCATTGGTAGCAACTTCTTCTTCAATGCTGCGCTTGTGGTAAACTTTAGCAAGCTTTCTAGAAATCTTCTTTTCCATCTCAAATTCATCATGCATTCTTTGCAGAATATCCTTGATAAGATCCCGTTCCGCTGAAATTCGAGTCAGTGATACTGAAATTTCCTCAAGACAATTCTTAACGCCCTTCTTTTGCACATCACTCAGTCTCATAAACACCTCATATAATAAAATTAAACAAACTTAGAATTACTCTCAATCGCAATAAAATAAGTTATGTTGATTGTTTTATGCTTGAATCTAGCAAGACCTTTCTTTGAGATAGAAACATCATATGAACCATCAAGTAACTTGAAATTATCCGACTTTATATTAACAACAAACTTATTACCATCACCATCACCCAACCGAATCTTCGTCGTATCTGCATCATCCTTACTTGGATCAGATGCGCTAAAATAAATACTCTCACCATCACTCTCAAATACGAATATGGGGAGTCTTGATATATTCGCACTCTTTCGCATCCAATCAATATCATCCTGACTGATTGATAATTCACAATCAGGACTAGGTATATTGATGGTTTTGTCTGGTGGAGATACTACCACCTTCGGTGCGGAATAGCGAATCGTATCCATCTTATTCCTATTGTTATTGGATATACTAAGATTAGTATCATTGAAATCAATGTCGGCATCCTTGTATAAGGAAATCTTAGCCAAAAGTTTATTCAAGTCATATAGGGCAAACTCTTTAGGGAAATTCTCATTCACAATTGCTTCGGCAAACACTGTGGAATTAGGTGAAATCGTCCTGATAACATTTCCCTGCTTAATCTTCAAGCCAGTATTGATCGTCGAAAAGTTTTTTAGAATCTGAATTGTATTATCTGATATTTTCATTATCCACCTCATAAGAATCAACATTATTATATAATGATTTCATCACTTTATCAACTTTTTTGGGGATATCATCAATAGCAGAATTAACAACAACAACATCTATTGGTGCTCCAATCCATGCCCATTCACTGTAATGAGCATCGGTTTCTGGTTTCATCTGTGTCGCTTTAATATTGAAATCTAAAGCTTGATAATACCAAGAAGGATCATCACCACGTTTGATTCTGATAACCTTACCACCCATACGCTGAATGGCTTTTATCTCATTAGGGAATCGAACATCAGCTATGACATATTTTTTGTTCTCTTGCATTCTACGCTCAAGAGAATATATCCAGATGTCTGTGTGAAAAACATCCCTGCATGATTCTGTTCCCATCAATTGTAATGCCATTCTAGGTGAGAATTCCTTATCAAATTTCTTAGACCAAAATGCATCTGGTTGTTCTCTCCATGCCCTAGATTGGATGGTATCACCTTCTAGTAATTTGCGATCCCATCCAAACACGACAGCAGTTGCATCTTTAACTCCATTAGCAAAGCTTTCTTTGATATACCCATAATCATTAACCAAGATATCAGCAAATGTTCCTTTACCCGAATTAATGAATCCACATAAACCTATAATAGGTACGCTCATATATCACCAAAGAATCAAAGTGTGCCAACATAATTTGCAATTGCTGGCATATCACCAGTAAATGCATATGTACCAACGTGCTGTGTCTTCATCCAAGGGCACAACCAGATCTTACCACCAATGTTCCTCCACCACTGACAGAACATATAGTCTTCTGATAGGTATCTATCCGAATATACTTTACCTAAAGCAGATACATCAGAATCAATGAATTTAACAAGATCCTCGTACTTACCATCAGGATTATTCTTCATGTATGCAAGGATTTCGTTTTTGATATTGGCATGTTTGCTATCAATCACTGTATCAAAGTACGCATGAATATAGCGTGTACCATCAAAATGCACCTGACCACCATGATCTGGCTTATATCGGAATTCAGGATATGCTTCCCTGAATTTAGAGAACACTTCACGCTTCACCATCATCAAACCTGTTCCAAGCTCAAGAACTTCGATTGGTTCGGCAACGGAGAACTTTTCCAATCCTGGTGCTGGGTTAAACACATAATCACCAACCATCTTTTCCAGTAGACTGGAATCAATATCAGGATGGCGTTGTACTGCTTGTTTTACATTATGCCATTTGATTGATTTCTTTGGGTATGGAGCACCAACCACATCTTTATCCAGTGCAAGCATAGCGATAATATCTTTGGGGTCGAAGTGGATATCTGCATCAATGAACAGGAGGTGTGTAAACTCTTCTGCTCTGAGAAATTCGTCTGTTAAATAATTTCTGGCTCTTGTAATGAGAGATTCGTTGAAAATAAACGATGATCGACATTCGATCCCATACTTCATACACAAGGTATTTAAGTCCATCATAGACTTCATGTACATCCCATTAGCCATACCACCATACATTGGGGTGGGCACGAATAGTCTGTTCTTCCTAACGGCTTCCAAGTTGATTTCTAAATTCATATTATTACTCCACAATAAAAAAAATGAGACAGTGCAAACCACTGTCTCTATATAGTCAATTCATACACACTTTTATTGTTATATTTTTATTATTATTTTTTGTAGTAAGCAGATTGCTCATGTGTATGGGAGTGCTTTACTAAGCTGCTCGAATTGCGTCAATGTACAGTTCCTTTCGGGCTGTAGCAATGTTTCCCCTCTTCAAGTTACCAAGAAATTGCTTGGATGGCTTGGTCAGTTCATATGAGAAACTGATGGTTCCGTCCTTGCGCTTTGCACGAGTTGTGCGAATTGCATGACCTTCATTGCGAAGGCGATAGACGAGATCCGATGGATTGTCAACCTTAAACATAGTTTGTACTTGCTTTGTGGTAATGCTCTTACCCTTAGACAAATACTTTAACAAAGATTCAACTGCTGTTGTCATAGATATACCTCTTAAATTTCCCCAATCAATTCATATGAGCTTGGGGATTACTCATTTCGGTGTAATTATACACCAAACACACCATTAACGCAAATCAGAACGGAGTAACCACCTCTTCCTTATCTGTTGCGGTATTATCAGTCTTGGTTTGATTTTCCAGATTATCAATCTTAGTATAGAAATCCAAGAAAGCGATTTTCGTATCAGTATCGAACCTGTTCAAGCAATATTCCAATGCTTTCAATTTATCACCAAAAATAACGTATGCCGTGATAATGTGCACCAATCTACGGGTTGATACAATTTCAGTAACACCACCTTCATCGAATGTGGTGCGAATGATATTCGACCAACGAACAAGATTCTTGATGAATGCTTTGTCGTTCTTTGTGTCAAGCTTCTTAAAATTGTTTTCCAGAATCTTCACTTCAATGTTTTCTGGTGGATATTCTTGTTCAACAGTGATGGCGAATCTTTCCAGAAATGCTTCATTCAGAACATTTGTTCCAATGAACCTACCATCATCACTACCCTTACCCTTTGTGTTTGCAGTAGCAATCACATTAAATCCTTTTGCTGGATGCACAACTTCACCAGTCTTCTTGTCGAAATATGGCTTCCCTTCTAGGATTGGTTGTAGGCAGAGAATATCTTCTGTACCAAGATCAGTTTCATCCAGCAGCAATACTGCACCACGTCGCATAGCAGTAATTACGGGACCTTCACGGCGAACAGTGTCACCATCAATCAGTTCATAAGAGCCAATTAGATCAGTTTCATCTGTACGTTTTGTGATATTTACACGAATGATTTCCCTACCCAAATGGGCACATGCTTGGGTGATCATCATGGTTTTTCCGTTACCGGACATACCAGTAACATAGATAGGGTAAAATACCCCAGAAGAGATGATCTTGACCATGCTCTCATAGAACCCGAATCCAACATATGTGGGATCTGTTTCTGGAATGAAATTCTCATGGGAGACGATCTTTTTTGGCTGTAAAGCCACGACTTTATTATCAACAGAAGCGACTTGTTCTGATTCTGTATGGAGTGAATACATACCCCTGCCACGCTTTCGTGATTCATCTCTGAAAATGAAGTATGGCATACTCAACTTGTTTGAGTTGATGTAATCAATGATTTCCTGATTACTCAGGATATCCTTTTTATAGAAGGAAGAGAGTTTAACTAGAATTTCGGTTTGCTGAACCGGAGTGTACGTGGGTTTACGCATATTTCACCTTAAATAATATAGATAATTCACAATCAAGTCAATAGTATACACTTACATCAAGAAAAAATCAACATATAAAACATCAACAAAAACAACAAGTTACATACCAACAGACAATTCATCTATGAATCTGGATACTAATGCCATATTCACCATCTTCTTTTCCTGATTCTTTTTGAAAGCAGTACATACCGAAGCAATTCTGCAATTGTCTTTCAATTTCGAATAATGATCCACTTCCTGTTTACTCTGCATGACATGGAAGAATCTATCATATCCACGATATTTCGCTCCGTCAACACTCTTTACCAACACAAAACCATCACGGATTTTACTCTTCACATAGTCATTAACATCACCTTTACCAGTACTGATATATGTATCCGGAATGACTCTTGAATATGATGCTTGCGTATGCATCCTGAATGCAATATGTTTGCATCCAGTAATCTCAGATACAAATTCAGTTAATTGTTTATCTGGTTGAGAGGTGCTAAAAAGCTTCTTTTTCTGATTAGTAATTCTATCAATCAAAAAGAACTGATGATGGCAATTTTCATCGTGTTTGAATTGAGCATTGTTACCCTCACCATCCGTTAAATGCACAACATTTATAATATCACAATTATTTGTCTTTTTGAATTTATCAATAAGATATCGTGATGCTAGGATGGCTTGTGTTAATGGTGTGTTACCTAAACTAAATCCAGCCGAACCCAATATATGATTCTCTATTTGAACTTGGGAGGATTTTTTAGGGTCAGTTGCCACCAATCGCTGTCTAGTCATATCTCTAGCAACAATGGATAGCATACCGAATGCGTCATCGAATTGTTTTTTACCCATAGATGAACCAATCAAATGAATTAAATCAAAATCACGCCATGACAAGGTACTTCCGTCATATGCCGGAACATGGAATGCGTCTCTGTAGTTTCTTTCTGATGCATCAGCATGATACACACCGGAGGTAAACCCATACACATCGAACGGGATATTAACCTTCGAACAGAAAGATGATAATACTAACAGTTGATTCACAGTATCAGCAAAGATGTCTAACATAGAGCCAGACATATCCAAAAATACAATCATACCATGGCTCTTACCACTATAAGTAACATCCATCTTCTTGAAGATATCCGATGAATATTTGTATTGGTGTAATTTATTCATATCCAATTCACCAACAGGTGATTGGTGTGTTCTTGCATATTCCTTTGCTCGCTTCTTCATATTAAATTGTTGTACATATTGTGATACGATCTTATCGTTTTTATTCTTGAAATGGGCAATAGCCTGTTTCACAACCATTGGATATGTTACATTGCGACGTATAATAGAACTAGATACTACTTTAATAAAATTCTTGGTGAATTTTTCATTGGTTATCACAGCGTTTTTATATACCAGTTCAGGAAAGTATGCAATACCAACAGGTCTGGTATTGGAGCATAATTCCTTTTCCATTCTACGGAATGATTCATCTGTGATAGATGCGATGTTTCGATAATCATCTGGCGTGTCAATATTACCAAAGTTATCAGCACCATCATCGTTTTCGTCATCGTTTTCATCATCGGAATCAGTAGATTCGTCATCTGACTTCCCATCACCGGACGAAGAACCTGATCTATCATGATCACCAGAGTCATCTGATTTGGATGGTTCATCATCAGAATCACTTTCTTCATCTGTGATATCTATTACTCGTGGAGTGTCATCTTCGATGAAATTACCGCAGAAATCACCATCAAGAGATATGAAATCACTTAGATACGGCATATTTCTTCTTTTGGATTCCATTGCATACGTGTACAATTCAGTCGCAATGTTAACGGCATCTTCCCATGTTCGCATCTCCCGAATAGCAGCCAAAAAACGACGTTCGTTTCGCCTAAAGGGTATTTCGTGCGTAACTTCGGAAAATGTATGTGACATCTTGAAATAGACATTAATTCTATCAATTAATGGCAAATGTTTATTGATATCACCCACACCAAAGAAACCACGTTCCCATAAGATATTGTATCCGGCACTGAATTGCCTAGCCATGCCGCTATATTTGTTTTTGATCAATTTTTCAATGCGAACATCTTCTATGATGTTCAGGTATGACTTGAACACTTTGTTATATTTTTTACCACGAACAACAATACTATTGTTATCCACAATAGATGTTAATGCGGAATGCCAGCCTTCGGGTGGCGTATACAAAGCATGACCAACTTCATGTGCCATGAAGAGATCATATAGTTCATTTTCCATATCAGCCCACATTGGGCAAGACAGCACTCTGGTATTAACATCAAATGATGCCGTATCCATATTGGAATTGAAATGGACTGAGATATTCTCGGCAGAAAGCAGTTTTGCCAGAGTAGTTTTAGTTTTTACATTGAACTTAGTAGACATAACAATACCTCAGTTGATTGTGGTATTCTACAGCCTAAATATCAAGTTGTAAAGCTTTTTATTTTCCCAATATAATCAATAAGTTACAATCTACCAGCTCGTTTTAGCTTCTTTAGATTGGTTTTTACTTTGCGTTTTGCTATATCCAATTTAATTGGGCTGATCTTATCAGTAAAAACAACCCCATCCAAGTGATCAATTTCGTGTTGTAACACAACAGCAGTAAGTCCGTCAAATTCCTTTATCACTTCCTGACCACCAGCTGCTTGAAATCTTACCCTGATGTGCTCTGGTCTATTGAGAGTTAAGTATAAACCGGGGAAGGTAAGACATCCTTCTCTAAATTTTGATGTTGTGGTGGATGATTCTATCACATATGGATTGAACAATACCCACAACTCTTCCCCCATGTTTACTGCGCATGCACGATGCTCCAATCCAACTTGATTGGCGGATAAACCCAAACCACCAAGTTGATCCAGCGTTTTCGTCAATGAATACATTATATGATTGATGAAATCTGTTTTCGCTGTAGTGAAATCGATGTCTTTTGTTGGTGTCCTTAATATCGGATCATTTGGTTCAACCAATTTCAGGATTTCATATTCTATCAAATCGCCATTTTTATACATTACCTGTTTGTTCATATTACTTCATCCTCTGTGAGAAATTCTTCACTTTAGCAAATTTAATCACATCATTAAACTTATCCACCATCTGATCTTTCTTATGGCTTATTACAAATAAATTGGTATCAGCACCCAATGATGAAAGTATAGATAATAGATCATCTGTTCCTGTTGCATCCAGACTACCATCAAACACTTCATCGAATATAAGCAGATTGGTATTAGCACTGTTCTTTAGTTTCGCAACACTTCTCCAAGCAAACAATATAGCCAAGTTGAGTCTAGCTTTCTCGCCCTCAGAGAAATTTTCATAACTGAAATCATCTCTATGCCTAGACTTAATAGATTCCTTGAATTCTTCATCTAATGTGAAATTCACAAAGAAATTCATGGAATTTAAATACTTATTAACTAATTTGTTTATTATGGGTATATATTGCTTGATTATTTTAGCTTTAATACCACCATCTTTTAATAGCTGCGCGATGATATCATAATGTTGTTGATCTGATAAGATTTGTTTTTTCTGTTCTATCAGTGCATTTAATTCATCTTCGAATACGTTTAGTTGTGTCTCTTCCTGCATATTAGAAGCAAAAACCTCTTCGATATACGCAATAGAACTCACTAACGTTTCTATCTGTTTCTTTATGTGTGATGCTGCCGTATTATTGGCTACCATCTTTTCTCTCAATGAGGAAAGGGATATCCCATGCAGTGCAATCTCATGTATTCTTTTATTGAGAGTGTCTATCTCTTTCCGCAAATCACTCAACCCCGATTCCAGAGTAGCTAATTTCTCCGTACATGCAGTCAATAACTCTTCTTTGTTGTGTATTTCTTGTTTACAGGTAGGACATTCGGGTTTTGTGTTGTAGTACTCTATATCATCCTTTATTTTTTGTATATTGCTTTCTATCTTGGCTTCATATTTCGACATTGTTACTAACTTATTATTAGTTGGGGCTTCGTCTGAAATATGTTGTAGTAGAGCCTCACGCTCAGAAACCATTAATTTAAATTCTTCTTCCAGCACAGAAAGATTTGCTTTATTATCTTCTAATTCCTTCTTTCTCTTGGTTACGAGATCCAATCCATTCTTATTCATGCTATCCACATGCTTTTTATGCAAATCCATTTTCTCCTGCGCAGCTGATATTTGCACTGCTAAAGTACTCAGGGAATCTTTTGCTGCGCTTATTTTAGCCTTCACCACATTATTCATTGAACTGAATATTTGAATATCCAATAGGTTTTCAATAACAGTCCTTCTATCGGCGGCAGATAACTGCATAAATGGTATGAAGTTTGTTGATCCAAGTATAACTATCTGGCTGAATGCATGATAGTTCATCTTCAATACCAACTTCTCGAAGTTCTCTTGGTAGTCCTTTGATTTGGATTCCTGATTAACAAGCATACCATTACAATATATTTCAAATATATTTGGCTTTATACCACGCACTACCTTATAGGTTTTATTTGATATAGAAAATTCAATCTCAACCACACAATCTTTACCATTAACCGAATTGACTAATTGCGGCTTGTTGATGTTTCTGAATGGCTTACCGAATAGAGCAAATGTGATAGCATCCAAGAATGTGGATTTTCCAGCACCATTCTCCCCAACAATTAGTGTTGTTGGATGTTCATTCAATTTTATCTCAGTAAAAACATTACCTGTTGATAGGAAATTTTTATATCGTACAGTCTCAAATATCAGCATTATTTAACCACATCATTATCATTCTGCTCCCATTACCATAGCTTCATTGTAAATGCCACGAATAATACTCTTTATAGTTTCGGTTTTAACTGGAAGAGTCAACCCATCAACGTATTTGGACAATATGGTTAAGGTATCTTCTTCCTGATCAATATCATCGGTATTTATACCATTATCTGAGTAGTCTATAAAGTTTTCTACCACAGAAAGCTCCAACGGATTATGTTTAGATAGACAATCGAGGAACGTATCAAACTTGAATGGATCGCTTCTGTTATCGACTATTATCTTGATGTGTTTATCTTCAATATTCGAATACTTTGCGTTCATGATATCATTATACGATAGCTTCGTATCATCATACTTAATTTTATAGAACATCCTATATGGATTTTTTATAAATGTTAGTGAATAGTCATCCGTATCGAATATGTGGAATCCTTTTTCGTCGTTATAATCTGCCCAAGTATGCTCTGATGGTGTACCAACATAAGTGATGTTGCCCTGTGAACTCTTGTGGTGGAAATGTCCACTCAATACCTTCTTATAGTTCTTGAGTATGTTATGATCCATTCCGGTATAACAAACATTCCCTCTATCCATTTCAAATCCGGATATCTCAAAATGACCAATACATAACGGAGATGTGCTCTTTGATATTAAGTCCATTGTCGCTTGCTCATTATCAGCACATATCCAAGGAATAATATCTATTCCATATTTCCATGTTGTTGGTGTGTCGAATATAGTGATATTGTCGTATTCTTTTAGAAGTAAAGATGGGGAATTTACTTCTAATGTGTTCTTAAAATAAACATCATGATTTCCCAGCAATGTATAGAATTGTATATTCTCTTTTTTCAGGACATCAAAGAAATATTTCCTACACAATGCCAATGAATTGAAATTGATATACTTGCGCCTATCAAACAAATCTCCAGTCTGAAATACTTCTGTTATGTTATGTTTTTTTAGATACGGAAAAAATATATTACTGTAGAATTCTTTGAAGTTGGCATGAAAAGCATAACTATCGGATCTTACAGAAAAATGAGTATCACCTAATATTGCTATTTTCGTCATCAGCCACCCCATAGGTCAAATCATCATTAATCTCCACGACATACACACCAGCTGCTTTGCATATATCAACCATATTCTTAGTGCCCTTACCACCCTTAAATGCAATGAGAATATCTATACCATGATTTAGCATTTCTCTATTGCGTATATACCCAGCTGCTCTACCATATTGAGTCCAATCCGCTGGGAATTTTTCATATCGCACATTATTGGTTTTAGCCCAATCCAATGCCAACGTATCAGCTCCTGTTGCCGCACCTGATATGAGAATAAAATCTCTATTACGTGCAACAAAATCTAGGACTTCTCCTACCTTTTTCCTATTGAAATAATCCCTTCCACCACATACACATAGTCTTACCATTAGAGATCATCCACCGTTTTATTCACAGAAGTTTTTGTCTTTTTTTCTGCTATTGTCTTTTCGAAATTTTCAACAAAGAGTGCTATATTATCGTATACTTCAAATTGCTTATATGTACCATCATCACCCATAGCATCAGATGTCTCGTATTCTTCTAATATACCAATGGCAATTGTGGATTTGTATTTCACATATAATTGTTTCTTTTCTTTCTTTATCCTTCTGAGAAACGCATTATATACTGTTTGGGTGAAATATGCGAATGGATTGGATGATCTGATTGGGTCAAAACTATCGGCATACATTACGCAATTTTCGACGGCATCCGCAATCATTTCATCCCTGAATGTATATGATAGGAAATTTGGTTTGTGTGATAACTTTTCTGCAATCATCATGAAGCACTTACCAACGTATTCCGGTAATTTTGGTTTTGGTAAATTTTCTTCTTCTGCTTTTTTAACTGCCTGTTTGTATGCGATCAGCTCTTTCAGGAAATCTTTATTATTAATATAAAATGGTTTTGCCATATCAATCCTCAATGTATTGGTTTATTTTTTCTATCATTCATGATATCTGGAAATGAGATGATGTTTTCATCTTTATTATCATTAGCTCTTTTTGGTTTATTTTCTGTATCGTCTTCAAATTCATCGTGAAACTGTTCGTAGAAAAAGAATTCTTTGGCTTGAATATAATGGTCTAGGAAATCTTCCCTGACTGGCAGATGGAAAACAACTTCTTTTAGGGGGAAGGTTATTTTTGTCTCTGTTACAATTTGTTGTGGTAGCACTTCCCTCATATATAATGCTTGTTTGCCTTGATCGTATAATGTCTCCAATTCAACTATCAGTGGAAATTCTATCGTCAGGATATCTTCGGTGATAGTCACATATCCCGCCATATCTTCGAATTTATTAGTCAGTCTAATGAACTCTACTACCGAATCATCTTTTTTTGTGTCTGACATTATTCTATCCTTATAGTTGTAGTTGTGATTGGATGTTTCTCTTCGCTATAAATTTTAAGTCTTTCCACATAATGCTTTAGTGCAAAATTAAGCTTATCCCCAGAACGCAAATCATCTACAATATCATATAATGTGGCAGTATCCTTCCCATCAGCTGTCCTTAAAATTCTACCAATTGATTGTAATGTTCTGATCTTACTTTTTGTGGGAGAAGAAAAAATTAGATTGTGGAGATTTTTAATGTTCACTCCGGTAGAGAATGTACCAAATGATGCTATGATCAGTGCATCATTCTCCTTCTCAACTATGTTTCTTATCTCTTCCCTATCTTTCGCATCAACCCCACTATAAACAAAAAACACTTTCCTACCATTAGCCTTACTTTCAATAATTTCTTTAAGGATTATACCATGTTTTTCCACAAAAGTAAATAAAATCAGAGTGTTGCCTTTTATATTTAGTGACAGATTTGCTATGAAATTGTTCCTTGCTTTGTTGCTTATAATAAAGTCTATCTCTTCAAAATAATCACTCCCCTGTATCGCATTACATGTTTCTTCTGAATACTTCAATATTATAAATTTGATTTTCAACTCAGCAAGATGTTCTTCATCAATCAACTCTTTTGTCGATTTCAATCTTTGCACAACACCAAATAAACCTTCTATGATTAGTTTATGAACTTGGCTGTTATCTAATGATCCGGTTAACCCAATTCGAACATCACAATTGACTAATTTGGTCATAATATCAACCAAGGAACTGCTCTGGAAATGGTGTGCTTCGTCACCAATGATAAAATCGAATTGAGAAAAATATTGCTTATCCATCTCATATATGGATTGCCATGTACTGCAAACGAGATCTTTATCGGGCACTTTCGAATATCCTGAGTAAATTTTTTGACAGTGCTTATCTACATCCCATCCATTCTCAGATGAATAATCTTTGAAGTCGCTATACATCTGTTCAACAAGATTCACAGTTGGTACTATCAACAATCCACGAGACTTGGTTTGCAACAAATGTCGTAGCATGATGTATATTATCAGAGATTTACCGGATCCAGTTGGTGACTGTATCACACAACGTTTATGAGATAGGGCATAGGATGATCCATATACCTGATAATCTCTGGTTTCTATTTTATCCGGCAATAGAAGAGATTTTATGATATTTCTTGTGTCTATTGGGTATATTTTTTCATCATCCAAATATACACAAGAGTAATTTCGCATTTTGCAAAATGCTTTTATGTGCTTGACCAATCCAACATATATTCTTTTGGTCTTTAGGTTATACAGCCTGATCCTTCCATCCCAAAACTTACTTACGTGTCTTTTTTTATATTGGCTATCGGGAGCATCAAAAGAAAAGAACTCAGATAATTCTTTATCTATATGTTCGTCGCATTTCACCTTTACATATACATTATTAAGCTTTTTTATTACAACATCAACCATCAACTTTACCAGAAATAGGAATCATCTTGCCCCCTGAATGAATCTTTCATGAGTCATATGTTCACGTAATTGCCATGTGCGATTATTCAATTCCTTGAGAACATTCGTGCAGAAATTTGCAGCTTCCTCATGATATTGTCTTTTTGTGTTTATATTATTTAGGTCAGCATCACCATCAATATACACACTAATATCAGACTTCAATACAAATTGAAATGGCTCCCATCCCAGTTCCGTCAGCTCATTAGCATCCAATTTACCAGTATAATACATCCACTTAGTTTTCTTCATACGTAAGAATTCTGCATGATAATGCTTTGATGCTAGATTATGTAATGATAGATATCTATTGTATTTTGCATGTATGATTGGTATATTGAGAATCTCCTTCTCTGGTTCTGTTGGATTTATAACAGAATCCTTATCCCATTCATCAATCATCTCTTCAATCTTGGGTGTTTTTATTTTCATTTCAAATAACCATAAGTACCATATTATATGCAAATATAACACTATTATGGTGTATAGTCAATTCACTGGATTTGACATGACATCAAACCATCTGTATAATAGACTATGTTGCCGTTAATGAATAATATTAATTAATATATTAAGAAGAAGCATCTTTATTCTTACGTGCAATATCATATGCTGTTGTTAATAATGCCTGTTTCTTTATTGCCTCATTCGGATGATTAATGAATTTACTAACCATATGCATAGGCACTTGTCTATGGGATAGAGCATTAGTTACTACTATTGGATGTTCATCACTTAATGCTTTCTCAAAGTGAGCATCGGTTAAATGTAACCTAGCCATAGGATTTCCAAATACAGAGCTTTTAACTCCCGGATCAGGATGATTTAATATAGCATTGATATGCTCCTTATTTATATTTCCATAAGAAGCAACATTACGTCTTATAGCAGGATTACTGTGATTTAGTAATTTTGATAAATGATGGGCTTTTAATCTTGGATCGGTTATAGCTGATGGACTCATTACGAAATTAGATGCCCTATCATTCATATTCATGACATGATCAACAGCTGTATCCATGTGTTTATCTTTAAAATGTTGTGAATGCATAGCACGATTTACTCTCATATGAGTAGGAACACTTAACATTTTATCAATGACATCACTATTAGCATTTTCATGTTTGGCTACAACATCGCTTAGATCATCGTGTTTATCATCCAATGCTGTCATCAAATTATCAACTGATGCATGGGAGCTGCTCAATGCACGGGTTTTGATTGTTGTTCCATTTTCTGGATTGCGGAGCATCATATCTACGTGTTTTGATGATAAATTAGGATTTAACGCAGCATTAAATCTAGTCTCATGATCTGGATGTGTTACTGCTTTTTCCAAATCATCACCTTTTAATAATGGGCTTTTCCCAGCAAACACTCGTACTGGGAGTAATGGATTATCCAATCCTTTCAACATATGCTCTTTGGTTGCATTTTTATGCATAATCGCATGTTCTCGTATCGATGGTTCAGAATCAGATAATAATTTATCTATATGATGTGGGGCAAGATTCTTGACTGCATCAACAACTTGAAATCTGACTTTAGATGATGGGTCGCTTACCAATTTATCAACATCATTGTTTGTCAATTTCTCATGCTGTCTATAAACAGCAGCTGCCCTAACATCATCACTAGTATCATTGATTGCTTTCTGCGCATTTTCCACTGATGCACCTCTATGCACGGCAGCATCCTTTCTAACCTCAACACTATGATCATTTAATGCTTTATCTATATTGGCTGGTGATGAATGTGGCGATCTTATTGCTTTTTGTCTCACCTCAACATTACGATCATCTAATGCGGTATCTATGTGGTGTGATGTGATATTAGGATTTCTCATAACAACCATTTTATCATCATAATCTGCTTCACTATGTTTATCTTTGTTAGATAGGATATTTGTTATGTGTTTACTATCCAAATTAGTATGAAGTAATGCAACATTACGTAAATTACGATCTCCCCATTTATCATTCATGATATTATCCAGAACTTCTTTTGGCGTATTACTATTATATAACGCCTGTTTTCTTACTGCTACGCTTCGGTCATTTTTCACCACATGGGATATTTGTTCTGGTGTGATTTTATCATGGGTGGCAGCAGTCAGTCTAAGCTGTTCATCTGGGTCATTGAGAGCAATACCCACATGTTCAGATGTTGCCTTTGGATGATTGAGTGCCGCCTTTTTGATTCTGTAATGCTTTGCTTCTTCTGATCCAGTACTGTTCTCTGGTAATTTTTGATTCAATATATTAGTTAAATCTTTCTCTCCGACAGCTGGATGTATTTTTTGTGTCGGTGCATTATCATTGTATACGGATGGGTTTATGGTATAAAGTACGTTGCCCCCTTTATGTTTACCGGATAATTTATCTGCAACTTTACTCATTTCATCCATAAACCCCTGATGCCTTATTCCATAATGGGAATTTATGGCATGCATAGTATGTCCTTCTTCATTGTGATATGGATGGAAAGTGGTTCTGGCTATTTCTTTACCTGTATGATCTTTCAAATAACCAACTACAGTACCTTCCTCTACTTCGTTTTCCAGATAATCCCTGTTGCATCCGTTTTCGAAATTCTTACATGATTCGTTTTCCCATGATTGACCACCTGATGTTTGACCAGCCACACGATGTGGATGTCTGGATACATGCACAGTCATTCCTGTGTATTTTTTCCCTTGTCTAGTAGTATCATTAGCAAAGTCATTAATCAGATCTTGGTTTGCCTTTGTTTTGGTGAGCAACCCACCAATTCTAACAGATCTACCGTGCTTATCTTTGGTCATACCACCCTTATATTCTTCTGGTGATATTGTGGCACCAAGATGCTCTTCAACTCTTTTATGTACTTCGGATTTGTCTTGAGTTCCTTCTAATGGATATTCTATATCGTGATTACCCTCACCAAAGTAATGATCTGTATGGGATAATGTCTTTTTTGTAGGCATAGCCCAACTATCAACATCGTTCTTCTGTTCTGGTGTTAATTCTTCGGTTATAAATTTTTTGAAAGTTTTCATTGGTTAATTTCCAAAATGATTAACATGGGTTTTTGCTGCAAAACTTATATCTTTATCTGGATGATTTATCAGTGGAGATACCAAATCTGCTGGTGTACGTGAATGAGTTAGTGCGCTTAATACCACAGCTTTAGATCTATCATGTAATGCAGTGTTAAAATTATCTCGTGAGATATTAGGTACAGATGAATAATTACTGAATATACTTGCTCTTGTTAGAGCATTTTTTGATCCTAATATCTTGGTGATATGATCATTATTTAGGTTGTATCCATTTGCCCCAACTAAGGAATGTATAGCAGAATCTTTATGTGTTAACAATTTATCAATATGTTGTGGTTTGATTGCTGGTGATGCCAACATATTAACAACACCTTCATGCTCACTCGTAGGTACTGTGTCGTGCTTCATGAAATTATCTATTGCATGATCAATGTGTCTGCTGGTTAAAGAATGCACACTATGATAATTTGTTGATCTTAATGCTTTATTACGTGCAGCCACATGTGGGGAATCTATCATATGGAAAATATGATCTGATCTAAATGATGGATGATTCATAACTTCTTGGCTCAAATCATCTTCCGGATCTCTCAGTGCTTTTGTTAAATTATCTGGTGTTGCATTATTATTTTCTACAGCAGCACGTTTAACTGATATATGATTATCATTTAATGCTTTGTGTATGTTTTCTTCTGTTGCATTGACATTTGATGCCGCTGCCATTCTGACATGATGGTGTTCATCATTCAGTGCATGGTGGATTACTTCTGGATCTTTTGTCCATTTTGCGGCTTTGGCTCTGGTAGATGTGTCACTACTATTCAATGCTGTCATGAAGTTGTCTTTGGTTGCATTTTTATGTTGTAATGCATATGTGCGAACAAAATCATTTTCATCTTTAAGTGCTTTATCTATATGTCTTGGGGTTAAATCCCCACGATACACCATGTTATATCTGACTGATGTATTATTGTCCGATAATGCTTTATCTATTTGTTCTGACGTGAATTTACGAGCATTGGCATTTATCATACGGGATTTAACACCAAATGATTCATCATTAAGTGCTTTATCTATGTGGTGCGGTAATACATTTGGGTTTGAGGCTGCTTCTGCCCTAACTGACTCACTCTTGTCTGCCAATCCCTGATCAATTTGTTTAGATGTTGCAGATGGATGTGAAACAGCAGCACCTCTCACTTCATGAAGGTGAGGATCCTTCATAGCAATATCAATATGTTCAGATGTGATGCGTGGATTTTTGAGCACACTGACTTTATCTTCATGATAAACAAATTTATCATTTAATACATCATTTATTTTTTGTGTTGATAAATTGGGATGACGCAATACCATATGGCGCACAGTACTATTAAAAATAGATGGGTCATTACTATTCATTGTCTTGTCATACACTTTATCTAAAGTATTACTTGACATATTTTTATTTTTTATAGCAGCATGCACTACCATATCATTATTATCTTTTTCTATCACATTATCCAATTGTTGCGCAGTAGCTTTTGGGTGTAATGCTGCTTCATGTCTGATATTAGGATCGCTGTCATTGAATGCTATATCAAGATGTTTATCCGTTACCTTTGGATCATTAAGTGCGGTTATTTTATTTTTCTGTACTTTATGTATTGATGAGAACCCAACTCCAGTTGGTTTTGATGTAAGGATGTTGGTTATATCATCTGATGTTGCAGATGGGTGTATGGCTTGTGTTTTGTTGTTATCGTTATACACTTTCGGGTGTATTGTGTACATCAAATCACCACTCTTATGCTCACCAGAAAGTTGATCAGCAACCTTTTCCATTTCATCCATAAATCCTTGGTGTTTTATTCCATAATGGGAATTTGTCCTATACATGACACGCTTCTTATCATTAACATATGGCTGGAAAGTGGTTCTGGCGATTTCTTTACCTGTATGATCTTTTAGATATCCCACCACAGTTCCATTAGCAACTTCATCTTTTAGGTAATGTTTATTCATGCCAGTATCAAAATTCTTACATGACTCTTGCGCCCATGATTGATTTGATGTCTGACCAGCTACATCATGTGGATGTCTTGATATATGAACAGTTAATCCTGAGAATTTCTTACCCTGCCTAGTAGTATCATTAGCAAAATTATTGATCAACTCTGGGCTGGCTTTTGATTTTGCTAATAATCCACCAATTCTAGTTTTTCTTCCATATTTGTCTTCAGCCACTCCCTGTTTATAATCTTCTGGTGATATTTGTGAACCAAGATGTTGTTCAATTTTTTTATGTATTTCGGATTTATCTTCTGAACCTTCCAGAGGATAGGTTTTTACATGATTACCTTCACCAAAGTAATGATCTGTATGGGATAATGTCTTTTTTGTAGGCATAGTCCAAGAGTCAACTGCACTCTTTTGTGTGTCATTTAATTCTTCTGCTAGAAATGTTTTGAATGTCTTCATGATTTTTTTGATACCTTAATCTAAAAATCGTTGGGCATATGTTGATACGTCATCATGCGGAGATTTTGTTGCAAATTTGTATTGTTCTGGTGTTACTTTAGTGCCTAATAAAGCAGCATATTGCACACCCTTATCTGGATGGCGTAATGCCTTGTCTATATTTTCTTTACTTATATTATCACTATACATGGCATTTGTAGATAGTCGAATATTCCATGGAGTAGGAGGACCACTCAACACATGATTTATGTGTTCAGGTGTAATGTTTCTGTTATGTATTGCTGTTTCCGCAGTAGTATAATTATCACCATTTATTGCTTTGAATAAGTTATCGGATGAGGCATTGGAGTGACTAGCTGCAACCGTTCTTGCTCTGATATTATTACTACTTAATAGTTTATCTATGTGTTTGGGTGTTAGATTTCTATTTGTGGCTATTTCCTCAAGATCCTCTGGTTTGCGTGGATTATCTATTACACTATCAATTCTATCTTTTGGGAAATTATCATGATTCAATGCATATTGGCGAACAAGATCATTATTGATGTGTTTATCATATAAATGAGATACTTGTTTTTCGGATAATGCATTTGGTGTAGATAATAATTCTGTCGTAACTTGTGGATGTTTACTGTTCATAGCCATTTCTATATGGCTTTGTGTTAGTTTATTATCTCTAGCTAGATTACGTATAACATGACTACTCAATACTCCATTCTTATCACTGGATAATATATCATTGATGTGCTTATTTGTTATCTTAGGATGATTCAATGCAGAAACTTTAATGTGATCTGATGCACCAGAATTCAATACATCGGTTAATTGTTTACTACTAATTGCTGGATGTAATATTGTGTGTGGTTTATTATCATTATATACTTCATCATGTATGCGATGAAGTATACTACCACCTTTATGCTCACCGGATAATTGTGTAGCCACTTTACCCATTTCGTCCATAAATCCTTGATGCCTTATTCCATAATGTGAGTTTACTGCATATGCCACATCTCCCTCATTATTAATATGAGGTTGGAAAGTGGTTCTAGCTATCTCTTTGCCTGTATGATCCTTTAAGTACCCAACTACAGTTCCATTAGCAACTTCTGCTCGTAAATAATCTTTATGTAATCCGCTATTGAAATTCTTGCATGACTCTTGCGCCCATGACTGATTGCCTGATGTCTGACCAGCTATATCATGTGGATGTCTTGATATATGAACCGTCAATCCACTATATGCTTTACCTTGTCTGGTAGTATCATTAGCAAAATTATTGATCAATTCTTGACTGGCTTTTGTTCTAGTAAGCAATCCACCTATTTTAGCCTTTCTTCCATATTTGTCTTCAGCTACACCCTGTTTATAATCATCTGGTGATATCGTAATACCAAGATGATGTTCTGTTGCTTTATGTGTTTCTGATTTATCTTGAGTGCCTTCCAATGGATAGGTTTTTACATGATTACCTTCACCAAAATAATGATCCGTATGAGCAAGAACATCACTATCCGGCTTTTCCCAAGAATCAACTTTTTGTTTTTCTGTCGGGGATAATTCTTCTTTAATGAATTGTAAAAATTTCTTCATTTAATCCTCTCATAATCATAATATGAAAATCTAAACGATGCCTCTGCTGTTATTATATTTTCTGCTGTATCACCAGTATTAAATATTATTGTGGATAAATTTGTAGGAAAAATATCTATTAATTTTATCCTGAAATTGGCATTATTCTTATTTGTGTATAAAGTCAATATCGCATCTGAATATTGTGCTTTTTGTTTGAATTCTTTACGGAATGCTGCTCCTGATGATTGTTTGGTTAGATTCATATATTCTTTAAAATCTGTAGGGAAAGTCAATCCCCTCATCCAATCATGTATCTCAGTCCATGCAAGCAAGTCTTCATCAACTAGAAATGTTATATTAAATGTATCATATACCAACTTATCACCAACCATATACAAATCTACAAATGGGGTTTGTCTTGGAACTTCGGTGAGAGATATACCTGGGAAGTTGGCAGACTGGCAAAAATATGTCATTGTCGGCAATCTCTCAAAAGTTAACCTAAACTTTGTAGATTGCAGCAAATCTGTGTTCTTCGGATTTCGGTTTACTGTTGTCATTAATGTTTTCCCAATTAATCTATATATTTAGTAAACATGAAGTGATCAGACAAAAAATGGGGGAGCGAACTCCCCCATCTAAACTTATCACATATTATTGTTATTATCTTGTGATATCTGTTTACCAAGCAACCCTTATTACTGTTGAATATTAAGGACTTGGAACTTGCGATAATACTTGTTGGTATTGTTTGAAACAACACCATCTTTATTATCTGTTGCAAATGGGTTTGCAACTAAGCCATAACGTGTCTTGAACCCAACCTTTGGCTGATAGGTTGTTGGGTCAATAGCGCGTACCATTTGTAGCGGTACGTATGGGCAATAGAACAGACCAGAGTCATATGGGTTTTGACCCTTATAACCAACGCAAACAAAGTCTGATCCAGTCACTGAGTACGGATCAACAAACACTTTGATACGTCCGAATAGAACACCAGCAAATGTATTGCCAGTATCATCAACGGCTAAGTTTGTTTGACCAGTTAGTGCTGAATTGTAATCCAATAGACCAGTCATTGATAGAGCTGATGCTACGTCTGTAGAGACGATTAGCATGTTGCCCTTACCACGACGAGTATCTTTGGCGATCTTGTTAGCTGCACGTTCTACGGCAAATAGCAAGGTCTTATACTTTTCAACAGCCCAACGACCAGAAGTACCAGTGTCAGGAACATTGGTTGCACTTAGGTTGAAGGATGCAGTAGCAGAGCTTACGATACCTAGATTTGCACTTACGATAACCTTACGAACAACTTCACGGTTGATTTCAGCAAGAATTTCTGTTGACAAGATATTTGTCAATTCAGTTTCTGCATCTAAACCATGGATTGCCTTTAGGTCTTGTGCCAATTCTAGTGTGTAAGAAGCTTGCAACCCACGAGTTGTTGCAGTAACAGGAACACGGTCGATTTGGAAGCCCATGTAGTTAAGAATTGAATCTTCACCAGCACTTGTTGCCATACCACCACCAGTATTGGCTGTACCAAATACTGCTGTGTTAGCAACGTTTTGGCTCATATCAACATAAGCAGTACCGAAACCACTATTAGCACCAGAATAACCAGTGTTGGCTTCTGGGAATAATGCTTCTGTTCCTCTAGTTGTTGCATCAGCATAGGTTGAGCGCATAGCGAAAATCAAACCAGTAGGACCAGTCATTGGCTGAACGCCGCAGATGTCATAGGCCATTAGGTTTGGTAGGGAACGACGAACCAATCCGATTAGAATTGGATCAAAACCCTTGATACCACCTTCGCCGCCAACTACAGGAGACATACCACCAGCAACAGAGTTAGCTGGAGATTCCCATAGGTTTTGCATGCTACGTGATTCTTCTCTTAGGGCAACTTCTTGATTTTCGAGAACTAGAGCAGTTACTGCTCTCTTATAGTGATCTGTGATCTTTGGGAGTTCAGGATGATCAAGAACTGGTGCCCACTTTTTTGCATATTGTTCATTTAAATACATTTTTGTTTCCTCAGTTCTTTCCGATTAAAATTTCGGATTTGTTTTAGTAATTGCACTTACATAATGTGCCATAATGCCAGATATTTCTGCTTCTACTTCTGGCTGTTCAATTGTTGTTTCTTGAATAGCCTTTACCTCACTCTTCACAGTTGTCTTTGATGGGAAGTAGTTTTCACGAATTGTCGTGAGTTTATTAATATAATCACCCTCTGTGGTGAACTCCACGCCCTCTGCAAGCGATTTCATTTTGCCAACTTGTACTTCGGTTAAACCTTCACAAATTTTGCGAATACTTTCATTCTTCTTTGCTGTATGCAATTCTTCTGTTACCTTGACCAATTCTTCTTCACGAGCAGCAATAGTGTCTTGCATTTCGATGACTTGACTTGCTAATTCTTCTGCAACGTCAACCTTAGAATCAGGGATTTCAATGTAATGTTCAGCAAATACGTTCTTCAAGCTAACTAGAAGATCTTCTGAAATTTCAGCGCGTAGACCCCTTTCGATGGCAACTTGATTTTCCTTCATCCATTCCTCAACAACATAATTCAAATATGAATCAACTTGTTCAGACAATTCGGATGTGATACCTTCAATTGCTTCATCGATGATCTTGTCATTATCAGACAATACATCTTCTACGATAGATTCAACTCTGCTTTGTACAGCAGCTTCGAATATAACAGTAGCTTTGGTTCTAAAATCTTCTGATAAAGACTCACCGTTGAATAATGCATTTACATCTTCAACCATTGAGCCTTTACGTGCATTGACCTTTTCTCTAATCCAATTCTTCTTTTCTTGTGTGACATCTTGCACAGATGTTTCTTCACCTTGAAGATTGGTTCCGATTGGAGCCACCACTGGCTGTGCCAATCCTTGAGTTGTTGGGTTTCCTTCCTTGTCACCTTCTGTTGAAGTCTGACCTGGTTTTGGTGCTTCGGCTACTCCAGCAGCAGCAGCGGAACCTACACCTTCCCCACCTGGGTTTTCGGTAGTTGCGCCACCTAAATCTTGGACACCCGCGTTTACTACTTGCTGTGGTTCTTCTTGTTTAGTTGCAATTGAAGCTTGAAGAATTTCAGCAGCTGATTCAGATAATGTTTTTGCCATTTGTTAAACTCCTAAAGAGATATGTTTATTTATAAAAATTAAAATTTTGACAACGTTTTGTTGTCATATCAGCCGCTGTGACTGCTTCGTTTGATATTCGATATCATTTTACATTTATTGAAATGATATCTAACCATTGCAGGTTTTCCTCCAGTTTTTAAACAATGTGGGCATGTTACTTGCTCCTTTGGTTGTTTAAATAACATAGATATTTTTGGATCTTTCATTGGATTATTTATAATCATGCGTTCTCTGCTTAAACTGTCAATATATTCTCTGTTTAATTGAAAGTTGTGAGCTTTTGTTGCTAAAAGATCCTTTTGTTTCGCTGATGCTGATACCCTATTGGATATTTTATTCATGGGATTATCCTGTATAAACCTCAATTTACCAGCATTTTTTCTTTTTTCTATTGTTTCTTTATTTTGAAAATTATGAGAACCAAAAGAAAGTTGTTCCTTGCATTTATTTTTCCTCATTATTCGAATGGATTCTTTCTTTGATGGATTATTTTCGCTTAAATAGCGTTTACCATCAGCAGACTTCATCCAATTTTGATCGCTTCTTCTTTTTCTTTCATTTTCGGATTTTGCTGGATTTAAATCTCCTGTTGCGAACCCGACACTAGTATTATTGAAGTTCATATTAAACTCATTATCAATATTTTTAATTATTTCATTTTGTTCAGCTAAAATTAATTCGTCAAAAGAATTATAATATCCAATAATTTCTCTTGATAATTTAGATTTATCTTTTATGGATCTGATCCATTTACCAGAACCCAGATATCCATCTTGTTCATTTTCTGTACTGTGTCTTCCTATATAATATTTACCAGATTCAGTATGCGTTGTTTTATATATAAAATGGATCATTTTTTTTTACATTTTATTCAAAAAGTTTTCGAATATCTTTAATGATATTTCATCAAGTTGCTTTTGTTTAGCTTTTTTGATCTGTTCGTAATATACATTTACATCCATCTCCTTAATCAATCCATTTTCCCAGACCCACTCTTTATGTTCCATCAATCCATTAACAAAACACCCTGGTCCTGATGGGTCTGCAACAATGTCAGCAGCAGTAGCAAGATAGAAATCATCTTGAACCATATTGACACCATTTACATTCTTTAATGAACCCATACCACGGGAAGATACACCCAATGTTGCTCCACCTTCCATCAAAGACTTAGCGATTTTACCCATTGGGGTATCCAATACTTTAGCTTTTCCCATGAAATTGTTTCCTTCCTTCTTTAGAGAAACAATTAGATGTGATACTCTATCTAAATTAATTGATGGTGTATCTGGATGCCCCAATTCACCAAATGCTCTATTTTTATCGATGTATTCTTCTGTATATCGTTTGGCTTCTTTTTCAAGAATTCTTGATTCATAAAGACGACCATTCCTATTCTTTTGTTCAGCAACAAGGAATGGTCCAGTAATGTATAGGCTTTTTACACCATTCTTTTCTTCAACCAACACACTTGTGTCTACAATATCTTCTCTGATTAGTTTCATTTTAGATTCCTAATGCCTTTCTTTTACGGAGTGAACGTCTTCTTTTTATCAAAGCTCTTGCCATTTTTGCTCTGCGTTTGATCTTGGCTTTCCGTGCGCCCCTTTTTCTGTCCATTCTTTCTTTGGCAGACATACGGATGACCTTACCACCACGCATTATATAACCCTTCAATGCAGAAACTTTCTTTCGACGTTGTATTTTCCCATTACGGACACGAACGCGAATAGTTTTAGTCTTACCAGACCTAAACGTATTGGCTTCTACAATGTCTATTTCTGTACCCATTAATTATTTATTACTTTTTGGTGTTTGAAAGCCATGTTTAGCAAAATCAAAGGGTTGATTCCTTGGTAGATCAGCTGTTCCTGCTCTGCTATTGATAGCTTCTACTTCATCATCACCTAATAATCTATTGACTTTCATTGAACCAGATATCAACCAATTACCAGTCATGTTTGGATTTGTTTTATATCTATAATGACCACCAAATGGTATTTGATCCGTCACGGCAGCAGTGCTTGCTATGATCTTTCCATTCTTATCTTTTCTCGCATTGGAATTAGCAACAGATTGCCAATCAACGTCAGCAGGAACTTCTACTTCTGCCCACACATGATGTGGTTCTCTTGTATCTGGTGGTAATGATCTATCACCATGAGATTTTCCGCCTATATGATGTGCTATTGGCAGATCTCCACTGTGCCAACCGGGGCGATATGCCAAATCACCAATTTTAGATTTTACTTTATTAGGTGATTTGCCTCTCTCACCACTTGATGCATTTATCCATTTTCCCATTTCAACTGGGCTATTTGCATCAACGTATAATGGATATATTTTCCCTTGATGTTGTGCACCTTTCTTTACTTGAAATAGTTTATACGCAGTTACTGTTTTTTGTGGGATATTTCCAGCATCTGATGGCTGAATATCTTCATTTATAAAGTGACCATCGAATTCTTCATTGTGTATCTCTGTTCCTACAACTGCACCAATACCTTCATGCGCAGTATATGGTACAGAAAATGCTAATCCGAGTTTATCATTAGTATACAATGCAACACGTCTCCCATCAGGAAACTGTCTTATTGCTGTTCTCTTTAACACCAACATTGCTGGTGGTTGGAAATTACCATTGACAGATTCGCTAATCTGTTCTTTATCTGTTATTATGAATGATTCTTGTTGATTTGCTCTCTGATCCGTTCTTGCTTTTTTAGCAGCTGCATCCGCAGTTTGTTTGGCTGTCTTTTCTATATTTGTTAATATTTGATTTGTTTGTGATTGTTGTCTTCTCTGTAGAGCAGTGAGTGTTCTAGCAACATTGACTGCTTTGTCTACTGGAATATCAGCACCCAAAAGAGGATCAGGGAATCCTGTTGAATTTATGTCTCTTATCTGTGTCTGTTGTCTCGGATTCAATCTTGACACGGCACTTGCATATCGTATTGATGGATTTTTTTGCAAAGTGTCTGTTAGCTTCTCATACGCACTAACAGCAGAAGATGGACTGAATGACATATCCCCAGACGCAGCTCTAGTAGCTTGAGTCAATGCACTCATTTTTTGTGAGAGCGTATTATGTGCTTCACGTTTTTTGGCTAAAGCAGCTTGGCTCTTTGATACTATAGTTTGTTTGGCATCCTGATCATCCTGATCATTTTGGCTATATTCCAATAGTCTTTGTCTAAGAGTCTTTAACTTCATGTGTTGGTTCTTCTGTTGATGGCATTAGTAATGTTGATGCAACTTCCACTTTCTTAGCTTCAAGCGCGTCACCTACTTTGCCAGCAATAGCAGATTCTATTCCAGATTGGAAAGTATCTCTATCTCCTGCTAAAGCTGCGCGTACTGTATCTATCATAGTCATATTATTCTCCGACATATATTAAATATTTAGTCATTGTTGATCTGGTGGGGTAATTCCCAATTTCTTCATCATCTTCAATTGTTCAGCTTGCTGTTCAATTGCGGCAATCTGATCCTCTTGAATTTGCTCATCCACCTTTTCTTGCTCATCTTCATCCATTCTTATTATGTTCTTTTTCACCCATTCATTAGAGTAATACATACCAACATATGGAGTGATCGTCTGTAACAGAGTTAATCTTTGTGTCAATAGTTCTGCTTCTTTTAATTCCGTGAAATTATTATCTTTCAGGAAGTTATAATGGATGTTCTCTCTAAGTTCTTTCCATTCATCAATCGAACAGATTCCTTTTAGAGCAAGTTGCCTCTGCATTAATTCATCAAATAATGTAGAGAATTTAGCGCGTAATCTATCAACAAATTTTGTGAATTTTAATTCGTCTCTGGTGATTTCTGTAGTTCTACCTAACATGAATCCCTGACCCTGATCCAATCGTGTAACAGGAACATTTAATGACTTGTTTAGTTTCATTTCAAAATATTTAACGTCGGCCAATTCACCGAGATTTTCTCCAGCAGGTAGAGTAGTGATTTCTGTAGATTTACCCTCACCTCTTCGTGGAATCCAGAAATCTTCCATCATAGATAAGAATTTCCTATCATCTTTCACTGTTCCTGTTGTCGGATCATATGTGACTTTATTTCTGAATTTTGTCATAATATCATTTAGATATTGCTCTGCCTTTACTTTTGGCATGTTAGCAACATCAATATAGAACACTCTTCGTTCTGGTGCTCTTGATATTCGATATATCACTATAGCATCTTCAATCATTCTTAACTGATTGAGTGGTTTTATTGCTTTATGTAAGTATGATAGAACCATTGTACGCTTTGCGTCCATCAATCCAGAATTTACATTGACGATGGCATCAGTTGCAATTTTTATCCCTGCATCTGTTGGTGATGTAGTTATTGATTGTCCTTGTGTGGTGGCTTTATCATTATAGATATAGAATTCTTGTGTGCCGCCAACGATATCAACACCAGTTCGTGGATCTTTTGTCTTTATGACAGATCGTATCTTTTTTACTTTTCTTGGGTCTAAGTATAGTAATTCCTGAATCCCTAATTTTGGCTGTGATTCGTCTATCAACACTTGATAGAATAATCTACCATCAATATACCATCTCTTGAAGATATCATATCCATCATTTGAGAAGTTCAGAAGCTTTAGTATATTTGCAAATTCTATTCTGAATAATTCTTTAATATTATCTGGTTGCTCCAGATCATCCAATACAATACTTACTGATTTACCTATATCATCATGTACAATTGATTCGTTTATAATATCATCTACTGCGGTTTCTATTTCTGGCTGCATAGCCATTTCGCGGTATCGTGTTATAAGATCATTTTCGTTTTTATATGACGCTTCTAGGTCAAGATATGTGCCGAAATAACCACCAGATGCTACATTAATAGCACCATCATCCGTTAATGGTGCTGATAATTGGGGTTGTATTTGTTGTTCTTTGTCTTGCTGACGAACAATCTCGAAACCAAAGAGTGATATTGCCATTATTTACCTCATAATTTAATGTTGAATTGAATCAACATATAACGTATATATGTTGATTATAATCAACCTTTAACCAACGTCTGCTTGTTTCGTTGTCCAATACTGGTAAGCAAATGTAACTTGATATTCTTCTACAGTATCATTTTGCCCCCAATCCAATTCTATTGGAGAAACGTCTGTTGGATACAATCCAACAAAGGTATACTGTTTCAATTTATCGCCCTGTTTACCATATTGAAGAACATCAGCATCAGTGAAATAATTTGCAGATAATGATGTTGCAATATTTGTTTGATGTGAATTTATTTCACCCATCCAGCCTTCTAATAGGTTGCGGACAAGGAAATCCTCATCATTTATTACTGTTACTGTCCATTCTGGGAATGTCCTGTTACCAGCAAGCTTGATTTCACGACCAAAGTAGTACACAGGAACAGTACCAAGAGTAGAACCAGGAAGTTGAGCAGATTTACAAGTAAAGCTGAATTTACTGGTAAGTCTTGATAAACTTACTTGGAATAGATTAGGTCTTGCTCCGTCATACTGAAATTGACCTTGAAATTCTGATATATTAAATGGCATTTGTGTCTCCTAGAGATTCTGGTTTATTTATGCTGTAGTATTAAAACTTACCAACAACTTCATCGAAGCTTACACCAGTTCTAACAGCAACGAAATTCAATTGTATGAAATTGATACTTCTAGCTGGTTTGATATAAATGTCACCAATAAACTCATTTCTATCAATGACTTCACCAGTGTTATTTGTTTCATCACATACAACCTTATAGTCATATATGCCACGACGACCCTTCACATCTCTCAAGAATGGTTCGACAATTGACACGAACTGTGCTCTTGTAAATTCATCATTGAATTCGAATAGGCTGGATCTTGCTGCTCTAGCAATAGCCTTTTCCAGCACAATGAACAATCTACGAACATTGATTCTGTCAAATGCCGATGGTCTTGCAAGTAATGTCTTGTCGCCATACAACATAACACCTTCTCCTGGGAAGGATACAATTGGATTTATTCCGGTTTTGTATAGAGTGTCTCTATCTGTCTTATTTGGAACATAAGCAAGCTTAACGACATTCTTGATGTTACCACGAGTTAAACCAGCAGGACTCCACCAAGGATCACGTTCAGCATCTGTACGAACACACAAGCCAGCAATATCACCATTTGATGGTATCCAACGATATACATCATTATACTTGTCGTACTGGTATTTCCAAGAGCTGTCCATAACAGCATAACTTGAACTTCTTCCTAATCCATCACGATACGAAGCAACATCTGTTGCTGGTGTTGATGTTTGGCAATTTGCTAGTGGTGGTGAAATAAATGCAACACAATCCTTTCGTGTTTCTACGATATTATCTATAACGTAACGTTGAACATTAAGCATTCCTGTTTCTGTGGTATATCCCCCAGTAAGCACTAGTGATATATCAATTTCTTCTGCATTTACAAATTTGCTGTATGAATTTATAACATTTGCGGATATAGGATTACCATCAGTACCTCTAACAAGATCAATACTTACGGCAGGATTAGCACCGTCAATGTTTATGAAAGATTTTCCAGCAGATGCCACAGTTCCCCATGCATTTGCACCAGCATTATTAACAGTATTTACTGTGTCTGGGTGTGCTGTAGAATATATATACTTTGATTTGTTATAAATTACATCTCTATAGTAGTTAGAATTACCAAATGAATCTTTAGCATTGATTGCCTTTGATACGAAACCAAATGTTTCTAATACAGTGTTCTGTGTTCCGGTGAATGCACCATCAGCGTCAACAACAACGATGTGTAATTCGTCATTGGCTGCACCAACAGATGCGGCATAAGATGATGTTGCTGGTGCGCTTGAGAATAGCGTATTTCCTGTCCATGTAAGGAAATCGCCAGTATTTGCGCAAATATCTACTCTTAGTGAATTACCTTTAGCACCAGGATATCTAGCAGCCCAAGCACCAATTGTTGTATTGGTTCCTGTGTAGTAATTGTTAAAATATTCTTGATCATTTTTAATGGATGCATTAGCTGTCTGTGCTGGGTTTGAAACAGCAGTATTTGTAGAAGAACTACCTGCTCTCACAACTCGTAGGTCATTACCATACGACAAGAAATTTGCAGCTGTGAAAAATGATATCGCATTATTCGATGAATATGCGGTATTATCTGGTGAATTTGGTTTACCGAAAAATTCAACTAGTTTATTTTCATTGGCAATCTGCACTGGGAAATCTATAGGCCCCCATGTGAATACGCCAGCGAATGCGCCAGTGGATGTCCCAACGGCAGGAACAACGGTTGTTAAGTCAATTTCAGATGTTACAACACCTGGAGATAGTTGAAAGCCCATGTTTTACGCTCCTATACAATGGAGATTAAGAATATCTACTTGTATTATTTAGTTTTTTATGTTTTTTAAGAATTATCTACGACATTCCATATCACACCATCCTCAACATAGCCATCTAATCTTGGGTCTGATGATCCATCTATAAATATGGGAGAAGGTAATGATTCATCTTCAATTTGCTGCATTCTATCTCTATATAGCTTTTCTTTCATATTGACATTGGTTAATTCCGAGAAAAATTGCTGGTTTGTGAGCCATGCAAATAAAACTAAACACATCACGGTATCATCATTGGAACCTTCCTCCGCCTCAAAACTATTATTTTTGGATATAAAGGTTGATAGTTCTGCGATAGTATCAAAATCAGTTATCAATAATTTCTGATCTTCTATTAAGTTCTTTAGGATAGAGCATCCAAGGCGTTTAACGGATTTGGTTGTCCTGATCCCACGGAATGATTTATTACCATATCCCCACGTAACAGATATCTTTTTTTGTATTTCTACTGTGGATAATATGTTCTCATAATCATATTCATCAAATAATATATCAATCACTTGTTGCCCATTATCATTAATTTCACCCAGAACATATGCTTGATTATAATAATCACACATCTTCTTAATTACAGCAGGATATACCATGGGACTCATTTCATTATCCCTGAAAGTAGCCACTAGTTTATATGGTATCTCTGTGCAGTCTATTAGACTTATTGCATGATAATCCAACCCCTTTCCTCTGGATGTATCCACAACAGCAACATAATTATGTCCTTTTACTGGATTTTCGTATATTTTTATTCCATTGTCTGATAAGTGTATTGGTTTGACGAATGCCAGAGACTTTAGTGCTCTTGCAGATATTAATGTGCCAACACTTCCCATGAATTCAACTTCAACTTCCTGTAGATATTGTTGTTCTCCCAATGCAGCTCTTTGTTCATCCGCCCATTTTTGGGTTCTGCCGGGCACATCACTCCAATGCACGGAAATAGGCGTAAACCCATTAATACCCTCAACTGCTTCTGTCCACCTCTTGTAGAAATGGTTCATACCACACGGGGTTGATGTGATAATAATCTTTGTCGTTTCACCAGATGATATTGTCGGATATACGGATGTAAAGAATTCATCTGCTAAATTAGTAGGCACGAATGCAAATTCATCAAGATATAGGCAGTTATGTGATACTATACCGTTAGAAACATATGAGTGTGTATCTTCGACATTTAGGAAATCGTATACTGGCTCTGGATCGATTTCTGTTATTGATTTTATCTGTTTACCACCATATACATATTCGTCGGATTCCAAAAATCCTGCTTCAATATATTCTCCATATGCATCCATTATAAGATGTTCTGGAGTACAACAAATACACTCTCCGCAGTAAAAATCTATTCTTATTAGTGTCTGTGGGATTCCTCTGGAGAGAATACCATCAAATGATTTGAACCCTTGCTCTGTTAATATTTTCATTTTGGAGCAAACCCTCTAACCCAACCATCCGGAACATCTTCAGGTTTACACATCATTTTTTCTTTCGTTTCTGCGTTATAACAATATACAAATCCTTTATTGGATGCCTGTCTACCTTTTGCTGCTGCGCTCATTTTGTTTCTGGATTCCTCTGATCGACGCATTCCTCTATGTTTTTCCGCAGTTTTTTCTATTTTTGTTGGGTTTTTGTTTATCTTATCTATATGTTCTTTAGTTTTCTTTTTACCTGATAATGATGTGGAAATCTTTTTCTTATGGTCTTCTGACTTCGGCACACCCAAAAATCTTTGTTTTGAAATTATTTTTTGGTTACGTCTTTGATCCAATATATTAGAAAATTTTTCTTCTGCCATTTTTTGTTTCATTTCATTACAGAAATACACATCTTTGTCTGGATTTCCTGCTAGACTTATTATCTGATTCTTTGTTAATCCGGTTGCGCGTATAGCATCCACCATACTCAAATATGATTTTCCTTCTAACATGATACCATCACCAATATGCTGCCTTGTTGATTGCACCTCTGAAATCATTTTTTTGGTTGTGTCTGTGTGCTGCTTTCCATAGAATGGATTGTTTTCACCATACATAATTCTGACGTTTCCACCAATTGCAATATTATATGTATCTTCGCGGAGAGTGAATTCTTTGGTGACAATACTTGCCTCATATTTTTCCGCTTCTTCTTTACAATCAAACACACCTAATATTTTTTTATCGAATGCGCTTATACCGTATTTTTCAATGGCAAGTTTGATTAATTTACCAGATCCCATATATCCATCATTTATATTATTTGTCTTATGGAAACCAACATATATTTTACCATTCTTGGTATTTGTTATTTGGTAGACTGTGTATTTCATATCAGATTGTTCCCTAGAGCATACTTCGGTGAGTTTGCTTTTATTTAGGATATTTGATATCTCTGTGTAATAATATGCATCACTATACTCAATACATACTTTAGTGTCGTCCGTAACGCAGTTTATACTGAATCCTCTGATCGCACTCGATGTTGTTGATGTTGCGATTATCTGGCATTTATTTTCTAATTCAATATTACCTTTATTCCAAACCACTACACCCTGCTGCATCCACATTGGTAGTGATTCGTATGATCTTTTGATTCTATCCAGAATTTCTCTTGCAGTTGCTGCTTTATGTGCTAATAGAGCAACAGTTTTTTCTTCATTAAATAATACATACCACAAGAAATACCCAACTAATGTGGAAGTATTATGGGATAATATTCCATCCGTATATAATCTATGATCATTAGAAGCAACAGTCAGGTCATACATATTTGAGCTGTTTGTGGTTTCTATTACATCAACCACCAAATCAACCCCATCCTCTGTTAATATTTTACTGTGATTTGGTATTAAATTTTTAGTGAATACTTGATTGTAATTGGAATCAAAAACAATATGATCATCTGCGCATATTAATGATTTACCGCTTTTAGTTTTAATTATCCATTCTTTATACTTAATGGTTTTGTGTATATGTGTGATTGGCACCCAACCAGTATCAGATAATACTTCCCAATTTTTAACTCCAAATGAATTGATAAATTTTCTTTCTACGTTGTTAGAAAGATCAGGCATTCGTCCAGTGCTTGTTTTCTGTTTGCTTTGAAATTTATCTCTCTTATTCTCAAGACTTGATAACCATCCACCATCAAGGAATGATCTCTGGCATGTTCTTTCATTTGATTCGACGGACGCATGTGGTGCCAATATTCTCCATCGAATTCTATTATTTTTTTCTTGTTTATATCTATGAAATCTGGAAGTATAGTTTTCCCATTCGAAAGCGTCAGACGATATTCTTTGTTCTGATAATTGATCATATCTTCCCTCTCCCATGTGGCAAAATATACCATCTCTGAATGATAATGTTCCATTATATCCTTGAATAATATTTGGGATATTTTGGAATAATTTTGCTTTTTGAAATTCTTCGACCATCTTTTCTGTCGATCCGACCAGATCTCTTTCCCAATCTCTTCCCCATATTTCTCTATGCATATTTCCAGCGAAAACGTAGTCTGTCTGTCTGATAGAAGCTGTTTTGCAAGAGTCTCGTCCCCATTCGCTTTCTTCATCCAATATTCCAGAGTGGTTGTTGAGTTTCCATTTTTCCTTCTGGTATTTGCTACTTTTTTGTGTATTTCCGTATCTATTGTACCCACAAATTTTTTGGAGAATGGTGAATACTTCCCTCCATGTTGATATGCTGGATTCTTTTCTCCCTTGAATCTTTCCGAATATTGGTTCATCAAATATTCGGACACTAGTTGGCTGTTTGGATGTTGTGTTTTGTATTCTTCTGTTGTTATCTTGTGTGTATTCCTTAAATGGGAATTCAATTGTTTCATCTTCTTTCCGCACATCAGACATTCTACTAAGGTGTTCATAAAAATCTCCTATTGTGATTTCATATATTTTATTGGTGATATTATTCTTCACCTTTACCTTAGTATTTATAAAAAAACATTTTCCAACTTGTCTTCCCGCCTTTATTATTATCCTGCGTTCTTTTTCTATAGTATCAATTGCATCTTTCTGGAAAGGATATAACTCAATATTGACATATCCTCTATCCAGAGTGATCATTTTTACATATTTTTCAATAAAATAATGAGGGTCTTGTGAGCATCTGGCATATTCCAAAACCTGATCTTCAGTCATTGGTATATTTACACCATCCCTCTTTAGGCGTGGATTACCAAGATAATGTTTAATTGCTGTTTTTATTTCTGGTATCATGTTTTGTTACGAATGGCTTTAAGCAAATCTGCTGTAGTGCCCACAAATACGGCTTTGTCTACGTTTATGTTTGTATTTGTGTTACCATTTTCGTTCGTGTCCTTTGTTTTTGATAATAGATCACTTTTATCTTTTTGTATTTTGAGTAGTTTATCTACATTTTCTGCTTGAGTTTTTAATAGTGTCGCTATAACCTCATATGCTCTTGGATGCTGTGTATCCCTAGCAATCATAGATAGTTCCGTTATTGCAGCATTGCCGTGATTGATGATGTTGTATATTTCTGATCTTGCGCTATCAGCATCGGTTTCTACATTATTAACATCATTTGTAGCAACGACTGTTTCTGTGGTGGCTATTTTTGTGTTTGAAGTAATTTCTGTGTATTCAGCCGTTATTGGAGCTGTGCCCAGTATACTAGATAAGTTTTTATCAAAGTCACTCATTTTAATACCTAAATTGTTTCTATTATTGTCGTTGTGAATCCATAGTCATCATCCACATTTGCTGTTGGTGGATTTGGGGTTACTGTTATATTATCTAGCTGATGATTATCATTAACTATTCGTGTGATATTCCATGTTGCGCCACTTACTGCACCATGTAATGATTTATTGTTATATAAAACACCATTCGTATCCACTATGGTTAGTGTATTTGATGTATTATCCCATGACTCAACATATGCCGTAGCATTTGATCTCCCTATGGATGATCCCTCATATACTAATTCACCTATCTTATATCCAACACTACCACCATCAAGATTTAATATTTTTGTTCCTGTGGCATCTGTGTTATAGTAAAATGTATTAGCAGTTGCTTTATGTATTATTTTTGCTTCGTTTGTTGGTCCGTACAAATATCCTTGCATGGTAAATTGTAGAGTCCAAGTTAATACTCGAAGACTATCAGCTGATCCTTCATCCTGAACATCTTGGCTGACGGAATTTAATATCAATGGAAGATCATCCTCAACATCAGGTAATCCTAAAAGACTTGCCTTCAGTGTATAATCTGGGGAAAAATACGGAAGAATCTGCTCAACTATTTGTGTACCATCTTCCACATTCCTCACATATATGTTTAACGTAAAATTAAATGTGTATGGTGTTCTTTTTACTGTAACAACAGAACCAGTATCATTGTTATATGAGAATTCTGTGTTATATATCGATCTCTTTCTTACTGGATCATATATTATGGAATCCAATTCAAATCCCATTCTGGGTAAATTTACCTCAGTCTGTTTGAATAATTCTGGATCTTGTGTGATTCTTTTATAGAATTTTTCTTTGTTTATATATGATAATGGAACAGTTATGCGTTCTATTTCAAATGTTCCGGTTTTGTCATGGCGCACAAGTCTAATATTATTAAACATTGTTCCGAATGCAACAACCATTTTCCTGATTGTTCTATGATAGAAATGTTGATTAGATAACATCAGATTTGTTCTCTGAAAAATATTCTTCGTCCAGTTTCTGGGCAAATTCTCCAACGTCTACCAATTGTAGCATCACTCATCCTTTGCTTTTGTTCCATAGTTCTTTTATGTGATCTATCTCTATTGGTCTTTGCTCGTCTTTTAACTTCTTCTGTTGTGGGAAAGTGTCTTTTTTCGATGGGAATAACTCGCCCCCTAGCTTTCTCCCCAATTTTTTTTCTTGTATCATCGGAGATGGTTTTGCCTTTATGTGCTATAGAAATTTTATTTTTAGCTTCTTCGGTATGATGCTTTCCCCACATTGGATTCAAACTGCCTCTTTGTTTTTCAGACATTAAATGTAAAGTTTCCGGTGTGTGTTTTTTCCCATGCATTGGTGGTACAGACTTCCCATAATTTAGATTCAACCAATCATCTTTTTCCACAACTCTAAGTTTATATAAAACCCTAGATTCCCAGTCTCTGGCATCTTTGGTCGTATCAAAAACTCTTCTGACCTCATAAAAAAAAGAATTCACCCCATATTCGGCTATCAATCTCTTAACCTCTTTGGAGGATGAAAAATATTTATTCCAGAGATCATCCGGATGACAATCCAATTTGTATCTAACTCCATAATATTTTTTGCCGGTGGGTTTGTGATAAAGATAATATGTAAATGGTATGGTCATTATATTCTCCAAGTTCGATATTACTATTTAGTAATTTTCGATTTTAGAGAATAGCATCACTTAATCAATTTACCTCCCCGAACGGGTTATGCTCTGTGAAATCTAGGAAATTACCTGCTTCTATTTCTAATCTAGTGTTATCGTCGAGATTTTCCGTATTTGCATTCGTTATTGTTATTGATTCTGGTAATGTCCAGACTGCCCCACTTGAGTAGCCTTTTATATCAACACCAACAGCAAAATCACCTTTGATATTTCTCAGTTTCAATTTTCTATCCGGTCTATTCCAAGAAGCAACAACACCTCGTGCCGTTGCTGTATCTAAAGAGTCACCCTGATACACCCATTCATATTTTTGATATGTCCCAATCCCACCAGTATTTAGGATATGCTCCAAACTAAATCCTTGAACATCACCAATTCTATCAATTATCTCCACACCAGTAGTGAATAATTCTCCATTATATTTAAATGCTTCAAGTGAGAGAGAGTACATATATGGATTAGTTGAATCTCTTCCTAACTGGAAAAAGTTCTTTTCCTGTTCGACAAATTTAATTTCCATTAATTTATATTGTACTGGTAAATAAACCAAATCTCCTTCTTTTGGAACATGTCTCTCTGGTATGTTTTTATCTAGTTGTGCTGTGGTATTTTTCCACACAACCTTTTCAAAAGTTCGTCTAGCCATAACAACTGTGGCAGAATCTTGTATCTCTAATCCAAACTTGGAAAAAAATTCATGGTTGCCTGTGTATTCCTTGGTGGATTCAAGATACATATCTATCTTGAATGCTTTAGAAAAACATTTAACGGGATCATCACCAAACAACTCATCTGTGGAAGATTGGGAATCCCTTGGAATATAATATACACTGATGCCATGATTCTTTATGGATTCAAGAATCATATCTTCAAGTAAAAACTGTTCACTTGTTGCATTTTGGTTATTAAAATATACGCTTGTCATTTATATTATCCAATCAAGAATGGTACTGGCTCTTCGTAAGTGTCGCGTAATTTCTGTTCTAATCTGGCAATTTCGGCATCTGCATCCGCATATATCTTCTCACCATTTATAATCATCCCACCCGGAAGAACATAACCACCATATTTGGTTAGATTTGATCCCCATTGTTTCTTTATTAGTTGTGTGGTGTATTCCTTTAACCATATATCATTATATACACTATAATAATAATCCGGATCAATAATTCTTCTCGCCTCAACCACGATATAATCACCCACATTCACTTTTGCTTGCCAATTCATTGCAATATATAATATGTTGGTGGTTTTATTGTATGTGAATGGTACTCTACCAGTTACGATCATATCCAACATTGCTAGATGTTCACGGGCAATAACGTAATACGTATATGAGCTGGATGTTAGATTGTAGAAGTCATTAAGTCTCAGTTGGTAATTGATATCAAACATATTAAAACCACCAGCAGTAGTGGATGTCTGCTGTCCGGTCATTGGTAGTATGTTGTTAACTGATATAATATTATCAGACAATTCTATTTGCTGATTATCAATATGATATTGTGTAACTTGTAAACCCAGCCAAGTCATTTCTGTACCATCATAATGATACTGCTGGAATAACTGCATGGCATCATCAATGCGATCTTCTACCTGATCATCATCGACATTTATGTCAATAACAGGAAATCCCAGCTTTCGTAGGCAATAATCCTTTAATTCTTGTCTTGATGTTGGTTGTGCCATTAGATAAATTCCTCGTAATAATACATATTTATCATTGCGGAATGATTACCCTTTTGCGTCCTGCATAGATAACAATGGTTCCAGCTGATCCAGTTATCCCACCAGAAGTAACAGTAAATGAAAATTGGGATACACCGGAAGCAACATTATATGTTCCATCCGGATTTATAGTAACATCAGATGTCGTTCCACCAGTCACCGCAGTAACATCAATGATATCCCCAGAAGCAATATCTGGGGATGCTGTTATTCTGACTGCTGTATTCCAATATGGGGTTGTTATTGTAGTACTCATATTCTACCTATTTACGGTGCAACATATTCTTGCATTAAATATGCGCCCAAAGAGATTGCAGTTTGCTCATATGTCGTTTTTGTTGAATTTGGGCAAGAGAACATTGGATAATATGGCTGGATTCTACCAGATGTCACTGTTAATTCGCTTAATCTGTTATTAATTGTGGTCTGGTCTAACGCATCACCTTCTAATAGAGTTCCATTTAGGTCATTGTATGATTGTGATGTATTTCCTACGATAATTTTAGTAGGATGCGCGTTTCTGATATCTGTCACAATGGTCTGTAATGCAGCCTGTAATCCAGATTGGTTGGTTGATCCTGCACTAGTCCAGCCAGCAGTAGAATGTACTCCTAGTGCTGTTGTGCAGTTATCAATAAACAACCCATCATACGAATAATATGATGAAGAAAATAATGCATCCACTCCAGCTTTATATGCGGTTTGGAATACACTTTTTCTATAATCCCAAAGTCTACACACTCCTGGTGTAGAGCTTCCACCTGGATTTCCAGCCGTGACTCCGCTTTTAGTAAATCCAACTGGAGCAGACGAATATGAGGCAGCAACCCCATTACCTAAAGATGTTTCTATCCAAGGGAAATTAGCACCAGTACCAGACATTATATCTCTCATTATTTGAGCATTTGGTCCTGAAGTTGAATTTATTTGTTCTTCGCTTATTAGGAAATATACCAATATTTTTACATTTGGATTCTTTGCCTTGATAGCATCAGCAAATGCTCGTCCTTGATCTGAATTATTGGAATTAAATGGATATAATACAACAACATCATTAGTGGCTAATTGTGTGGTGTATATATCTGAACTTTGTGTGGTATAGTTAATAGAATCAACATACCATAACTGCCAACGCTTGGCAGTTGCTTCTGAGTATTTCCTGCCGCTTATAATTGGTCTTTGCATAACAGTGTTTATTGCATTTTTCGTTACTCCAACCCCAGATAATATCTGTGCGGCAGCACTTCCCCAAGTAAAATCAGTTGCTGACCACACTCTACAAGTAAATTGAGTCACACTAGAAGACGCATCAAATGTTCCATCGTTATTTAACAATACATCAGTTATAGCTCCCCCAGTAACAGAAACAACTTCTACAATATCTCCAGATGCTAGATCCGGTGTGCTAGTGATACGAGAGCTTGATGTTGTATTTGGTGTTCCTATGGTAACCCAACTTCTGGCGTCTGGTGGAGTTATGGTAATAGCTTTTGTGTCTGTTGTTGATGCAGCAGTAACACGAAGCGTAGCTGATCCATAATATAAATCATATGAGCTTGGTGCATCAAATACAACATTAAATGTTATAGTTGAATCTGTTGTAGCTGTAACAGTCTGTGGTATTGTTCTACCTCCCTGTATAATATCAACAGTACCACCAGTCAGTAGACCACCAGTAATAACTACTCCGGTTTGGGTGGATGTTATGATATTATCAGTATCTACATTAGTGATTGTAGCAACTGCTTGTCCAGAAAAAAATGCTCCAAATACATGAGTTCTCTGGTATCCTTGCCCTGGTAGAAATATTATCTCAGTTTGAGAAGTTGATGATATGGCTTTAGATTCATAACTTAATCCAGAATTATATCCTGAGAATAATCCGGATGCGAATAATGTTGCTCCACCACCAGCAGTTGGTGAAATCAGTGTCCCACCATTAACCATTGCTGCCCAACCACACAATATACCAGATGTATTGCTTGGTGTTATATACCCAGAAGACATTGATCCACCATCAATGTATGGGGGCGGTGATGCTGTATTATGGCTAGTCACATATCCAGTAGTAATTGCACCAGAGATTTCTGCTGCTGCCAACATAATATCTTCATTTGTTTTTCCATAGGTGGCTTGCAGAGTAAGAGATCCTGTTCCAGTAATTGGAACTATGAATCTGTAAATTTCGGCGTAATTTGCAGTATCATCTATATAATCGATTTGTACTGGAGTTCCGATTGTTGCTGTACCTGATAATTTGGATATAACACAGGTATGAGGTAGCGCAGCATGTGCCATGAAAAGAACGTCCAATACATTCCCAGAAGTCACATTCAGGGAAACAGGAACTGTTCCAGCTGCTGCTGTGCCTCCATACGCTGGACTAAATGCATCTATAATTTGAACTACTGTTGACATTAGTAATTATTCTCCAAAAGTTATCATGCGTGGTTATATAACCAGTTATATGCAGTAACACCATATCCATCCGCAGGAGTACCTTCTTTATCTTTCGTTAGAACGTTTTCGCCTTCTTTACTATGTTCAAAATCATACCATCCAGCAGCATTGATTTGCCAGAAAATTACCCCTGCCCCATAAGTATCTGCCCATGTTGTTATGTCGGTGATCCATTGAGATCCACTAGCACCAGGATAAGTAACTTCGCCTGTCTCTGTACATACAAGTGGATAAGTCTGCATAATAGTTTGTACGGTAGGCCAATTTGCTGGCATTGACCATTGTGATCCTTGATTATCCCACCCGATTCCGGTTCCTGATGGAACGCTGATTTGTAAACCTGTGCCACCTCCAGTGGAAGATTCTTGTACTAAGTTTCCGGTTGGTAGATGGTTTTGTAAGAACAATCCACGAGATTCATCATCAGCAAATGAAATTCCAGTGACTACCCCACCAGATGAAATTGAATCGATTGTAGCAGTTGCTTTTTTAAGGCAAGCGTTACTTGGTCTTGCGAATTTGACTGTATTACCTACTGCATAACCGTTTCCGCCAGCTGTAATGGTTGCTGCTTTAATTTTCTGTGTTGGTGGATATGGGTGCCACGCCACAGCAAGATTACTGGCTGAATCTGTGGGTATATTAGCCAATACGCCAGATAGATCATCATTCCATCCATTGCCACTCACCATGCATACATTGGTTGCTCCGGCTGCTCGTACCGCGTTCAACATTTCCTGCATACCAGCAATGCGCCATGTAGCATTTGCGTTGCTGATTGTGGCTGTGATGTTGAGGCTTAGACTTGAGTAAAATGTTGCGTAAGCACTGCGTAATTGGGATATCCCCGGATCGCTAGGATGTATAGGATCTATAGAACCTTGTGTAATATTTCCTAATGCATATCTATTTACGCCATTCATAATCCATGGATTGGATGTAATGACTGCTGCTAATGCGGTGTTATAATTGACAGTATTACTACCATGTTGTAAATCAGCGGCATAGGGAATAGTATCCCAAAGTACTGTACGACCAAGAGCTTTTACTTTGTTTGATAATGTTAGAATGTTTGCACTCCATGCAGTTAATGCTCCTTGAGTACCATCGCCTGAATCATTGGTGCCCATTGCGAATTCAACAAACCGAGTAGGGAATAGTGTTAGTACTTCATCAATAAGTCCTAACCAATTACTGCAACTCCACCCTGGAATGCCACCATTGACCATCAATGGATAGTCGCCAGCCGCCCATCCACCAGCGGCATTTGCAAGGTCTGGAAATGCGCTAGTAGCATTTCCTTGATTTTTGTATAATAAAGAATTGGCACTTATCGAGTCACCTATAATCAGCACTGAGTTTGGTAGACCATAGGTTGAATCATATAGGTCGCACTTGATTTCAATATCAGAATTTCCTGCACTACCTTCACTGGCGGTGAAATATATCTCCACCCACTTCCAGTCTCCGGTCATACTTACTGTGTGCATACGTTTGGTATATTTGTTTCCTGTGATAGTTTCTATGGTATACCAACCACTTGTTGGACGTGCACCGGCTCCAGCTGTATTCACACGAATTTGATATGATCCAGGGCAGTTGTAGTATGTACCACCGCCCGTTAGGTCTGGTCTAAACCCATAAGTAGCATCCTGCATCCAGAATAGCGTTACGTTGCGCAATCCAGCACTTACTTTATCGCCAATATAAAACGAACAATATTGTCCGTTTACTGTTCCACTGCTGCGCCATCTATTATTATAGTTATTGCTTACCAAGTCAGCAGCAGTACCGCTTGAAACACTAGGTGCCTGAGATAGACTACGTGAAATTAGCGTTGCGCCTTTGCGTCCTGCGGTACGATTTAAACTGCCAGTGGAGAATGATCCAGACCAATCTTTAAAATATACTTTACTGTTAGTTGGATCATAACCGATGACTGTAGCTGTAGTTCCGCCTTGTGTGATTGTATCGCCTGGCCACAAATTAACACCTGTGTAAGCCGATAAATCTACCATGTTAATTTGTCTATATGTGCTATTATTACTATTTCCAATTGCTTGATCTACATAGCCGCCTTCCATGAGAGTGACAAATGGTGCGGTGATTTGATAACCATTGCCGGATACTGTACCACTGTTTCCAGTAGTGGTAAGCGTAGTTGGCGTGTTACTGATGATTGTTGATTGATCACCAGTTGTTGTGTTCTTGAGCGTCCCTCCTGCAAACTGATTAATTTTCCAGCTCTTGGTGTTATCGACCAATGTAGTACCACTACCACCTGTTGCAGTTCCAGTACGAGCTGGTTGTAACGTACCATTCTGCTGACCAAGGGTAGGTTCATTGAACAACTCAAACATCACTGACGTGTCGCCCTTAAAAGTATTTGCAACTGATGTCCAAAAAGGTATACTATTATCATAATTAGCCATACAATCTTGTTGCATAGGTGCGATATTGGATGGACTAGTCCAATGTAAATCTAAAATTACAAAAGCACCATTTGATTTTGCTGCTGCGACTTGTGATATGATTGATGTGCGATAGTTCTGACCAGGATCACTGACGTGTAATTTACCATCAGTATCATATGTCCATGTGTTATTCCACGCAGCTTCGTTTAATGGGATACGAACGCAATTGACCTTCCAGTCTGAATATACATGCGCAGGAGGACTATTTCCTCCAGATGGATCAGTTGGTGACCATCCCTGAATTGGTGCATATTCATTACCTGCAATATTCCACCCACGCAATTGAATAGTTTGTCCAGAACTACTTACTAATTGATTTCCACTAACACTTATTGCAGCAGTAGTAACAACTGGAGCATTTGTTGTTGCGCTTATGATATTAGAATCCGTGCTTCCATATGCGTTAGTGGTATGTATTCTAATATTATACGCAGTTGATGATGTTAATCCTGATAAAGTATATAATGTAGCACCTACTGTTATTGAAGATCCATATGTAGTCCAACTAGAATCGCTTGCTAATTTATACTGAACAGCCCAAGAAGTAGCATTTGATCCACCAGATATCGTAAATGGTAAGGATGTTGAATTTGGACTTCCCGCTGTTAATGTAGGCGCAACTGGTGCCGATGTGTCTATTTGTGTTGCTGGTGATAATGTAGAACTATACACTGTATAGTATGTATTAGTGCATTTTATTCGTATGTCATACGTTGTGTTTTGTGATAAACTTGTTATTGTATAAGACTGATCACCAACAGTTAATGTTGTTCCACCAGTACCCCAAGAACCTATAGAGGTTTTATATTGTAGTACCCAACCAGTTGCATTTGATCCACCAGAAATCGAAAATGTGATTGAATTGATGGTGCTAGATGTAAATGTTAATGTTGGGGCAGTTATAGCATTCGTTGGGTTCGAATGTTTTCTACCACCAGAAGTAGATAAGCTCCAAGATTTAGAATTTACATTTTTTGGCATAATATTAACCTTAGAATATTAGAGACAATGCTAATTCAGTCACTGTTCCGGATACAGCAGACACAGAAACCCACACGAAACTATTTGCGGGTATTACATTGTTTGTAAATGATGTTGTAGTTGTTCCTGTGGTACTGGATGTCACGGTTATTCCTCCAGTGACAACTTCTGTTCCTGATGTTGATCTATCTGAGGCATATTTAATTGTAAATGTCACGCTTGGTGATGATGTTCCCACCAAAACAGAATGTATTTCTGTTAAATACAGATCATATGATGTATGAAACATTGTAAATGTATCAGATGGGGTTGGTGTTGGGATTGTTATGGACTTTGTATTCTGGTTCTTTAATAACCATTTAGTACCATTCCAATACCATGTGTGCATCCCATAAGAAAATGATTGATTTGTATTAGGTGATGATGGAAATGTTATTGATGTCATTTAATTACTCCGTGATTACATTATTTATATAAAGATATGGCGTATAGGTAATTCCATTTAAATATATCACTGGTAGTCATCCCCATATGGTTACTATCATTCCATACTCCAGCAATCCTTCCTCTGGAATTCAATCCTACTGGGTTTTCTGGTGGTTTATCGGAATCGAATAGCACCATTAGCTGCATTGGTATATTATTTTGATTTATCGATGTACTTAATGAATAATAACTAGTGGATCCACTAGCAAGTGCGGTTAAATTGCTATTAATGACAGATACTCCTCTGCATCTCCCCGTCCATATTGCCGAATATGTCAACGGATTACTCTGTTGTGGTGAATATTCATTCAATCCAGCATAACCATATGGGTAAGATGCTATTCGCATATCACTCACATTTATAGTAGAATCGGTATGGGCAAATGGTTCGAAAATAAATCTGTTACTTTGCTCCGTCCATCCACCATGAACAATTACTTGCGCATCTTGAACGATATCGACATCGGAGTTTGGTCCAAAATTTGTGTCGTATGATCTGGCTCCACCCCTCATCATGCGTATACCTTGTGCACCTAAACCAAATCCACAATTTCTTATTTCTATATTAACTGCATTCCAGTTATCTATTTCTATTCCAGCTGCGCCTTTATGTGGATCACCTAATCCATAATCACCAAGTGATGATAATGCTGTCCAAGTTCCACCAGAAGTTCCTCCTGCTGTACAATACCACCCAACCGGAGATCCATATCCACCAGCAGCAGTCCAATTTAAAATATGTTGTCCGGTGTGCCATGTTCCGGTTGTTGGTGCGGATGTAATACCATTTGGCGGACCATCAATCCATATAGAATAATTATTATAATCATTAACTGATTGTCTACCCGCACCAGTATCATCATAAAAATTCCAATTATTTGTGTTGTTGGTGAATGGGTATGAATTGATATCTTCATTGGTTATAACAGTTGCAACAGTAAATTTAGCTTTGTTGGCATAGCTTGCTGCATAATTGGTATCAGCTAATGATTGATTTATTGCTGCTTGTATTGCATGTATTGTAAGTGTTTCTCCAACGGCATAACTTCTACCATTACTGGTGATTGTTGCTGATGTCACTATACCACCAGACACGATAAGTTTTGCTCTGGCGAAGCTACCAGCTGCTGTGATAGAATCCAATACAACATCATTGTATGTCCCATTAGGAAGTCCGACTCCAGCAGTATTGATTGTGACTGTTTTTAATCCCCTACGATGATCACCTGAATAAGGTGTGCATAGATAAAATCTATGCTCACTATTGTTGATGCTACCAGTTAATCGTATTCCAGCTCCACCATCAGCTGCCCAATTCACATAAACCTTTTCATAATTCCAAGCCGCATTAGAATGATTGTTTTCTCCACTAACCCAAGATACGTGTGTATTGATTCCATACTTGCATGATTGACGTAGATTTATAGTAATACCGAAATTAGGATCGCCCCAGTGTGATGCATTGTAACACCCAACAAATTTAAATAATGGTTGATCTGTTGGTAGTCCAGTGTAATTTAATTCTGGTCCTTGCCCTTGATCTACTTTATTTGGTTCAGAACTTCTTATGCTAAATTGTCCTAATCCAGTAAACACTTGTGGAGTTTGTATATTGAATTTACCATTGATAACTGCCGTTTTTCCATAGGCAGCAGCTTGCTGTAATAGATATGCAAATGCTGCGCCGTTATCAGCAACCGATTCGCTCATTCCAACCGATGTTGCTAAAATTATATCACTCATATTACCGTTCCCCCATTTACGAAATTGGTAGAACCAAGTTCGGAAAAGTTTCTTATTGCCCCAATACCAGACACTCTAATTGCTCTTGGTGCAGTACAAACCGAATTGCCATATGACATTGCTACCAATGGTGCGTTTACATGGCTTGATACCACTTTACAGAATGCATCTGTTGTGTTTTGTGGTGATGTATAATCAGACTCCTCATCTATACCATCAATCACAATACTATCCGAGCAATCCTTTAATAATACTGCGTAAGGAGAATAACTTGTTCTTATGTATGTATCTCTTATACGAATTATACCAGTGACATTATTAAAATCTAAGTATCCTTGATCAGAAACTTGCATAGTCTGACTTGTGTATGTGCCGCCAATAGAAACCTGCCAGCTATTGACAGAACCACTTACGATAGAACCCAAACTAACAATACCACCATATCCACCATTTACATATATGGTCATCCCCACAGTTAAATATGGACTACCAGTAGTTGTTAGTGTCGTACCGGAGCATGATGCTGTTACTGTATAGGTTATATTTGGTATATACATTCTAAGTGGTGTTCCCGATGATCCATATGTTCCACCAATACTTACTTGATAAGAACTTCCTGACCCACTTACAATTCTTCCTAATGCATTACCAGACGCATCTAAAAGCATTTCACCTAATTTCATATTACCTGATCCAGCAGTAATAGTCACCGTTGTGCCGGAGCAATATCCGAGAACAGGAACCCATGTATTGATTGCTCCCTCTGCCCATAGAACAGGAGAACTATGATCCCATGTGGCTAGATCACAATTAGTAAATCTTGTCCAGCTCATATCATGGAAATTATAATTCCAATTACTAATCCCGTATGATGTTCCATATGATGCTGTTGGTGTGCCACCTAACCCACGAACACAGCCAGTAAGTATTTGTGGTGTTAATGTAAATGATTGCGCTGAATTCTTAGTCACCAAATCAATTACTGATGTTGGAGCATTCAATGCTATGTAATTTGATGTTGTTAATTTTAATGTATTACTATCAATTACTACCACATAATAAATAGTTCCATTAGTAAGTTCGCTAATTGCAGTTCCTGTGTATTTAACAGCGTATCCAGTCTGCAATCCATGACTATTCCATACAATAGAATTTGTCGTTAAATTAACGTTGGTATCTGATGCTAATATAGACGGGCTACTTGCTGCTTTCCCAGTATAAGATATGCGTTCAACTGTATACGCATTAGCGGCACCGCTTATCATATCAAATACACCAGAAGTAGTAGTGAAAACTGAAGCATTTGCTACTGGGAATGTAGTTTGGCTTGATGTTATTCCACTTGATCCAGTAGCAGTAGTGGTTGCAACATATTGTAATCCGTAGCTTGGTGTCGCAAATTTACTTTGCATGGAAGCATTCCAGCTATTCTTCGATGTCAAATAAACATTGAGACCACTATCCGTGGACATTCCACATCTATCAAAAATCCAACCTTCACCACCAAAATTATATATTCCTGCATATTGGAATTTGCCTGTTATTATAACGCCAACAAATCTATTATCCCATCCTGCATAATCTCCACCCCAAGGCTGGATAGTTCTTTGGTGGAATATTGCGCATCTTGGTATTGACCCAGCTGTGGAATTTCCACTGATGGTGATACCATTAAAAATAATATTGCTACTACCAGAAAGATCAATTCCTTGGGATGTTGATCCCGAAACAAAAAGGTTAGAAATTCCGGATTGGTATGCATTTTTCCTATTCATTGAGAAAAATTGCAATCCATCACCGGATGCTGCGCCTGTAATATTTGTTATGTTCAGGTCAGTGATTCTATGATTACCCAAATAGATATTTCGTATACCCGACGCTAATGCTGTATCTATGCATGTTTGTATAGCAGCAGTATCATCAGTGCCGAGGTTACTTACCCCATTACAATCTCCAACTGCGCCAAACTCAAATGGTGTTAAATATGGTGTTATCATTTATTTTATCCTTAGTACCACGAAGTTCCCGGTGGAGATGCTGCTATACATCCCTTGTTGTCTCTTACTAACCAGTATGGATTTCCCGTGCCATTATATAGGGACACAACGTCAATATAAGAATTACTTGGTATAGCGTACCCCTTTATCATTGTATTGATATTGTTCGTAGTAGGATCATATGTTGATCGCGCATATGGTTCAACAAAATAAATTGTTGATGGAGTAGAAGACCACAAATATAATGTAAATGCACTTGCGTTATATATTCTATATGCTAATCCATTATTTGTGGATGTTGATAGTGCAGGGAGACTCCAGTTACCATCTGCGGTTCCTGTATATATCAGATTTCCTATTTGACTGGTTGTTAATGATACTGTTGCAGTAGTGTCGGCGGAAACGGGTTCACTGCTAGACGAAGAACCACCGCCAGCACCAAGATCACCTTCACTCACCCAAGTCGAACCACCGCCAGTTGATGCTGTGCATATCCATCCTTTTGGTTGTCCATTTGCTGGTGTATCATTTAATACTCTACTACCAACTTTCCATCCACCATTGGATGGTGGTGAGCTGGCATACAATATAGTCTTACCATCCAATGATATGGATTTAATTGATGTCTGATTTGGTGTACCGATATTACCCGCAACAAATGAGCAATCACCGATTTTAAATGATGGTACCAATGAACATAATACACCAACTTTCATTGTTCCTGTCTGTGAAGGAATTACTGTCTGTGTTACAAAATGTATTCCCGTTGATGCATATACTCTCTGATATACTATTGGTTGTGTAACACCAGCACCGGATAATAATGGGGCAACATAGGCAGAAGAAGAACCAGTTAAGACATCAAGATAACATGAGAAGGTAAACGGCTTACCTACCATTGATGATGTTATTGTGAAGTTCTGATATATTTCATTATATGAGTTATTCGACCAAACAATAGTAGCAGCTTTGCCAAATGAGAAATAAGATGGATCAAACGATGAAGATGAAATTGTACCAGTAACATTCCATCCATATAATCCAGCTTCAAATGATGGATTGATTAAAGAATTACTGCTGACTAACTGTGGTGTTGATGATCTTCTATTAGTTGTATCAATGTAGTCGGTTGCTCGCATGAACACTTGTTCAATAATTATATTCCCTGCTGAATTGGTTGGGATAACATTTGCCCCAATTGACGAAATGAGTTTTTTGATTCTCACTGAAGACAGTGCATCAACATTTAAATGTGAAGAGAATGAATAACTACTAGACCAATCTTGTGTCATAAACACATCAAATATGACTTCACCACAACGATATATGTATGTGTTTTGTGTTATACCGGAATTCTCAAGATATCCTTTGAATTGTGCATGATTAACGGATTGTAATACAATGGCATTACCATTATATACTCCACCATTATTTGCATCCGGCATTTCTAACCAAATATTTTCTATAACAACTTCTTCACACACGTTGCATTTTATGGCAGGTTTAATTGAATTACATGCGCCTTCTATCAGAATGTTGTATAGTATGTTTCCATTAGAAGCTGCACCCATAGACCCCATAGGACCTAAAGCAAATGCGTCTATTAGTATAATTGCGTTCGTAGTTGTCCCAGCTGTACCACCATCATCTTTATCGATATTTGATATGTAATTTCTATTTCCGGATAGATGTAGCATTTGCTCAACTGATCCATTCCTTACTAATACGTGATCTATTATGCATGATTGAGTATATGTCGCAAGGGATAATCCATATTTACTATCCAAGTAAATGTCTCTTATCTCGCTTTCCCCAAGATATCCACATGTAGTTTTGATTGCCCATGCATCAGACAACAATTCGTAAGGGGGATTTTTCGCCGTCTGTAATCCTATGTTTTTAATAGATACTGAACTAACACCGGGGAACATCCTAGTAACAGTACCTGTACCAAAAGTAGTAACATCTAAATTAGGTGCAAGCGTAAAGGTATCACCTACTTGAGGTGTACCGCCATTCCAAGATCCAGTATTGACGCTGACACTATTTCCATTCCAACCAGTGATTGTGGCTAGGGTGTTCCATTGTTGAGTTGTTGTGCTTCCCAATGATGTAATTATAAAATTTGGTGATGCACCTTGAGCCGATGTGGGAATAGCATTAACTGTATATGATACAGTATGATCAATGGCTGGACATAATTTGATAAGTTGCTTGATATTTACATTATTGGTGAATATTAAGCTACTAAGACCTTCGCCATATAGATTCTGACCACTACTAACCCAAAGAGATGAACTTATTAAATATTTCCCTCTAGGAAAGAATATATTGACACTTACATCAGTCCATACCCCACTACTATAATATGTCCTAAAGTCATCAAGACATGCATTTATAGCAGCTGTGTCATCCGTAACACCATCACCTCTAGCCCCATAATCCTTTACTGATATGAAAATTGGATTGGTTCCAATATTTGCACTTACCCAAGATGCACCATTCCATTTCCACGAATTACTTCCTGATGTATAAGTTTGCCCTAATGATGGGCTTGCTGGAAAGTTTATTGACATGCTAACATCTCTTTATATTTTATAATATTTATATAAGAAAAAACTTGACAACAAATATATCCATCTGTATAATAGACTATGTTGCCGTTAATGAATAATATTAATTAATATATTAATAGATAGCATATAAATTTGCATGGAAGTACATTGGGGTTGAACTTGGGGTGTATGAACTCTTCACCTCAACCTGCAACTTATCCCCATTACGGGCATCTACGTAGTAATTAACATCCCCAGTCAATTTAACTGATGCTGGTGTGCCAATATTCCATGTAAATGTGGTTAATGTTGTCCCTGCACCATTTTTGATCGTAACAATGGCATCAGCTGAACTATATGCTTGTCCAGTATAAGCAATTGGGTATAATTCGAATTCAGATATTCTTACTGGAGGAACTTTAACCTCATAGGTTGTTCCGGCAGCTGTATTTATGGCTAAAGTATTTGCTTCTATGGCAAAACATAGAGCATGTTTTTGTTGTGTGATATGGCGATGTATTCCAAGATGACCATATGTGGAAGAACCAAAATTCATCCACTGAGAGTCATATGCTCTATATGTACCATCTAATCCAATACCACAATTAGTGAACATAAACATAGGAGACGCACCAACATTATATGGTGCGCCAGTAACATTAAATGTGCTGGATGTGCTAGTTACAAATTCAGGCTCAATATCACAAGCATTTGCTATTATTAATAATTCTCTTTCCGTCGCACCATTAACATTATGTGATATTCTGTAGTTTTCCATGGCAACACAGCTTCTAAGCTCAATGCATCCTGCGCCATACCAAGTAAACATTTTATATGATTCTGGTGATACGATAGAAAATCCACCCATTGAGCATGAATCGTATATTAATTTGATATATGCTGGTTCGTTTATTTTTTCCACCATCAACGATTGTGGACGCATTTCGAATCTTGTCTGGTGGAATGTCACACATGGGAAATTACCACCACCAAATGTGTTCTGATCAGCACCAGATGGAACTTTGATCACTCTGGCATTTGGTGAATTGTCTAATGGAATAACACTACCCTGCGAATACAGGATACTTGATCCCTTTTGGAATTCAAATATTGTTCCAGTGAAATTTTCCGTATCAGATGCATAGAATCTCCAATTCACGGATTGGTTATTGATTAATCTGAACGCACAGTCATTAAAATTCTCAAATTTGCAATTAAAGAATGTATTTTCTGATGCATTTGCCGCACCACTAGTCGCAGTTGGCATATAAAACAATTGAGTAAAGTTTGTGAATTTACAATTGGTGAATCTCATTCCTTGAGCAGTTCCAGTACTGTTATAGTACATGAAGTTTCTATTGGTTGCTGTTTTCCATGCAGTACTATCACTGTCATTGACGTTTGTGGTGAATTGTATATCAGAGAAATCAGTGAATCCAAATATGTCATTATTGTATATGAGATAATTACCAGATCCGGTTCCTGTGAAGATTATCTGGGTGACACCTTCTTTGCCTTCTCCGGTAATTTTAAATGCACCAGCATATAATCCTTGAAATAGTGTGTTTGGTGCAGAAACTTTATATCTTCCTCTTGGGAAGTGCACATGCGCGGTATGTAATCTCCAGCCTAAACCAGTATTAAGATCGGTAGCGGGTGCTAGTGCATATGCAGCAGCAAGAGCAGATTGTATGGCTGCACTATCATCCGTAACACCATCACCTTTGGCACCATATACTTTCACATTTATGGTGGTATCTAGGGTGTATTGATTACCATTACTCACCCAAGAGGCACCATCCCACTTCCATGAATTATTTCCTGATGTGTAGGTTTGTCCTAATGATGGTCCTGCTGGGAAATTTATTGCCATATTACACCTTTATACCTGAATCCACTGAGAGCTAGTAACAGACCTACAGAAACGAAGTATCTGTCCTGCTGCCATATTTATGTTAGATGAACCCGTTAATCTGAATGTATCTGCTCCGGAAGCAGAATGTACTATGGTTAAATTATCATTACCCGCTTCAATTAATAAGTCACCATTTCTAGATAAATCAGCAGAAGTAAAGGTCGCTTTATTTACAGTTGTACCTGATGATGCTGGAGTGACTGTGACTTTAGTATATCCAGTAACATCTATAGTCTGATTTGTTCCAGAAGGAGTAAATGCTGATGGAGTTCCATATTTCATTGTTCCAGTAACAAATTTACCTGCTTGTATTGATCCAACAGAAAACGCAGATACCCCAGAATCATATGTTGTTCCTATGCGTGGTATTGTATATGTTCCACCACCAGAATAATATGTGGATATTCCAGCAGCGTAAAATGCTCCGGTGGTATCGACAAATGATCCATTAACGCTAGAATATAAGTATGGGGTGTATGCGGATAATGTACCATCTCCATTAGGAACACCGCTACCATTAAATATTGTAGCCACGTTTAATTTTATCGGATTATATACTCCATATGTACCATTAGTTGCGCTTAATCCGGTGTAATTAGATTGTCCTCTAGCTGTAATATATGATTCGAAGGAACTTGACATTCCTGCTCTATCTATTTTTCCACCATTAAATTCGACAATTTTATACGCAGTCTGTAATCTAACTCCACATTTAGTGAAATGTTCAATGTTGCAGTTTGTCAATAATACTTCGCAATAGCTAGTAGTTATATACGAAGTCATGCTTTGGGATACATATGTTCCACCAACAGTAACAGTATACACTAATGGGTTTCCACCAACATTAGTCGCAGTAATTTTACCTAAACTTGTACCATCAGACGATCTCACCCATTCATCCACGCTTAATGATCCAGAAGATAATGTTAATGTTGTTCCTGTGCAAGAAGCAGTAAATCTTTTGTTTATGAAATCTGCTTGGAAACCATCAGTTGAGGTTGGATCTTGATTAAATACTCCCCAATAATCGCCTTGGTTTAGCCCATTACATCCAATCAAGTTAGTAACACCATCGAGACGATATCCGGCTTTTCCTGTACCACACACTGCGGCATAGCAGTTCAACCAGACACAAGTGTTACTGCAACTTACTCTAAATGAGTGTCCATTTGTAGAACTGGCAACAATACTGTCGAATTTATTAGAGAACCCACCATTAATATAGAACGCATCGCCTTTTGATCTGATGGCTAATCTCTCAAACCTAGAGTTATAAACATCAACTAATCCAAGATCTACTCCAATACCAGTATTTCCCCCACTCCATATACCAGTATTATTATCATACACAGTATCACCATCATATATCGCAAAATCTCTCCAGTGGCTATTGAATGATGCAGTACTTTCTGGGACAGCTTTAAATATCGAATAACCTGCGTATCCAGTAAATTTAGCCACAAATTGGGTGTTTTGAACCCCATCACCATATATATTGCATGTGTAATTCGGGAAAATTATTGGTTTTGTAAGTAAATATGTCCCAGCCGGAGCATATGCAGCAGAAACTCTTGCTCCAGTTGTAGCAGATGAACTGGTCGAATGGTAATTCACCCATGCTTGAACAGCATCAGTATCATTGTTTATTCCATCTGCAAATGCACCGAAATCTTGTGGGGTTACTGCTCCATGCTCTGGCGCAAAGGTAACATGTCCACCCCAAGTGTTGCAGTAAATAAATCTGTTATTTTTTCTTACGACATTTTCAACTCTATCGAGAGTACACATTCCACCAATATTATTGGTTATTGTGATGTTTTGTGGGTAAGAAGTATCAGCATAACCCCAAACAAGCACCCCATTTCCACCATGACTTATATTCCCATCAATAAGAACATTACATGGAATTATATCTCCCATGGTTAATCCTTTATCTGGTGCTTGTTGTAATCCAACAACGCTTATCGCTGTGGGGAATCCACGCCCAAGATTACTCTTCATTGTATTATGAGCCACAACAGAATCTGTTCCTATACCATAAAGATCAATAATACCATCGATTACTGTATTGTTGATTATTTTGTTTCTTCTAACATCAGTTTCGATTGTAACAAGATCACCAGCAGTAACTTTTCTAAATTGTGTATTATACCACCATTGCTGACCACCACTGAAATCATCACCTAACGTAACTGTATTACTAGTTGATGCTGTGATTTTAAATGACTGTCCCTTTAAGCTACCAGATAAGAATTTTAATACTCGTCCTTTGACTATATCAGTTGCGCCTATCGTATTAGATAAAGTGACAACATTTGCGCTTACTGGATTGATACTGGACGCTACAGTAGTACTACTCATATAAGCCGCACCACCACCATCAAAGCTTATCCCTTCTTCTGAGCTGAACGAACATATATTATCCGAAATAATATTGTCGGTCATAGGAATATCATAATATGTGTGGGTTATAGGTGCTGGCATAAAGATAATATTAACATGCCCACCAGTTATCCTATTATTCTTGATTACATTCCTTGATCCACCCAAAAATGCAACTGCCCACATGCGAGGATGATTCGTTAATGTTATATTGGACGTTGATAGGAATGCTTCTTGCGCCTCACCATAATTAGCATTGTATGATCCTTGTGCCACTGCGGTAATTACCATACCAACTTTGTATGTGATGCCAGATGTACCCACTATTGTATTCCAATTTGCTTGTGCACCACTATCTGATCCTATATCAGTAATTCTATATGTTTTACCGACCACAAATTGGTTTATTGATGAATCAGTGCCTGGTTTTATTATTGCTTTATAAATCCCCTGATCATCTTTCCCATACCTAAGTTTGTATTTGTATGGGGCTGATATTGGACATACGCCATCATATGTCAATGTGACGTTGCCATTTGTCGCTGATCCAGATAAATGTGTTGGGGCTGTTGTGCTAAGTTTAGCATCACCAGTAACTGCGGTAACCCTATAATAATGTCTTGTTCCGCTAATAACAGCATCACTAATGATACTATCCCCATACTTCATTGCTGATCCTGTGCACCAATTCCATGGATATGACCAAATAATACCTACCCACTCACCTTTATCGGTATATAAATTGGTGTTGTATGGTCTTAATAGGGAATTTGTGGTTACAGTCAATCCGGCAAATTCATCAGATGTATTTGTTGTGATTGTACCATTGGTATTTGTTATTGTGGCTGAAATCTGGCTAGTTATATCCCAATCATTACCAGACACCTCAGAATCATCGGTTGCTGCAATATATGCCAATGCTTTAGGATAGTCTGGGTTGATTGATCCGCGCTTATTGTTCTTTATTTTTATTCTTTGTGGATATGTCTCATGGAAACCAACACCAGTACTAATATCATATGTAGGTTCGTGGTTGAGAACATTTACTGCCACATCTTGCCAGTTGTAGTTTAGATTCGTGACTGGATCATTTTGTCTATTCCAATCAAACGTGTTGTTAATGACATGCCAGTCATTCTTATTATAATAAGAATTCAGAGTCACATCAATCAACGTTAATCCATTGACAATGGTGCCATTACCAAGATGTAGGTATATTGAACTTGTGGCTGTGATTGTACCACCACCAGTAATTTCTATGTTGTCTGGAAGTGTCACATCAGATGTTAATTTGATAGTTAATGTTGGTTTGATTATTAATTTATTGATGCCAGATGTACGGACAAAATCAAGTGCTTGTTGGAAGAATGGAGTGTCATCACTGACACCATCACCCTTAACACCAAATTGTTCTATAGAAACATGTGGTTTATTGACGAATCCACCAAAAGTCGAACCCAATAATAATGAATTTAAATCCATCCATTCATTTGATTCTTCTGTCACATTTGTAACATTACCCAAATAACATGAACCACCACGATTTCCTGTGATAGTTACATTTTTCATTTTATATGCAGATGCACCAAAAGTATCTACTTTGATACTATTCAAACCAGTATATTTGTTATTGGTAATGATTACATTATATGGATTTATCGCACCAACAGCACTACCCAGCACAGTACTTGTCCTTGATGCTGTTGCTGTTGGCAATCCAACTACAGCTATACCATATACACCACCACCATTTAAACTTGGCACATTGCTTAACATTATTGTGTTGCCATCAATGATAGTATCCGCACCACTACCCCAACATGATATACCTGCTGTGCCAGCATTGAGCGTATTGATAATGCTATTGTTTATTATTCTGTTTCTGCGCATATCAATTTCAAGAGTAATCACATCCCCAATAGCAACATCATATCCATATGATAATCCGGGGAAGTCATCGCCTAATTGAATCGAATTTGCGGCAGCGGAATATATAATGCTGAACGATTTACCTTTAAGTCTACCACTCATGAATGTGGCAACTAAGCCAATAACCTCACCCGCATCTGATCCACGATTATCTGCCATAGTTAACACTACAGGATATCCACCACCAGAATTGGAATTGGTTACAGTTGTTGTCATGTAAACTGCACCATATGATGCATTACCACGACAATCTATACCGATACTTTCTTCATTGATTTCTTTTATAGTATTATTGGAAATGATATTATCTGTAATAGGTGTACGGGATACATTAGTATTAGGCATCAATATAACACCAGTAATACCACCAATGAATGTATTGTTTGTTATTATGTTTCTTGACCCACCACCCAAATAGACACCAGAACTGTAATTGGTACGAGCAAATATGGTAACATTTGTTCTATTTGTTATTGTGTTTGGATTACTATCTGCCACAACTGTCCATGTATTATCGCCTGTTTTTGCAGTAATAATACCAATATGAGTTCCATCGGATAGATATAGTCTTAAATTATTGTTTGGATTTAATGATGGCGCACCAACAGTGGTTAATGTGCCAGTTGATGTTGGAGATCCAGCAGTCAAGTTACAATTATATAAGGATATCGCACCATTATCCCAATAGTTATTAGATACATCAGAATCATACATGGTATCAGCATATATGAACATTATTGGTGTACCCGTGATCTTTTTATTTCCACTTATTGTTAATCTTTTTGGTCCAGTCCCAAATCCAGCATTTATATTGATTGCTCTATCTATAGTCAAATATGCCTGATTGTATTCAAATGTGTTATCTGTAATTGATATGTCATTTTGATCATATGGTATATCCAATGCCATATCTTTTAGATACATGTTGGATACTTTAGAACCAGTGTTTAAGTGTATCCAGCGTGTTCCACCGGATTGAAGTGACGTTATTCTTCCACCATAAATCTCAACTCCACTTGGAATTGTAATATGAGAGCTTACTGCGCAATCTCCATCAATTCTAATACGCTTGTTATTAGAGTTGGCTGCTGCGGATAGAGCAGTATTAATTGCCACAGTATCATCAGATATACCATCACCAATAGCACCAAAATCTTTTGTCGATATGCTTCTATCAGCTGTTATTTTCATATGCACAGTTGATAATGTTGATCCGCTGCTTGGGTTATTTGCAGTTGAGTATCGTGCGAAGTTGTTTCCATATTGCAAGAAATCAGTTAATGGTCCAAGCAGACAATAACTTCCTTTGTTATTGACGAGTGTGATATTTCGCATTTGTGCACTCGCTTCAGACGTACCGAAATCATTAATGGAATAGAATGCTATTGACCCACTGACGATATTATCAGAAACGATTAAATTAGATGGAGCAAGATAACAATAGTGTCCACCAAGAAGTGTGCTGTTTTTTACAGCATAAGTAAACATAGATGTAATATCAATTCCGGATCCTGTATATGGATATGATCCATATTTGCTTCCAATAAGGGTATTGTGTGATATTTGGCTATCAGATCCAATTCCCCATAATGTTATGGTTCCTTCTATAATGGTATTGTTAATTACTTTATTTCTTCTTATATCCGATTCAATCGAAACGATATCGCCAGCAGTCGCTACAGATTGGTCAACGTGGAATTGATTACCCCAATCATCTCCGAGAGTTACTACTGCTCCATTTACTGCGGTTATAGTAAATGATTTTCCCGCCAATGCCCCACTATGGAATTTTAATATTCTTCCCACTGGAGAACATAATATTCCAGTGTTATTAATCACTGGGCTGGCATCGTCTGTTAATGTTATTTGCGAATTCCATCCACCTTGAGTTAATAGAATTACATTGGCACCAACAGAATGCGAATTGGCGAAAGTTGCGCTAAGAGATAATTTAGCGTCGTTGATTTTATAATAATTTACTACATCAGTTCCTATTTGAATAGTTCCTGAGTATGGAAACGCCCCAATATTCGTTACTGATATCGTTTCTAAGTATCCATTTATTGGAGTTTGTAACGTACCAACTACAGGTGCACCTATTGTTGTTGTTAAGAAAGGCGCACCATTTTCACTTGCAATAGCGTCAAATGATAATGTTTCTTGGTTACTATATGCAAATGTGTTATTCTCAATAACATTATCTGTTATTGGAAAGTAATAAGGTGCGGTAACTGCTAGATGTGGATGGAATGCCATACTAACTCTACCACCATGATATATGTTATTCTTTATTCTAAGATGTTTACCGCTATGTACAGCTATACCACCAACATCTGGTTTTACTTTTAATTTTGTTGCTGTATTGTATAAGTATACAGGACATATTGTTGCGCTAGGATCAAAGTTATTATTATTAGTTGCTAGGAATACACTACCTACAGAATATTTTTTTCCTGTTGTTCCACCAGCAATATTCCAATTTGCCTGATTCGCTGCGATATTAGCAAAACTACCAAGAGAAATTATTCTATAATATCGACCAATTTGTATATCTGGAATGTTTATTGGTATACCAACCCCTAAACCAACAAGACCGAATCCACCAGCTGGTCCACCACTTCCTGCTGCTATATCACAAAGTTTATAATTATATGGAGCTGATGTTGCATAATCTCCATCATATGTTAATAATAATTCACCGTTAATTTGTGTTCCGCTAGTATGGGTTGGTTCAAATGTTCCGAGACTACCTGTACCACCATTTGAAAGTTGTACGAGATATACATTCGCTCCACTGCTATGTGTTGCTGCTGTGGTGAAGTTCATTCCTCTAATTGCTAGATTTATTGTACTTCCTGATGATGAACTGTATGCTATTTGTTCATTATCAATTAGTATATAACCACCAGTAGACACCAAGTGAGTTGAGTCTGATACAGTAATAGTTCCTAAACTACTTGTAGAAGATATTGCAGAACCTAAAGTACCAAGAGATGTGACTTTTCCTGTGACACGATAGCATTTATTAGTTGAATTGATTATGACCATTCCAGTCCAAGAATACCCAGCAGTAGCCATTGCTTGTGCCCAAGTAGTATTCCATACAACACCAACGCCACGTTGATCCATATCATAAATTGATGTGTCATGTGTGTTTATGATTGAGCTACTGTTTAATGTGAGACCTGCGAACTGTATTTCAGGATCTCCATTAGTGGTAGTACCATCACTGTTTTTTATGGTTGCGTCGGTTAATTGTTGTATAGAATAAAACTTATTATCTGTAATATCTGCATTTGTTCCAGCTTGAACGTCTATTAAGGCTATTGGGAAAGAAGAATAACCATCAGCACCAGATTTATTATTAACAACTCTAAATCCTGTTGGGCATGTTGGTTGTTTTGTGGCAGTTGAATAATCTGTTCCTGAGCTAAAATTGGTTACGCGAATAGCTTCATATGAACCGCTCCACTGACTGGTACCAAGAGGTTCGTTAAGTAGAGGATTTACGTTTAGTACTGCTCCGAATGTGTTGTTTGATATTTCCCAATTATTCTTATTATAATAAGATAGTATTGTAATATTCTTAATAGTCAGACCAGTTATTTTTGATGAATCACCAATGAACAAATATCTATGAATAGTATTTGTTGATGTTCCTGCTTGTATTGTACCACCACCAAATACAGTAAGATTATCTGGTATAGTAACATCAGATGTTATTACTATAGTTAAATCTGATGGGATATATAATGCCTTTGATCCACCAGTTAATAGTGTAAGAGCATTGGTAAATGCATTGGTATCATCGGCTATACCATTTCCTATAATACCACCTAATGATTTTATGTTTAGATATGATGTTGAATCATATGTTGGGTTTGTTGAATTACCGACCCAAGAGGCACCATTCCATTTCCAAGAATTATTTCCTACGGTATATGTTTGCCCTAATGATGGACTTGCTGGAAAATTTATTGCCATTTATTGTCTACCTTTTACCAAGCTGTTGCTATTACTATTCCATCACCACCACGACCACCATTACCACCAACTGATCCGGAACCAGTCAGACATCCACCACCACCACCACCTCCGCAACCGTATGCACCATTACCACCATTACCACCAGATGAACCAGCACCAGCAGAGCCACCAGATGACGCACCACCAGCACCACCATAGAAAAATCTCAATTGTTTAAGTGGTTGAAAACCATTACTTCCTGATACGCCACTTGTACCAGCAGCAGCACCACCAGTACCACCAGATGATGTAGGAAACGCACCAACACCAGTTATATTTCCTCCGGCGGATGTAGTAGCCGCAGCAGCACCCAATCCACCACCAGCAGCACCGCCAGTTACGATTAATCCGCTTGCAGGAAGAGCTATGTTACCACCACCAACAGTAGTGCCACCAATTATGCCAGCTTGACCTGCAATTGTTATGTTACCGATTGTTACCGCAGTATAGAACGTGCCCATTCCAGCCAATGGTGCATTAGCTACAGTATTCGCTGTCCCTGCCGCACCCGCACCACCAGCAGTGGCACCAGATGCGTTTGTACCAGCAGCACCCGGAGAAACAGATAGCAACAAATTATTGGCAGTAAGACTGTTAGCATCAATTGATATAAATGTATTGATTCCTGATGAACCAGCAGTAGATACTGTGGTTGATCCTGTACCACCAGCACCACCATACCCAACTGATATAAAAAGTATGTCTGGTATAGCCCAAGCGGGAAATATAATATTTCCTTGTGCACTGGATCCACCGCCACCACCGCCAGCAGCAGTTGAGTTGGCACCACATACCCCACCGCCACCGCCAGCACCACCAGCTAATCCAAAGAAGTGTACAAAATTTACACCACGAGGTTTACGCCATGTATGCCAACCAACACCAGCAGCTGCTGAGTTGGCATTGAATATTTGCACATCACCTTTAAATGAAGATGGTATATCAAAAAAATCTAACATTAGTATGCACCAGCTATTGTAGTAACAGACCATCCACTAGCTAACGCAGAACCTGCGCTTATACCAACAACAATACGATAACCAGGAGGCAATGCGAAATTCAATGGATAATCTATATCAACAGTTGATGCTGTTGTTGATGCTGTTACTGATGGAAGAGAAATTTCTCCATAAAAAGAATTATTACTTGCTGTTGTATTAGATGATCCGTTATTGATGTATATTCTAGCGACAGAAACGGCATTAGTACCTAAAGATTTAAATCTTAATCTTTGAACGAATCCACCATTAGTAGCGTCAGCTGTAAATATGATCGCATTATTTGTTCCTGTTCCATTATAGTCCGAAACAATAGTAGTTCCTATGGTAGCTGAACCATTAAGACCTATTGCTGCAACTCTCGAGTAAATCGGTGTACTATTACCTGCCATTGTGCGATCCTCTTTAAATTATTAATTATTTAGGGTAGATTGTATCCCATATAAGACGAATGAATTATTCCATAACTTGTTGAGATTCCTTGCACCCCTTGGATTCCTTGAGAAGCCTGTGGACCTTGGAGACCCTGAAGACCTTGTAATCCTTGCAGACCTTGTAGCCCTTGCGTTCCTTGTGGACCTTGTATATTAGCAGAAACCCAACCAAGAGTACCATTTCCATCAGTAGTTGATAGAATTTGTCCAGTAGTGCCTTGAGTTGGAGGTAATGTTAGATAATAATATTGACTCATCCCAGCTGGAGGTGCAATTGAGACGTATTGATAATTGGTATCGTAGTCTGGTGATAAAATGAATAAAGGAGTTAGTGAAACTCCACCTGGAAATCCTACTTGATATGGTATTCCAGTATCTGTATCTAATGTGTACATATTCAATTGAGAATATCCACCAACTGAAGTCATACTTATGTAGCCAGTACCAATTGTGTTAGTAACAGGAGAAATTACAATTTCACTGGTGGCTGTTATTGTACTTCCCCATATTGTATTAGGGGTGACGTCACCTATTACTGGAGGCGAGGAAAGATTTATACTTGCTCCGCTTCCCTGTATTCCTTGAATTCCCTGAGAAGCCTGTGGACCTTGGAGACCCTGAGTTCCTAGTGTGCCTTGAGTACCTATAGTTCCTTGTGATCCGATGGTACCCTGTGATCCGATGGTTCCCTGCGTACCTAATGTTCCCTGTGTACCAACAGTTCCCTGAGTACCAACAGTCCCTTGAGTACCTAGTGTACCTTGTGATCCGATGGTTCCCTGAGTCCCTACAATGCCCTGTATTCCTGAAGTACCTTGTGATCCTATAGTTCCCTGAGTCCCTACAATGCCCTGTATTCCTGAAGTACCTTGTGATCCTATAGTTCCCTGAGT